CTGTTGCTGCATTGGTAGTAGCTGTGTTTGCTTGGGTGTATGATGAGTTAGCATAAGAACCTGCTGTTACTGCTTTAGAATCAGCAACAGATGCATTGGTAGTTGCGGTGTTTGCTTGGGTGTATGCTGAATTTGCATAAGAACCGGCAGTAACTGCTTTACCATCTGCAACAGATGCATTAGTAGTTGCAGTATTCGCTTGGGTGTATGCTGAGTTTGCTTGTGTAAAAGCGTCATTAGCGTGCTGTCGTGCAAATATATCCGTACTACCACCAGCAATTGTGTTTGCTAAAGCAAATGCAGCATTCGCTTGTATAAAAGCACCATTCGCATACAATGAAGCACCAGTAGCATTGGTTACAGCGGTGTTAGCAACACCAAATGCTGAATTTGCATAAGAACCGGCAGTAACTGCTTTACCATCTGCAACAGATGCATTAGTAGTTGCAGTATTCGCTTGGGTGTAAGCATCATTAGCGTGCTGTCGTGCAAATATATCCGTACTACCACCAGCAATTGTGTTTGCTAAAGCATATGCAGCATTCGCTTGTATAAAAGCACCATTCGCATATAGACTTGATGAGTTTGCAACACCAAATGCTGAATTAGCATAAGAACCAGTAGTGTTCTGTGACTCATATGCACTGTTTGCTTTGTTAAATGTCGCATCATTAATTATAGAAATACCATTTGCATAATAAAAATTATTACTATACACTGCATCAACAACTACATTACCTGCAATACCTACTCCACCGTTAATTGTTAATGAACCAGTATTATTGCTTGTGGAATTAACGTTGGTAATAATTGATACATTATTACCAAGTGCATTAACACGCATCACTTCATTTACATGATCCACACCACCAACAGCAAATATAATATCATTGGTTGCACCCGTTGCAACAATTAGATTGCCACCGCCAGTGTCTGTATTGCCATATGATATTAGGTAACCATCATTACGGTGAATTAGTCCAAAACCTGGATAATTATATGTGCTACTTGCAATACCTAAGTCCACATATGTGTCATTCTGTGTGCCATTATCAGCAGTTACAATATAATCCGCAGATGATTGGTTGCCCGAATTAATATTTTGCATATTAAGTTGCGAGAAACCGTTGTAATCACTGGATATCTGAAATACTGTTTGATCTAAGGCAGTAAATCCTGTAGATATGCCTGCATACAAAGCACCAAATCCTGTAGGTACGTTGCCGAAGAATTGTCCACTGTTGCCTGTTACAGTAATTGAGTTTACGTTTCCAGTAAAATTGATATTCCCTGCAACATCTAAACTACCTTGAATAATAACATTACCACTTATTGTGCCACCTGTTAATGGTAGTGTGGTATTTGCTTTTTCGAAAGCACCATTGGCATATAGACTTGCACCAGCAGCATTATTGAATGCTAAGTTTGCTTTTGCATATGCACTATTTGCTTCTAAGAACGCTGCATTAGCATATAGACTTGCTGAGTTTGCATAAGATACTGCTGCAACTGCTTTACCATCAGCAATAGATGCGTTGGTTATAGCGGTGTTTGCTTCTAAGAACGATGCATTAGCATACAGTGAAGCACTAGCAGCATTATTAATAGCAGTGTTTGCCTGTACATACGCAGAGTTCGCATAAGAACCAGTGGTGTTTTGTGCTGAATATGCACTGTTTGCTTTTAAAAATGCTGGTTCTATTTGTGGTGCAACATTATTTGCTAAAGCATAGGCTGCATTTGCTTCTAAGAACGCTGCATTAGCATATAGACTTGCGCCAGCAGCATTAGTAATTGCTGTGTTCGCTTGAGTATATGCTGAATTAGCATAAGAACCAGTGGTGTTTTGTGCTGAATATGCACTGTTTGCTTGTATAAATGCACCATTAGCATATAGACTTGCACCAGCAGCATTATTGGTGGCAGTATTCGCTTGTATAAATGCACCATTAGCATATAGACTTGCACCAGCAGCATTATTGGTGGCAGTATTCGCTTGTATAAATGCACCATTGGCATACAAAGATGCACCAGCAGCATTATTGGTGGCAGTATTCGCTTGAGTATATGCTGAGTTTGCTTTATTAAATGCTGGTTCTATTTGTGGTGCAACATTATTTGCTGCATCATATGCACCTTGTGCCAATATGATTGCAGTATTTGAAGAATCAAAAGCGGAGTTTGCATAAACACCAGCTGAGTTTGCTGCACGAAATGCTGCATTTGCTTTTGCAAAAGAATTGTTTGCTTGTGAATATGCAATTGATACTGTATTTGCAACAATAAATGCCGCATTGGCTCCATCAAATGCAGAGTTGGCATGGTTATATGATGACTGAATTTTTGATGTGTCTACGCCACCAGTGGGTAAAACCGCAAAATTATTATTTGCGGAATCGTAGGTGATAACATAACCAGTTTGCGCGTCACCAATAATTAAATCAGAAGCACTTTTGAGTGTTCTGTTGCCATAACTTAATGATTGTACTGTACCACCTTCTTGATTACCAACTTCTACTTTTATGTTTGATGGTGGAGTAACTGTTACATTAGGCATTGTTTTCCTTTAAAACACTGTAACACGAGGTAGAACGTTTACAATACCTTCTAATACTCTCGTAATATTATTTGAAGAATTCTTAATAACCACATCATACACATATCTACCGGCCGCAATATTTGCAGTATTTGCTGATGGCAACGTCATTAAAATAACACCATTACTTGGATCATTAATTGAAATGACAAACTGTGCGGTGGTTGAATTGGAATAATATGATTTACGCATCTGACTTTTTGCAACAAAGTCTGTCAAATCGTAAGGTACACCATCAGCATCATCTAGTGTGATTGATGTATTGAAATCTGTTCCTTGTTCAAGGAAGAGCTCTTGATAACCTGCGGCCATGGTGTCCTCTATATAAAAAAACCTTCTCAGTCTATTTAGTTGAGAAGGTTTTTGGTATTTTTACTAATTAAATCAGAATAACATTATTTGATTCCTTTTAAAGTATCTATTTCTTGTTTCAATTCTTTAATTGCTTCGATAAGTAACGGCACAAGTTTATCATATTTAACTGTCAGGTATTGATTATCGATTGGAGCTGCTGCAATAATTTCCGGTAATACTCTTTGTACTTCTTGTGCCGATACACCAACTTCCATTATTGATTTATAACCTAAATCCATTGCGATCTGATTTGCTTGATAATAGAATCCATTCAAAGACTGTACTTTTTGTACTGCATTTGGTATGTTATTGAATCTAGTTTTCAATCTATCATCTGAGTAATATGCAGTGATATCACCTGTAGCACGAATGGAACCTGTATTTGCAGAATCAGGAGCAGTACCAACACCAATTGTTTTGACTTGATAATTGGTCGAAGTTACCAACGAATTTGCGATTGCCGCAGTACCAGAAATACTATGTGCATATGTTATACCAGTATTCATTGTTGCATTTACAAACGCAGTTGTTGCAATTTGTGTGTTGCTGGTATTGGTTGTTGGAGTTGTTGATGTTGCAAAGTTAGTTATTGTTAATGCACTGAAGGTTGGAGATGCAGATGTTCTTAAATCTTGAGATGTACTGATTGCAAGATTGTTTGCTGTTGTTGCAACAATTGTTAATCCGTTATTGCTCGAATAAGAAATTACACCACTTAATTGTGAAACTGATCCTGTTGTGCCAACAAATATGTTTGCTGATGTATTCGCACGATCATATGCTGCGTTTGCTTGTATAAATGATCCATTAGCATATAAAGATGCGCCAGCAGCATTGGTAGTTGCTGTATTTGCTTTTAAGAATGCGCCGTTAGCGTATAGACTTGCTGAGTTAGCAACACCAAAAGCACTATTGGCATAAGACCCTGCTGTTACTGCTTTACCATCTGATATTGATGCATTGGTTGTGGCAGTATTTGCTTGAGTGTATGCTGAGTTTGCATAAGAACCTGCTGTTACTGCTTTAGAATCTGCTGTTGCTGCATTGGTTGTGGCAGTATTTGCTTGAGTGTATGCTGAGTTGGCATAAGAACCAGCAGTAACTGCTTTGGAATCTGCTATTGATGCATTGGTAGTTGCTGTGTTTGCTTGTATAAAAGCACCATTAGCATATAAACCTGCACCTGCACTTGATGTTAATTGTGTTGAACCATCAGAAAATGTGATGCCATTACTTGTTGTTCCTGTAATAACAAGACTGCCTGTGTACACATTTCCAGAAATACCAACACCACCAGATACGACTAATGCACCTGTAATATTTGACAATGCTGCGGTAGTTGCAGTAATTACACCACCAACGTTTGCATTAATAGAGTTATTTGCTCTAGTATATGCTGCATTTGCTTTTAAGAATGATGAATTTGCATAGATTCCGGTGGTATTCTGTGAACCATAAGCACTGTTTGCTTTTAGGAATGAATTATTGGCATAAGAACCAGTAGTGTTCTGTGACTCATATGCACTGTTTGCTTTTAGGAACGCCGCATTAGCTGCAATCACCGAACCTAATAACGAGTTGACAGCATTTGAACTTGCAACAGTGTCTGCACTTGTTGATATGACAGAATCACTAATTAAGTTCGCAGTTAAAATTTTTGAGTAACTGGAAAGGTTATTTACATCACGAATGTCCCAATATCCATTAGATTCATTCCAACGAATTGCTGCATTTGCTTCAGTACCATTAGGAAAACCATTTGCTGTTCTGAATACCTGGAATGCTGACACCTGATTCGGTGTTGTTGCACTCAATGTCAAAGTTGTTGTATTATAAACAATTGTACCATTGATTGTAAAATTGCCTGTAACACTTAAACCACCTGCACCAACAGTCATTCCATAAGCAGAACCTAATGCGGTTGCACTACCATACAGTCCAGTTACTGCAACATTTGTTACATATGCATCGGGTGCGGTAATATAATTATTTGCAATAACAGCATTACTTACAGAATTTGTTGTTGCAAAAATATTTGTTGTGTTAATTGATGTATTTGCTTGTAATACTTTAACAAAACTGGTTTGTGTTACACTAGAAGTTTGTGTATTTGTGGATACGTTTGCTTGTAATACATTAACAAATCCTGTACCACTAACACTAAGTAGTGGTGCATCAATTGAAGTATTAGCTTGTATTTTATCTGCAAAACTTGTGCCTGTAACACTTAGTGTTTCTGTGTTAATTGATGTATTTGCTTGTAATACTTTAACAAAACTGGTTTGTGTTACACTAGAAGTTTGAGTATTTGTGGATGTATTTGCTTGTATTGTTCCAGTCAATACACTAGTATTGGCTTGTAGTTTATCCACATACCCTGTATTTGTAACACTTAATGTTCTAGTATTTACAGAAGAATTTGCTTGTGATATATTAACAAAACTGGTTTGTGTTACACTAGAAGTTTGAGTATTTGTGGATGTATTTGCTTGTAATACATTAACAAAACCAGTTTGTGTTACACTAGAAGTTTGGGTATTTACAGAAGAATTTGCTTGTAATACATTAACAAAACCAATACCAGTAACACTTAATGTTCTGGTGTTAGCTGATGTATTTGCTTGAATAACATCTGCAAAACTTGTACCAGAAACACTGAGTGTTGGTGTATTAATTGATGTGTTGCCTTTAACAACATCCGAATAACTTGTACCTGTAACACTAAGTGATTCAGTATTTACTGAAGTATTTGACTGTACAGTATTTGAAATTATATCATAACGTACAGTTAAATTATTCCCAATATATGCATTGTTTGCAACAGAAAGTCCAATTCCTGAACCTTGCACATTCAATAGACCACCAATGTTTGCTTGACTTGTAACAACAAGACCAATGGATGCATTGGTCAAATTTAATTGACCACCGACGCCTAAGTTGTTCTGTATTGTGGCAGATGAACCTGAACCTTGAACCAACAATTGTTTTTGAACAATGATATTGCCGTTCGCCTGCAATGAGTTCTGTGTAGTTTCATTTAGGTATAGAGTACCTGATGATTTTGTGTAATCAGCTGCTGCTAATGCATTGTTTTCCGCAATTAATGCATCGGTAGCAACTACCCATTCACCAAATGTATTAGCATAACTTATATTTGTAACGGTGTTGGCCATTTTAACCTTTTTCCAGTAGTTTTAGCATTAATTTTTTTATTTCAACCATATCTTCTTTAATGCCGGCAATTTCAGACTTTACTGTATTTATCTCATCCTTTTGTGTCTTTAACATACGCACTTTGGAATAATACTCGTTTCTGGCCACATCATCATTATTGATGAGGGCCATACTTGAAGTGTCTCTGATAAAGTTTGTACCAGTAACTTTTACTAAAGACATATTAGATGCCTGTTCCTGATGGTAATGCTAATGCACGAATGTCGGTCAAGAATGGAACATTTGTTTTATCACTAGTTACAAATACAATCTTAATTGCAAATTGGTTATATGATGTGTATGTTGTGCCTGTTGTGCTTGTATAAGAGATTTGGTCGTCAGCAACACCATTAACTCCTGGTGCAACTTCAAATTCTAATGTGTCATCTCTTGATGTGGAGAAACCATTACCTGTATTGTTCACATAGGTTGCTAGTTGCCATGTACCATTTTCAAATGTTTGTGAATCATCTCTATTTTGTACACGATAGAACACATAGATGTTTGTACCAGCTGGTCGATAAGCAGTAAAGAACACACGCAAGTCTTGTGAATCATTTGATGCACTTAGTGTGGTTTTCTTGGTCACATAACGAGCCAACGCATTACCACCTGAAGGTGAATATTCAGATACTGCTGACACAGATGCATTAATACCAGGTGTGGTGTTTGCATCAGATACTGTAATTGTAGGTGTTGTTAAGTAACCACTGCCTGGTGTTGTAATCCAAACAGACTGAATAACACCACCATCTACATTCGCGGATGCATATGCTTGTGTGCCGCCTGCAATGTCTGGTGCAGAAATTGATACTGTTGTATTTCCACTTATGTTATTAGAATAACCAGTACCACCATTAATTAATGCAATAGAACTATTTGATAGACCTAGGTTATTAATGTTCCATTGAATATTATACAATGATGTTCCGTCATCGGAGATGATTGGACTCAATGCACTTGATGATGATGACAATTGTGCAAACAACGAGAATGAGTTTGCATTGTTTGCTTGTAGTAATCGTTCACCTTTATTATCATTTAGGTAAATATGGTCATATGTTGGTGAACCAAATTTACCAGGAATCACAGCAACTTCAGAATCCAACTGATTTGTTGACAACAGTGTTGGTTGATATGTGTAACCAATATTTGTATCTGTTGGAACAAAATCTGTTACACTGATATTATATGCATCACTTGGTTGATCCACAATAGAGTGTACGCCATCTACGTTATTGATTAAATTTGAGTCGTAAAATGCCTGAATGTCATTATTGACACCTTTTCTTGTTGGCAAGAATTTAGGTGTAACCATTCTGATTTTTGGTGACTTGGTTGTATCAAACACACAACGATTTACGGTGAACATCAATGCCTTGGTTTGATCTGCTGTCCAAGTAATTGAGTTTTGCGATTCAAACATTGCAGCAACATATGGTGATGTACCAATCTTAGTAATATTGGTTGGTGTTTCATCAGTAGGCAAGTTTTTCACTGAAGATGCCAACGCAGTTGAGTTCTGTGCAGCAACATATACATTATAATCTTGTGATGCTGACTGCAATATAAATGCATATAACACACCAGGTTGAATGAATACTGGCGCAGCAAAAGTAAACTCTGTATAAGTTGTTGCATCCAAATAATGTGGCGCACTTGATGCCTTTACGGTATCTGGTGTTTTTGTAACGATAGAGTGATCTAATGTTACACCATTTGGATAACCATTCAGTGTACCAACAATTGATAGTGTAACTGGTATGCTTGTTGTGGTTGGTTTGCTCTGGAAGAAGAACTTCGCAGAACTAATAAATGCACCATTTGGATATGTATCATTGTCGATAATAAATCCTTGTGCAACAGGATCATATGGATTTGATACTGTTGTTGTACTCACTAAAGATTTTTGTGCAGTCTTGGTGAAAACATTTTTTGCAGCAGAAATCGACGGCGCAAAATCTATGGATTGTGATCTTGTTGATAATCCAGATGCGGTAAATGTTGCTTCAGTCCATGTTGTTGCAGAACCTGGATCATTAGGTGTTGTTCTGTTATCCACACGGAAGATACGGTCTCCGTTTCGGAATGTGCCTTCTGGTACATTAAAAATACCAACAAAGTCTCCATTTTCATTTGTGGATAAAGTCGCATGTCCGCCTTGTGCCACAGCTAATACATAGTTTGATTTTAAACCACTTAGAGAATATGGTGATGTGATATTACCACCAATTAATGTATTGACACCAACAGAAATATTAACCGGACTACTTAATGTTGCCAGTCTGGTGTCGCCGTTGTATGCAGTAATTGTTGGTTTATATGTTTGTGTAGAACGATTTGCAGCTGAACCAGCAACAGTTTGTGATACAAAAGTTGATGTGATGTTAACTTTGGTGCCGACATAATAGTTGTCTGTATTAGCAGCAGAAGGACTTAATGCAATCTGTGTTACACCGGTATAGTATGCACCACCACCAGCCATTGGGAATACTGCACCCACATTCGTTGGAACTATTGCTGGTGGGTTGATAGTAGTGAATATTATATTACCTGTTGTGGTTGGTTTACCTGCTGTCCATGCTGTATCCGCAATAGCAACCGCAATGAAGTTATCTGAAGGTGAACCTGCATTTGCTGTTATTCTAACAACATGGTCGCCGGCAGTAACTGATTGACTGTACAGATAAGCAGTACCTTCAACTAACATGTCGATTTTTTCTGCACCATCTAGATAAACTTTACCATCTTCGTCGGCCACTGCTTGGAAGTAATATGTAGCAGTCTTAGGGAAGTTAACTGTAAATGATATGTCAACGTTTCCTGTTTTCTTTTGTGTACTCCAAACACCGTGTGCTTGTGAGAACGCATTGTAACGTGGGTGTGATGCACGATATAAAGTTTTACTTGTTAATGTTGCATCGGTAAATGCACCACCAACAGAAGAAACAAAACCATTATTGTTAAAAGATACTACACTTGAAACAGGTAATGTACCCTCTGCGGTTTTACTAACATAAACTCCATTCTCATCGAAGAATGCATTTTGTATAGTGGTTGCACCAGAAACGTTACCAAATGTTGTGTGGAAGTTACTTGCAATATACAAACGAACATTTGTTGAATTTGGATATTTGTAGATTGATACAACAGTTGCGATTGGTAAAAATTTATTTAATCCTGTATCCTTATAACCAATAACATCATCTTCTGCAAATTCACCTGTTACACCAGTCAGTTCCAATACGTCAGGATTTGAAATGAATTCATCAACAGAAACACCATCAAAGAATGTTTGTACTGGAGTATTTAATTTTAGACCTTTTGCTTTGAACAATAAAGATTGTGAACGAATATATGGTTGAATACTTATGTCTGTAATATAACCATTATTTGAACTGTATGATGAACCTAAGTTGCTCCAATAACCTTGTGTAGTGGTTTGTGATTGTGTTGATGTTATTGTAGTGGTTTGTGTTGCAACACGATTTTTCACCGTTCTTGGGCCAACACTGGTAACTTGTGTGCCTGGTATTGTTTGCCAGTTGGTTACACTTAATGTATTCAGTGTATTTGATTCTTGGTAAATCTGTAAATTAGGATCAACAATCAATAGGTCTGGTTCTTGTGTATTATCAACCCAGTTGTCCATCGGTGGGTTCAGATAACACACACCTTGATATACTGGAGTCGTAAACGGATTTAAGTTGACGGTCTGACTTGCCAGTGGTTGTTTGATGATTGGTGTTGTTGTGTATGGTAAAGTAAAGATGTTTGTGCCTTTACCAATATTATGTAACTGATATCCTAATGTGTTTGCAGATGTTGAAGGTTTACCAATCGCATTCAATGTGTTGATTGAACTTAATGGGTAGTTCTGTACCAACTGAGCAGCAGTCATTTTCTTACCGATACGATCAATCGATGCAGAAAAGTCTGGGTTGCTGGTATCACCAACAGCATAGGTCGAGAAGTCATCAACAAGAATACCATTTTTGAATCTGTTTAAACCATTTGCATCTGGAACTTGTAATGATTGTGCATTTTGTTCTAACAGATTTAGTGTGGTATAGTATTCAATATTATTAACACGAGTCTGTAGGTCAGAAATGTCATCCATTGTCCAACGTCTATGTTTAACTTTTTCTAATGATAGGTTTGGCAATACACCTTTTGGTGTTTCACTTGGTAGGTATGCTGTATATGGATCATGTGTTAAATTTGCAATCAACAATGAACCATCAGGTTGTACTGGTAGAATTGGATTTGTTGATGGATTGCCCTGAATGATCTGGAAGTTTTTATCTTTGGTTAGTACAAGTTTATCTTTTCTGCCATAGTAGAATGAATATGTACTCAACCAATTTGTCAAGTCTTGTGGAATATAGAAACCTGTATCATTTGTGCTTGGATTTGCACTGTATTCATAGTCAAATGTGCTTGTACCATTCTTGCGAGATGGTCTAAAGTCCAATGCATCACGCAACAGATACGTTTTACCATTCTGTGCGGTGTATGACGGTATCTGTGCATATGATTCGTTCACATACGATTCTACACTAAAATAACCATCAGCAAATGAGTGAGTATAGAAATCAAATATTACAAGAATGTTGCCTCGTGGTTTTGGTGCACCAGCATTCAATACTAAGAACGCATGGTCATATAAACCATCTTTCTGACCATTATTCAGTGAGAAATTTCTGGTTACATCATATGAACTATCTGACAACATTGCATCGGTTGCAGCTGCACCAGGTGATTTGGTGTCAATAACTTTAATTAAACGTTTTAAGTCGGTGACATACAATGATTGTGGTTGACCAGTTGATAATAACGCTGCATTTTTAATATAGACATGGCCCGCAGTTAAGTCAACATATGTATTTGATGCAATGATACCATCTGGTCCAGAAATACTCACATTGGTTGTGTTACCAGTAACCAATGTTTTTGTTTTTAAGAAGTGGTCAGTTGCATCAGCATTACCAATATTAACCTTTGAGATTACACTTACAGTTAATGGTGTTTTGTATTTTGTTGATGTGAACGTAACAGTATTTGCACCAGCTGCAATAGTAACTGTATTGCCTGATGATGTAAAATCCATAACTGAACCAACAACACCATTGTTTGCAGTATCTGTGGTACTTGTTACAATTACTGTGTAGTTTTGTAAAATAGCATCTGGTGATAATGCACCAACACCACCAGCAAAAGTCATTTGTCCTTGAAGTGCAACTGGTAATGTCAGTGCTAATGAAACTGTGCCTGTACCACTGAATGCTTTAGTTCTCCACACTTTAGTGGATGAGTATGAACTATCACTTAGTGTTGCAACATATGGATAACCAATATTGTACAATAGTTCTGGTACATTTGGATTGTTCAGAATTGTATCACCTGTACCAACACCATTCGACTTACTTGATGCATTAATGTTTGCACTTGAGTTGATTGTTGTAGTGCCAGTTGCAGTATTTGCAAGTGAATCCACATCAAATGTATCAAACTTAAATGAAAAGGTTGATGAACTGTCTGGTGGAATCGTAAAAGTTGGGTTTACAGTGGCAGTTTTATTTACTGGATCATATGCAGTAATACGTCCTGTATAACCTGAACCTGTACCTGTTGGAATATTAATAACGACACCATAATATGCATTTGCATATGGTGATAATTGTCCTGATGATGTTGGACTTAATGTAATCGTCGTTGCGTTTGCACTTGCAACATTACCATTTAATTGGTTTGTACTAATATTGTACATGAATGATTTGAACACATATGACTTAGTATTTGCTGCAGTTGTGTTACGGTCATATGTCATATTGCGAATATAACCTGTACCAACTAATGTTGATGCATAGGTTGTCGCGTTTGCAGTTGCAATGTTTGCTGCAGGAATACAATGTAAATCAACAGGGAATGCTGTGGTTACATCGAATAGTCCATTAACAGTATCAACATAAAAGTATGAACCGTAGTCCACAAACACAGAATTATTGTCTAGTGTTTGTTGTGTACGCGCACGATCATTGATTAATGTTGTATCTGATTGATTTTCAATCTTATAACCACGAACATATGCAACACCTTTACCAATTTTTAGGTCATACTTTGCACTGTTGGATGTATTCGCAACAGGAGTTAAGTTAAAATCATTAACAACAAAGTCACCATTAGTATCAAATGTGCGTTTTGCAAAGTAATCGTCGATAGTTGCATATACGGTACTATCAACTTGCTTAACAATAATACCATTTTCGATACGAACCAATTCGATAAACTGGTCATCGTTACCCAATTCTAATGGCAACGTGATTAATGACAATGTAATTTGATATCTATCAGCACCTGGTGCTTGATAGTTGGATGCACCAACTGCTGGATCTAATAGTGAAGGATCATCCACATAGTCTGCAACGGTTTCAGTTATAGACAGACCCAATCTAAATGATGGTACATTACTGTATTTGTTTAGAATTGTTGTTTGTGGTTGGACAGATACAAAGTTACCAATAGAATACTTGGAGAATGTACCATCATCATTTTGTGTTGATGAGGTAAAGAACCCGTTTCTCACATAGAATACACCGTCAGAAATGGATGCAACAGAAGCTTTGCCGGTACATGTTGTTCCGTCTGGAATACCAATAGTCGTTGCCGCAAAATTTGAACCGTCTGTTGGAAAAATGTTCATTGCATCTGTGAACTCTCCACCAGTGAAGTATGTAACGATTAGTGTTGGTGGATCACCCGCAGTAACATCAGTACCTGTGGCTTCAGCAGTCGCAATAACTTTTGCAAGAATTGTTCCTGTTGCATCTTGAATGATTCTATTTTTAAAATCTTCAGCAACAATGTTTACACCATTAAATTGTGGATTTAATTTTAAATATTGACAATTTAAGTTGGTAGTAACCTTGCCGCCATTGACTGGTGTATTTTGAGAGAAAATATTATCAGCAAATTTAGAGATTTGACTCTGCAATAATGTTTGCGATTGTGTTAATTCTCTCGCTTGAACTGCCACGCCCGGCTTGAATAAAATCCTATGAAAGTTCTTTGACGGATCAAAGTCATCAAAATAAGGATCAACATTAAAATTAAGAGCCATTTTCTACCTTTTTTAGTCTTTGTTTACCATCAATTATTTGATATGTCCAAGCGTAAACAGTTTTGTAATTTATATTATTTATTGTACTATATTCCATCAAATCATCTATTAATATGGTTTGTTTGGTTTCACCATTATATAATTCCCATTTTTCTAACCTTTTAGACTTCATTTTTTGTTTGGTTTCAGTTGAATGTTTCTTACCTAACATTCCTGCATTATTCAATTTCAGATATTCTTTTCGGGAATTACTTTGTTGTTTTTTAGTTTCTTCTGAATGTTGTTTACCTAACATGGAGGTTTTTGCTGATTGTAGAAATTTTGAATTCGCTTTGGTTCCATACATGGGATGGTTTTCACCACGCAAAGCATTTTTTTTTGTTTGTACACTAATATTATTTTTTTGTTCTTCAGTGAGTGGTTTTCTTTTTATTGTGTCTGGTCCACGTTCACCACCTCTTGTCATATTGTAACCATTTTCACCAAAAGAATTATATTCTGTGATAAAGTATGGTTCCATAACAGTTAAACAATGTTTATCATCCCAACTTTCATATATTATTTCCCATTCAAAATTGTCCCATCCGTATTTACGAATTGCTTGGTAGAAAACAAAACCAACATTTCTCTTTAATGCATTTTCTTTATGTACACTTTTTCTTTTTGCAAAATTTTTACTATAACCAATATAAGTTTTTTTATTTAATTTATTTGTAACTTTGTAAATACATGCCATCATAATCTCCTATTATTATAGGAGTATTTATAATACTTATGAACTAGTAACCTAATACAAACTTAAATTGTTCGATGCCATCTGGACTTCTCTGCACACCTGATCTATTTTCTACAAAGGACAAATATCCTGAGAATATAGTAAAGTTTGGTGGAGTAAAAGTCATCAATGTTCTTGTAGTGCTTGATGTGTCACCAAAAACCGGTGCATTGAGTATTGGTGTTCCGACTATATTTAGAACTCTAATTACATTGGTTGTTGCATTGAAACTTAAAACTTTACCGGTAAATGTTGCGGTTTCTACTGTCGCACCTTGAAATACCACTTCATCATTTGTATATGCACCAAAACCTGGTGCTACCAAAAAGTCGGTTGTTGTGCTGTATATTGCACCGTTTGCTGGATTTGGTGTCAGTGAACGTGTGGTTGGATTAATTATCAAACCTAATTGGTGAAAGTCGATATCTGTTGGTATTAAACCACCTTCTGTTCCATTAAATTCAGCAGTAAACATAATATGTGAACAACCCAATTCACCAATAGGATCAAAACCATGACCACCAACAGGTGAAGTTGGTGCAATAGCAACTGCACCTGTGCCCAATTCGGAAGTAATTGCAACATTTGCAAATGTATAATTTGACCCCGGTGATGTAACAATGATATCTGCAATTTGGCCACCAGATACATTTGCTACAGCAGTTGCACCGGTACCATCACCAGTAACCGTTACAGTGACGATTGCATTTGATGTATCATAATTAAAACCACCATCCAATACATTAATTACATCGAGACTTCCTGCACCAGCAGAAGTTATCAATGGATTTGGAGTGTTTGAACCTACTGGAACTGGCATCCAAGTGGAGTCCATGAATTTAACTTTTGAACCAGTGTCAATGGTGTAAATATATTTCCACTTATAACCATCAAGACCAGTAAAAATGTTGTTAGTGTCATAAGAACCTGGTTCAAAGAATGGTTCGTTGAGTGATGCACCACCATTATTATTCCATAAACATTTGAATACTTGGTCAAATTTATTTTTTACATAATAATTATAGACGTTGTTTCCATTCACATCTTGTAGTAGTAAATCAATATCATCACGATAAAAATCATAAATTGTTCCGTTATTCCAATCGACTCTTGCAATGACCGGTGAAATATCATTTGAATGTATTTGTTTTGCAACAAACATATTCTTAAATATTTTCTTGATTGATGCAACATCTTGAGTCGGTTCAGGAGGATCATTCTCATCACTCCAAGGATCAACTTTTGCTAAGAAACAATATGTTGTGGATATTGGTGTATCAATAAAAGGTGGAACAACAGCAACAGGTGAGAAGAACACCTGCTCTATCTGAGCAACCTTTGCGCCGTTCGTAAGTATATTTTGATTTGCCATGTTTTATTTATTATGCGTAGGTTGCAAAAACGTAAGTATTTCCTACGTCACCATCAAAAGAAACATATCTCAACAATGCAGATTTGGTTGCTTGTAATGCAAATGATGTTGCACCAACTGATGAGTTTAATGCAGATACACCATGCACAATCGTTTGGTTTGTACCAGCAGTATTTGTGATGATTAATAAAACTTCTTTACCACTTAAAAAGTTTGCAGGAGTTACTGTTAATCCAGCAGAAGTATTTGCTCTTACTAAAGTATCTGTTGTAAAATTAATCGTAACTGCTGTCTGAGCACCAACATAACTGCGTTGTGTTTTAATGACACCATTTGTAACAGATAATGTTCCTGCATTTTCATTAATGATTACTGTATTACTTGTAACAGAAATATTATTGTTTGCAAAGGTGACTGCGCCGTTTGCTTTGCCATATTCTGGTCTTGGTATAATTTCAATTTGCAATTTTCCAACTGTCGAACTGTTGGATAACACTTTGGCAATTTGAATTGTTGCAAGTGATGTACCCACTGGCGCAACGTTCGATGCAAGACCTGGTGTTGCGGATAAGAATAACAAATCGGCATTGTTAAACGCAGACATATCCAATAAATCTGCAATCCCTTTTGTGTATATAAACCCATATGCACCATTTGCAATTGCATTTTTAACAAAACCTCCCACCACCGAGTTTGCAGCTGATGTTGCATCAGCAAGTGCAATATATGGAACAGAATTTGGTGTTGTGTTACCGTTCAATCTCACCCATCTGTTTGCAACAATCGTTGATCCTGTAGAATTAAACACTCTTTCATACAACACTTTACCAACTTGAGGTCTATCACCAGCAATATCAGTATCTGTAATTAATGATATTGCATTTGCAGAATACCAAATTTGTCCAGACATTTGTGTCGGTGCATTAACAAGTGGATAAAACTGAACTGTGTTTGCAGTAGAAGAACCAATTGAAATATTGGCAAAGAAAACTTGTCCTGCCAATGAATTTGCAGTTAACGATCCAGTTAACACAACATTGTTTGCGCGAATATCATTTGGAAATGTTGCAACTGTACCATTAAATGTTGCAGTTTTCACCAATGTGTTTGAACCATTATTGATGGTCCAAATCTGCATCTCTGTACCTTTAGTTGTTGGTGCATGATTTTCAGTAGCAACAAAGTCTACTCTACCAACACCAAGAGTTGAAAATGATACACCATCATATGAACTAGAAGAATATCGCGCAATAACATCATTGTTTGCTGTCGCTAATGGTGATGCAGCAGTACCTCTAGCCATACGACCAGAATATACTGAATAGTTGTTTGTGCCAAATGAATCAGTGATGACTCTTGTTGGTACAGCATCTTTACCTGTGATGTGCAACATGTAACCATCGTTTGCTGGTGTTTGTTGTGCGCCACCATTTGACCCAACAATTTCTAATGCTGCATTCCCTGCGGGAAATATTGCATTATAGATAGAAACTAAACCATTTGATGTTGATAGTCCTTTTGCAACAACATTTCCTGTAATGGTTAAATCGCCACCAAATGTACCTGTTGTGTTTGCTAATGCGTTGTTTGCTTTAGTGAATGCTGAGTTTGCCTGAATGAAAGCACCATTAGCATACAATGCAGCTGAGTTTGCATTTGCTTGTGGTGTTGATGCAATCAATAACGCTAAGTTTGCTTGATCGAATGCTGAATTTGCATATATGCTTGCAGCTTCAGTTGATGTGTTCTGTGTTGATCCATCAGCAAAGATTAATGGTTTCTGTCTTAGTTTAAGGCCTGAACCGTAGATGAATGATGCGACTACATTACCGTCCTCCAAACCACCCTGAACAAAATCAATGTCTTTAGTCTCTGTCAGTGTACCAATCATCAAATTACCACCAGGATCAGTTCCTGTTGCACCACCTTGTACGATTAGATAACCATCCATCGGTCTGTAAGGTTGTGTGTCACCAAAATTATAGTCTGACCCGTTTATACCAAAATCGATATAGTGTGTAACGTCTGTGCCAATATCTGCGGTTGCAACAATATCACTTGACCCATTGGCATTTTTATTTTGGATGTTTAATTGTAAATAACTTTCATTATTACTTGCAAATTGTCCAATAACACCAGGGAAAAGAATTGCATTATTTCCCACATTTAATGTGTTGTTTGCATAAATCGTTTCTGATAACTTGGTTACAGTAAATTTACCTGTAACACCTGTGGCCAAATCAACACCAACAATTAATGTATTTGATGTATTAGACCCTATGTTGTTTAATGATGCTAACTCGGAAATTTTTACTGTACTCATTCTTTACCCCAATAGGATGATTTGACCATCTTCTGTTATTAACGTGAAACCGTTTTCTGTAATTAGTTCTGGAACATATTGTAAACCAACTGGTCCATAAATTGTAACTGATGTTTGTGCTGATACTGTTCTATTGACTGCCATTAACGAGTTGGCATTTGCGGATAGATTGGATGTTAATGTGATAACACCATTAATGTAATCTATACTCTTAATAGTTTTGCTTGTATTGTTTGCAATCAATACTTTGTCACCAACAAACGCAATGTCCATTAAAGGATATGATGTGTTACTGTATTGTTTGTTATTGACGATATCATAACTATCTGTCATTGATACTATATTTATGACGTTCGAACCAGAGTTCGCTTGTACATATGCAACATTTGCAAAAGTTAACCAACTATTATCTGTCAATACAACTGTGTTTGCTACATAGTCTAATGAGATAATTGTTGAACGAATCTTAGGACCATTAACTGGTGCAACTTCAATTGTACTATTTGCAAAAATAAATTCTGCAATATTAGCACCAGCAAGTTCTTCAAAGTGTAATATGTTGTTACTCTTATTTACAAAATCAGAGTACATAGAAATTGAAGAACCAGGATAACCTGTATAGAATGATAGTGGATGACCTTGAGATAGACCTTCGACACCATTAAATACAAAATTATTATTTGCTTTCATTGCAAATCTACCCAACACTTTCATGCCCGTAGGATGCAATAGGTTCAACAATGTTTCTCTATACTTTGCAATTTCTTTTTCTACTGTAATTTGGTATGTAAAATTATTAAACACATCATTTTGTAGAACATCAAATGAACTTGGGTGACCTTGTGATGTTAAGTATTGTCCTTGGCCAATCACCAAACCATTTAAGAAACTTGCCTTTGCCTTTGCGGTACCATCACCATATGTTCTTATACCATTTGAATTATATACATTCGAGAACGCAACATTCGCCATTGTTAGGTGAATATTATCAAGTGGTCTGTCGATGTTTAATTGCAATGTGGTGTTTGGAACAGAAGTGTAATTAAATACACGCAAGTTATACAATGATAATGCAGGATCTTCGTTTGCTTGCAACAACGAAACTGAATTTACTGTTGCAATATACGTCTGTACATTAATGTTTGCACCTTGATATATCGGATCACCTTTTCGTGGTAGATTTGATATTGATACATTCGAAACAACAATGTCTTGAATTTTCAATGAAACATTTGGTGCAGAAATATAATCCTCACCACCACTTGTCACCTTAATTGTCGTGATTGAACCTGCACGGTCCACAATAACAGAGAAACTTGCACCTTCACCTAATATGCCAGGTACATATAATTGTGCATTTGCAGCCTGTACATTTGATGAATTTATGGTTAGTGTTGGTAAATTAATTGATTTGTATCCCAAACCACCTAATGGATACTGAACTGTTGGTCCATATACATATGCAACATTAGTGATTGCACCATTACCATCAACTGTTATGACATTTGCTTTTGCACCAACACCATTACCGCCAGTAAAAATGATGGTGTCATTTGCCTGATAACCATGGCCACCACTGGCAATTTGTATAGGTGACAATATACCCAATGAAGATATCAGTGATGTACCAAGTGCATCATTAGTGAAGTTTGATTGTGCTATTACTTGTGGAATCTGTCTAATACCACCGCCACCATTATTGACGATCACTGACGATATTGGATGAGTATCGAATATTTCAAATGTTAATGCTTCTGCAAGCGTAGTATTTGCATTTGCAACAACGGTATTGGAGAAATTGTAGTTACCATTACCAATTTCAATGAATCTTTTTAGTGTGATGGTGTCGGTAGGTATTGCAATATTTGCTGTCGAATTTGGATTAGGATTTAACGTTCCAACAGAAGCTGATGCGCCTGGTGCATTAGTGATGTTGATTGTTGAACTCAGTGTGTAACCAAATGCACCATCAACCACATTAATACGTTGAATTGAACCTGTTGTTGTCGAACCAACTTCTGCAATTGCACTTGGACTTGTGTTTGAGTTTAAACCATTGTAAACAATAACAGGATCACCTACTTCATATAATAATCCTCTATTGTTTGTATCAATTTTAATCTGACTGATCTGACCTACAATCTTTGCTCGTAGTGGTTGACCACCAAACAACACTGTTTGATTATTATTATCAACGACACGAACAAATTCTCCAGATTGAAACAGACGTTCAATGTCTGAAATGAATACTTCAGTTTTAGTACCTGATTTTACTGAGGTTTCAACGGTTGCAATTGATTTGGTTTCTTCACCAAACAAACGAAGATTTGTGATGTTTAAAAAATTATCATCACTAGATGCCAACTTCAAACTTCTTGGAATATACCATGTACCAGCAGACGCCTTTAAGACCGCATCTTTAGTGTAAAATACATCAAAGTCTGAATTAAATAAGATTCTGAATAGGAACTTATAAGATGATGGTGTACCTTTTGACTTATATAATTGTCTAGCAAACTTGACAGCTTCTCTTTCGTCAATTAAAATGTCTTTTGGAAAGTTCGGTAAAAAGTCATTGGTAAAATAACTAATGAATTCATCAGTCGTTCTATCAATGTCTTTATAGTTTACAAGATTTTTTGATCTATCAGTTACCTGACCATTCTTCTCCATCCATTCGTAATATGCCTTTAGAAATAAGACAAAATTACCATAGTCTGGATTGTCCCTGATAAACTCAGGTAGTTGAGTAGGAACTAATAACGAAGTTAATTGGTCGTTGACTATCATGCGGTTTTTGCTCTAACATTAACAACAACAGCATTTGCGTCAAAAGGATCAACAGTAATAATTCTACTGAAAGATGATGAAACAATAGTTGTTATTGGATTAACAGACAAGGTTAATTGTCCTAATGGATTGTCAACATCAAGTGGTCCAAACGAATTCAGTGTCACCAAACCTGTTTTATAATCAACTGTTCCAATGTTTGGATTAAATATGGTTTTGACATTCTGTGTATTGTTATAGAAAGTTCTTAATGTACCATAACGACCTTCTAGGTTGACAATAACTGCACCTAATTGTCCAGTTGTATCATTCGTTGCAGGTGTGATTGTTGCAATTGCACTGGTGTATCCTGTACCAGGAGTCAATATGGTGATTTCTTTTATTGTTCCGTTAGCATTTATAGTTGCTTGTGCTGTCGCACCTGTACCGTCACCCAAGATGGTTACGGTTGGTGATGACTGGTAACCAAAACCCGGATTTAATATTGAAATAGATTCAACACCACCACTCGATGATGGAACTTCTTCAATAAAAATGCCTGCAATTGTATTGGTTAAGTTTGTAGGATCTCTGAATGAAACAGAAGGTGAACTGTTGATGCCACTTTGAAACATACCCTTTTTTAACTCTGCACCATAGTAGAACTTGTATGTTGTTGGTGTTGATAGATTAGGGAAGAACTTTTTCTGCAATTGAATCGATAGTTCATTTGTGATGATTGCAGGACTTACTGCACTGATTGCTTCACTAAAACTTGTTGATTGAAATGTCGAATTGAATGTATTTAATGATGTAGAAGCGTAACTATTGATTGCTGCCTTAACTTGTTCTCGTATTTGTCCTGATGTTAATGATGTTTTTTTAGGATCATATAACACATTTGCATTAATTTGTACATATGTGTAATCAGGATCAACAATAGTTGGTTCAACAGTCAGCACCGAAATAGGACGAATAACTTCTTGCAATAGTCTAGTTTTTTGCGTTGCAGTTAACGCAAATGCACCGGCAGGTTTTAATGAAACAAATACTTGACCATATACAGGAGGATCATTCTCTTGGCCACCCCATACACTGACTGCATCAAATGCATACCCTAATTTATTTTGTTGAATCGCAGTAATATAATCTTCTTTAGATACCGCACGGTTCTGTGCTGAATATGATTTAGGTGCTTGGAATTTGATAGAAGAAATTGATTCTCTTGCTGATCCATCTGTTGCAGCCGATAAAGGTGAAATTGCAGTATTCGAATAACCACTTAAAGAGTTCATCAATACAAAATTGTTTGCGCCAGCTGCAGCTACACCTTCGGTTAAGATATAAGAAATCTTTACTACATCACCATCAGTTAATTTTTTACCTAAAGTGTCATCACCAAAAAAGATTTCAAAGAATCCGTTTAATCCTTCTTGTAAGAAATATACTAACGAATTTTTATCTAAAGTCAGGTAATCTGTTGCAGGTGCATATACATCTTCGTGTGTAGTGGGAGTGGATGTCTGTACAATAACTTGCAAAGAAGTTGTATCGACATTAGTGTTTGGTATTTTAAATGTAAATTTTGGATTCGAAATAGAATCCACAGTGTATGCTATAGATGTTGGTGTTCCTTGTTTAATTGTGATATCACTAAACGTTGCAACATTATTGATAACATTTACCGTTGTCTCATCTGTTGTTACAAAATTATAGTTCACACCATCAATTGCTTCCGACATGAATGTGGTGAATTTGGGTAACGTTAATGAAGAATCAACAACTTGATTGACTATTAAATTGAGTTTGGCTTCTGGTGCAAGTGCGGATTTAGGTGTATAATTCAGTAGTTTTGCTTGAGATACTACCGAATTTCTTTGAATTGCACTATCCAAGAACATTTCATTAGCAACCATGTTCAAATAGAAGGCGTTGTATTGTGTATTGTATGCCATAACATCCAACAATACAGACAAAGCAGAACCTTCGTAGTTATAATCCTTTAAAGTGTCTTGAGATTTTAAAAAGTCAGTTAGATTTTTCTTGATTGTATTAAAATCAAGATCAGTTATTTGTAATTGTGAATTAGCACCAGCCATTTTATCTATTTCTCTCTAAAAGAAGTGTTACTGTTGTTGGTAATGTTGCATTTTCTAAAAAGAAACTTAAAAATATGTTGTATGCATTCTTGTCTGGCATCGGAGACACTGTTATTTCTTTTAATGTTGCTCTAGGTTCATAGTTATTGATGATTGCTTTAATTTCACTTTCTAAGTTCTTTGCTGTCATAGGTGTTATTAACTCGAATAATAAAGCATCAACATTTGAACCTAAATCTGGATTCCAGAGTCTCTCATAGTGTTTTGACAATATTAGATTTCGTATTGACCGAATAACAGCTTGTGCATCATAACTGAGTGCAACATCCGCCGTCACAGGTTTTTTTATGAAGGTGAAGTCTATGTCTGAGTATATTTTGGTTACATTTGCCATTGTTTATTTATCGTAGGAGTAAAACGCTTTTTTGGACTTTTGAAAGTCGTGGAGAAAATTCTTGGGCCGGAGCGTAAATTTTCGAATTTTATGTGTTTGCATTTAATCTGGATAACAATTTAGGTGATCCAATGTAATTTTGAATCAAATCTGATTCAGTTTGACCCATTGTAGAGAACTGGTTAACTTTGTTGAAATCATTCAAAACCAAAGATGAATTTTGAAAAAACACATTATCTTGATTTCTGAAGTTTTTCATCGTGATATTCAGGTTGTAATACGCATTTGCCAAAGACTGTGCATTGGCCAGACTGATGTTGGATGTATATGTTCCAGCCATCGGTATGAATGTCACAGTATTGGCATACAAATTTGATTGGGTGTTTGATGTATTTGCATAGGCAGATAAAGTATCTTCGATGAACAGACTGGTAAAACTGCCTAATATTGGTGAGTTATTTTGTATATTATCGGATTGATTTGTAAAATACATCATCATTTTACCAATACCCATTGCTGTTTCAAAATGTGGCTCTGTAATATTTTGATCCGCAGGAATTACATTTGATAGTCTATTTGTATGATATAAAAATCCATCAGCAGTATTTTCAAAAATGTCTTGTGCATCGGTGTATGCTGATGATATTAGTGTTGTAATTGCATTTGTCGTGCCTGTGGCTTGACCACTACTCAACAAATTATTTGCTGCCAATTTTATATTTGCAATCACAGTGGTCATAGGATTAACATAATAACCAGATGTATTGCCTGTAGCAACATCTTCTTGTTGCCATGCGTTCATGAACTGTGGTGTAGCATTCATCTGCACCAATACTTCAGGAGACAAAGCTTGTATTACTGTATTTGCTGATGGATCTGGAAAACTGTAATTTAATCTCGCGTATATACTCGAACTCATAATATTCCTTAAGCTGATACTTCATTAGTTACTGGTGGAGATGTAGGTCCTTCTGGTGCCACATGAATATGCACTCTACGCAACAATTGATTTACAATGTCAAATGCCAATATAGATGATGATATACCAAAGTTACCTAAAGGAGCATTAACACTAGTAAATGAAGTGATTGAACCTGCAGCAACAATTTGACCAGGTACTGCAACAGGAATACCAACTGAAACTCCACCAGTTTGTGTTACAAATCCTGCTATACCTGCACTCATACCTAAACCAGCATCAACTCGATTGTCTGATACAATTCCTTTTGCATGTAATGCACCACTCACATTTAGGTCAGAATTGAGTCTGACTTCATTTGCTGTATTAATTGTTAATTTTCCCAATAATGCACCGCCGGCATTAATTTTCATATTGCCAAATGATGTGGTTGTAATCATGCCTTCAACAGTTTGTGTGTAATTGCCTTTAACGTGTTGTTCTACATTACCATCAACTTGTTCAATTTTATTACCTTGCACCCAAAAATATGCGTCACCATAAACAGTAATGTTTAATTTTTTTGCCAAATTGCCATCATCAACACCAATTGCAATATTGTGGTCACCCAATGTGATGTGATAACCGTCGCCGATGATCTTGTGTACTTCATCACCTGTAGGATGCATCTCAAGAAACGTTCCTTTACCATGTTGCAGTCGAATGCGTTCTCGTGTTGGTGTGTCATCCATTTCAAATGAGTGACCACCTTTAGTTTGTGTGACATTATTATATGGATATACAGGTTGATAATCTGTATTTGCAGCAGATACTGGTTCTGTCCATGCTGTCACAAAGTCTGGTTTTGGTAATGACATTATGTAATCCTATTAAGGTGAATTGCTTCCACTGACTGTCGGAAATTTTTGACCTTCAATCTTTTCAGTTGAAGGCACATTTGTAGTTATAAAATCTTGCACAGCAGTAACAATACTTGGTGTGTTTGTTGCCGTACTGCCAGGTGAATTAAATATTTCACTAATCACTTGTGGTGTATTTGTGCCTTGACTACTCGTTAAATCGTCAACAGTAGTTTGAGATATTGCAGTAAATTCATTTGCAATCGCCTGAATCTGTGATGTTGTTAGGTTAACAATTTGATCTGGTATAGATTTTAATGAGGAGGCTAATTGTTTTATTGAACTGGTAAAATTATTTAAACAAGATAGTAACAAATTCTTAACTTTTTCAGGTAGACTTTTAATCCACTCAATCAGTTCCAAGATCATTTTTGCAAAAAATACTTCTGTTAATACCAATTCGACCTTCTCTGCAATAAATTCTATAACGTCATTAATTTTTGATATGATATCTTTGCCTTGTGACCAATAGAAGGAAAGAGTTCCACTTGGGTCCAAAGACATTGCTTGTGTAATGGCATCAGCAGCTGCACGAAATGCTGCAATTACATCTTGTAATAACAAACGCAATCTAGATGCAGCGGCTAATTTTGCATTACGAATGGCTTTTTGTAATGCATCGATAGGGTTAATTAATCCTAATGAACCCATTATGTCAAAATTTACAATAAATTTAAAGTCACATACATGTGCCAGATTGCCATTGAGTAAATCGATAGCAGAGTTTGTTACATAACCTCGTGCTAATGGAGGTGTTGTTTGAACACCAACTTTGTTCAACAAAGTACCAAACGGTGAATTTGGTGGTAAATTCTCTTTAACTGTGAAATTTAATGAACCAAAACTACCTAAATTGACCGATGTTTCATTTGTCATTTTGAATCCTTATTGTGTCTTTGGTGCAGTAAAACCAGGTAAAACACCCATCATCACTGGAAATTGACCTGCTTCACCGTCAAAAAAGAAACCCATAACCCAATCACCAATTTCTGGTGCAGAAAATGATCTCGAATTGTTCAATGGAAGTAAAGGCAACGCCCATGGCAGATCAACTGTTTTTATTTTTGATATTGAATCTGGATTACCATCATCATACCATCCAAATATACGAACTTTACATCGACCAAGACCTAATGGATCCATTCTATCTTCAATTGAACCTACCCACCAGATAAAGTTATCTTTACCTAAAAAATTATTCATCATGCAAATGTTCCTTGTTGTGGTACTCCATCATTATATTTGAATGAACCTACTTGTACTGGTGTACTATCTTTTGCTAATTCTAACACGGTTTGAAAAACACCTTGTGATTGCAATATGTGTCGCACAGCAGTTACCAAATATTTACCTGAATATAGTTGATCTAATTGTCCTGTTCCACTATTGGCAATTGATTGTAAATTAAAATCGACTGTTCGCCCAGCAGTAATACCGGCATCACCTGGTATCTTAATCTTGACTAGTGTGTGGTTTGCTAGAGATATTTGTGATGTTCTGTTTGGTACAAATGTTTCGATAAAAATGTCTTTGCCTACTGAACCAGGTTTTATTGTACCGGATTCTATGTTTTTATTTGTGGTTTGATTTGAATTACCAACTGCTAATTTTAGTGTGCCTTCATATGATTGGCTCTGTGTCTTGCCCAATCTATTTTGATTGGTATTTAAAACACTACCCTCATTTAATGATGCACCTTTGTATTTCGAGTAATCAAAATCTGTAACTGTTCTTGTTCTTGTCAGTGGATCAATAGAAATTAGTCTATTTGAAAAAGTACCTGATGATATATCATTCAAATTATCAAATGTTCTTATAAATTCATAGTCTAATATTGATACAACACTCTGAGATGCTGGGTCATCAATATCAACAATATTTTGCAACTGATATTTATATGTCTTATAGATGGGTTCAGAATACAACGTACCTAATGACTTGAAATTGAAACCATTCTTTGTTTCAAAAAACAACATATCTGCACCAATGAGTCCATTTGCCGCTGGTCTTGCATATGTGGACAACCAACTGATTGTTTCTAGTGGATTTATTGTTGGTATATTAAAATCATACACACCTGTTGTGTCTTGAATAATGAGTGGTTTAATTTTTGCGTCCACTTTTAAATTATTTACCAATACACTTCGAATAATGTCTGATATTTTGGTGCCACGAAATGCTTGAGTGACTTTGGTTTGTTCAGACAACAGTAATTCTTCAGAACAAAAATGCAATTTTATAAATTCACTAGTCAGATTACCAACTGGATTCTTCGTTGGTATTGAATAAAGTCGGAATGTTTGTGATTTTCTATTGATATCAGAAACTTTACCAAAACTCAATTCAACAGTTTCTCTGCCGGTTAATTGGTATTTTTCGATTAGACCAACAGCATCTCTCAATAACATATATCCTGAAGTCACAAAATTGTAAATATCTTCATAATATGACAATTCAATTAAAAGATATTTTACATCAATTACTTGTCCACTTGCTGTGGTTATTTTTAATTTATCTACACTTGCGTCTTGTGCATTAAAATATTTTTCACTTGGTGAGTTTGCATTGTCACTCATATTATTTTCTCATCAATGTGTTTAACTGATCTTCCATCTGTGATGCATATACCTTGTTTAATAATTTAATATTACGTTTTGATTCGTTTGTTTCGACTTCATATGTATAGTTGTCAACAATGCGTTTGGATACATCAACGGTTACAATACCCGTTGGTAAAGTATATGATGTGATGGAAGGTGTTAAACTTGAATATGTGTTAGAATCTATTATAATTGTTTCGGTAGTTACTGTATTGGTACCAGAATCTGTTTGTGTAATAATCTTTTCATAGTGATGTGCATCAACCAAAGTTTCTGGTGTATATTTTTTATCCAAAAAGTCAGAAAATACTCGACCATTCATTGGCCAATCCCATTGTGGATCTAATAATTGGTTTGCAAACATGACCAACCAATATCGTTCAACATCACCATAATATTTGTGTGCAATAATTTCTGGTGTATCCGTATCTTGTATATCATATGAATAAAGCAACAACGGATTCTTTAACAGATCAGCAATAATACTGGCACGAGCCATTAAATTTGTGGCAACTATTGATGTATTGCCATCTATAATTAAAATTTTAGGTAAAGATTTAAAGTAATTCATATTAGTAACCGTTCTCAATGTCTGCACTATCAACCAATTCTATTTCTTGGAAGTTTAATGACATAACTATTTGTACTGGTGAACCATCTTCGTGTGTTGCCCAACCATTTGGTGCATAATTAACATCAACATTCTTCAACACACTACGTTTTACTTGACTTATATTATTATTAAGAGCACTATTGAACAGATATGTTATATCAAAAACCGCTGGTGGATTAAAAAAGAAACCGCCAGTAGCTTTTACTATTGTTGGTGCAGCATTTTTTCTGAATGATTTGATGATCTGTGCAACTTCATCAGATTCTTGTTTGTTAAATGGAGTAAAAGTGAAGGTCATGCTATATTCTCTGAAGTCAATACCCTCAAATAATACTTGTTGTTGTGGGTTAAAAACATAACCTGCTGCATTTAATAGCAATCTGGCTGCTGCATTTCCTTCTTTGCCGATTGTTGATGTGATTGCTTTTGCGACGCCTTTAACCAATGGAACAGACTCTAATGCTTCAGCAATACTTAAATTGCCATATTGTGCCGCATATGAGAATTGTACATTCTCTGGCATATATAATGTTATACTGTCTTTGGCAATTGTTGAGCGACTAATTTTGTTTAAACTATTAATAGCACTATTAATTTTAATTCCTGATTCTGCGGCACTATCAACACCACTCTGTAATCCATTTATTACTGAATTGACTGTTATATCCGGCAATGAAGAACCACCATTAACTACAGCAATTGTTCCGTTTACAGTTGCTTGAGCAACACCAGCAGCGGCATTAACAGCATCACCAGTAGTTATGTTGGATAGTTGTGTTAATGGTTCGCGTAATGATTGAACCGCGTCGGATAGTGCTTTTGCTTCAATGGCGTATGCTCTAAAATTAACAGAGTGTAGTTTTGGTGTTGTAGCCAAATCTCTTGGATACTGTAGGTATTTCGTATCATATGGACTAATAAATAGTGGCGCAGTTGGCCCAGATACTCCAGAAGTTTGACCAATCGTAATTTCTGCCATTTTTTCCTTCATTTTTTTAAAAGTTATACATAGTATTTATGGCATATTCAAAAGCATATAAAGGTGTATTTACACCATCCAACCCCCAAAAATACATGGGTGACCATACAAATATCATCTACCGTTCCAGTTGGGAAGCTAGATTTATGCATAAATTTGATACAGAAAGTTGGGTTGTTGAGTGGTCCAGTGAAGAAATTATTGTACCATATATATCTCCTGTTGATGGACATAGACATCGTTATTTTCCCGATTTTGTCATAAAAGTAAAAGACAAAAATGGTTTATTAAAAACTTGGATGATAGAAGTTAAACCAAAAAAACAGACGGTTCAACCAGAAGTGAAGAAACGAATCACAAAACAATATATCACAGAAGTAACGACATGGGGAGTAAATCAATCAAAATGGAAGCACGCAAGAGAATATTGCTTGGATCGAGGATGGGAATTTGTTATTTTTACTGAAGATCAATTACCTAAAGTTTGATTTTTTAGATTCCTTTTAGATTCTTCTCGTATTAATGCCAATTGTTTCATTTTTTCTTTTGTTTCTTCTGAGTGTTTACGTCCTTGTCTACCATCCAGTTTCATTTTTTGTTTAGTTTCTTCAGAAAGTTTTTTGCCTTTTTTTTGTTCAGATATTTTATTTTTTGTTTCTTCTGAATGTTTTTTCCCTAACCATGAACTCGATTTTCCTTTTAGGCTATCGCTTATATTTTTTCTTTGTTGTTCGGTGTATTTGTATCCTGTTGTGCCCTTTGTCGCACCTGACGATTTTGTATAAAAAGTAGTGTTTTTATATTCAATATTATGACAGTCTATGTCTAAAAATAGAGACAAACAATTGTTCATCCTTTCAAATTCTTTTGTTGTTATGGTGAATGAATACATAATATCTTGTAGAAATTGTTGTTTGTGTCCCATATTTATCACTTAGGTCTATAACTAAATACACCATGACTATAAAACCATCAATCTTAACATCACTATCTGGCGAGAAATCTGCTGCCAACTTGAAAACCATGGGTCGAGAATCGATTCTTTGGTTAACCAAAAAGATTGCAGAATTGAGAAATCCAAGTAGACTTGCAATACCATTAACCAAAGAAAAAAGTCGATATACTAGTCCTTTTAATCGACAAAAGTTCTTAATTGGTGCATTGTACTTCTTTGTATATGATCCAAAAGGTAAACATGACTTGCCATATTATGACAGGTTTCCTCTGGTTATGCCATTACAGAGATATGATGATGGTTTCCTAGGACTCAACCTACATTATCTGCCACTTAAATATAGAGTGGCATTCATGCGAAAGTTGATGGCACTTGCAATCTTAAATGATGATGATGATGAAATTAAGCGTATCCGCATCACCTATGACATCCTAGAGGCGTCAAAACGATTTAAAGAGTTCAGACCTTGCATCAAACGTTATTTGTATCCCCATGTGAAATCCAGAATTCTTGCCGTTTTACCTGAAGAATGGGATATTGCCATTCATATACCAGTTCAACAATTCAAAGGTGCCACTCCTAATCAGGTATGGCAAGAATCAGTAGAAGAAATAAGGAATTCCTAAATGCCAGGAAGCATACAAAGTTTTAAATCTAGTTTCCAAACCGACTTATCAAGACCGAGTCGATTTGATGTACAGATTTATCCAAAATTTGGTGGATCATATAGTTTGTTGTATCGTTGCGAATCTGCTCAATTGCCAGGTAAAACATTGGCGACCACAGAACAAAGAACATATGGTCCAATTGAAAAGTTTCCTTACTTGATGACATACAGTGATGTTGATCTGACGTTTATGGTTACAGACGATATGGCTCAAAAGGTATTTTTTGATAGATGGTTCGAACGTATCAATCCAACAAATACTAACAACTTTGGTTATAAGAGTGATTATGTGGCTGACATAATAATCACACAATATGATGTAACAAACCGTCCAGCATACTCTGTTAAACTAATTGATGCATATCCAGTGTCAATGAACCAATTGGATTTGGATTGGAGTACCGACAGTTATCATAAATTATCTGTAACATTTGCTTATACTCGTTGGGAAAGAGACTTTTCGTTCCCGTTATTTTGATTAATTAATGTAATTCAGGAGTTATTATGGCTTTACCAAAAATTGATGTGCCAACATATGAACTAGAACTACCAGTATCGAAAAAGAAAATTAAATTTAGACCATTCTTGGTGAAAGAACAGAGAAATCTGTTAATGGCAATGGAGTCAAGTGATTCCGGTTCCATTCACCAGTCTATTCATGATATTCTATACAACTGTACACTAACAGAAAATGTGGACATTGATACATTACCTATTATTGATATTGAATATTACTTCATCAACCTTCGTGCAAAGTCGGTAGGAGAAACAATCGATTCGCGTTATCGTTGTAATAATGAGGTTGATGATGTTGAGTGTGGTAATATCATGGAAAAACAAATTAATCTGTTAGAGATTAAAGTAAAGATGGATGAATCAATCTCACCAGAGATTCAATTGACTGATAAATTAATGGTCAAAATGAAGTACCCAGAATTTGGTATCGTAAAAGATTCCATCAAGTATGATGATATTACAGATATTACATTTAATATGATTGCACAGAGTATCGAATACATTTACGATGGCGAACAATTCTACTACGGTAAAGAAACACCAGTAGAAGAAATGGTCGATTTTGTTGAGACTATGAACCAAGAACAATTCAGTAAAGTTGAAGCATTCTTTAATAACTTACCAAAGTTAAAAGAAACAGTCGAAATGGATTGCAAGAAATGTGGATTCCATCACACGATTAACGTGGAGGGATTGGAAAGTTTTTTCGTATAACCTTTCGCCACGACAATCTGAGAAATCATTATAAGACGAATTTCTCGATGATGCAACACCACAAGTATAGTCTGACTGAATTGGACAATATGATGCCGTGGGAAAGGGATGTATATGTTGCTATGTTAGTTCAGTATATTGAGGAAGAAAATCAGAAAATCAAAGAACGAATGAGAACCTAATGGCAAAACCAGAATTATCTGAACAAACTAAAGGCACCACGAGTAGTCTATTATCTCGTGGTGTTGAAAAAACACGTTCACTTGTATCTAAACTATTTGGTGGCGATTCATCAATGACTGACTTGAGTGACTCAAGTAATCCAGAAATTTTGGGTACGATATACAAAATGATGGTCAAGTCTGAAGTTGCAAAAAAACTTGAAATACAAGAAAAACAGAATTACTTCAAAGAAGAACAGAAAGAAAAAGATAATCGCAATCAAGAAATAATACAAGCATTGACTGGTAAGAAAACAAAAGGTTCAAAACCAGGTCAAAAAACACCTGCACAACAAGCACCAGCACAAGCAAAACCTGGTGGTACTCCAGCAAAACCTGGTGGTACTGGTGGTACTCCAGCAAAACCTGGCGGTACTGGTGGCACTCCAGCGAAACCACCTGGTGGCACTCCAGCGAAACCACCTGGTGGCACTCCAGCGAAACCACCTGGTGGCACTCCAGCGAAACCACCTGGTGGCACTCCAGCGAAACCACCTGGTGGTACTCCAGCGAAACCGCCAGCAAAACCGCCAGCTGGTACTCCAGCAAAACCACCGGCGCCGCCAGCACCAAAACCACCAGCGCCGCCAGCACCGCCGGCAGTTCCTGGTGCACCGGTAATTCCACCAGTGGCACCAGGTGCTGGATCAGCAGCAGCAACCGCAGCCAAAGTTGCTGTGGGTGCTGCATTGGTTACTGCTGGCAACGCAGCATTGGCATCCAGTCGTAGCACCGCAGAAAGAATTGCTTTATTTGAAAGTAAATCTTCTGCTGGTAAATCTTTTGATGGTAATGAATATAATGCGTATAATAGGGGAACCATCAATAATAAAATGATTCCTGCTAATGAACCTATTAATTTTTCGAAATGGACAATATCAGATTATTTGAATCACGCTGCTAAAACTAAACAATTTCCAGAAGGTAATCCAAATCTAAAACCTGGTGGACCAACCACAGTGTTCACTATTGGCCGTTATCAAATAATTCCACCAACTATGTTGGAATTGGTAAAAAAATTAAAAATAGATCCAAAAACCACTTACTTGACACCAGAGACTCAAGACTATTTGTTCTCAGAGGGTATAATAAAAAGAAAAAGAAAACTTGTGGATGATTATTTGCATGGCCGAAATAATGTAACGCGAGATGCTGCTATATTAGAACTAGCCAAAGAGTTCTCATCTATTGGAGTGCCATATGATATAAAACAAGGATCTATTGGTAAAAAATTACCAAAAACAAATTTGAAAAGGGGCGAATCACTTTATTCTGGAATTGGTGGCAACAAGGCACATAATTCTCCAGAAGAAATTGGCAAAGCTCTTGATATTGACCGAGAAAGAAATTTAAAATCTGGTTCGAATACACCACAGGGCATACCAAGCGGCAACAATTCTGGCCAAACAATAGATTCGGGTTCAAAATTATCTGCTGATGCCAAAAAAGCATTAAATGCACAACAACAAAAAAACACAGCAAACAATATAGCAATTGATAATTCATCAGATACAACAAAAAAGAATGTCAAAAAAGAAGATGACACTAATGCTATGATAAGAGCACAAAGGGCAAAGTAATGGACAACAATTTATCCTACCAAAAAGCACGATCAATAAGAAAACAGTCACTATCATCCTTGTTGTCTGATGAAATTATTCAAGGTTCAGGAGTTTTTTCTGGTATTAAAAAAGCAATTTCATTAAAAACTCAGGCAAAAATGAAAGGCATCAAAGAAAAATTTGATCCACTAAACATTGCTAAAGTTCTTACTGGTGGTTCTCGTCTTGGTCCTGCACTGTTGGGTAAAATTACTGGTCGTAGTCGCCAAGATATTGAAAACTTTGCGGGTCGTGTAAAATATGTAAATCCTAAGAATAAAAAGATATCTGCTTTACCACCATCAGAACAAGAAAGTTCTGGTATGAAAAGTGTGCTGATTAGTATTGTCGGATTATTGAAAAAAACTTCTGAAGAAGATAAGAAACGTAGACAAAAAGAAAATAACTTTGCGGAAGAAAGAAAACTTGAGGACGATAAACGTCACAAAGAGTTATTGAAAGCTTTGGGTATGGTTGGTGGTACTGCTTCATTAGTGCAAGAAAAAGAACAGACTAAAGGTTTCTTTGAAAGTATTTTTGATTCACTTTCTGACCTGATGAATATGAAGAATATTTTAAAACCATTATTGAGTTTATTATCAACTGCGGGTAATTGGTTTTTATCATTTTTGTTATCACCTGCTGGTATTTTGCTTGCCGGTGGAGTATTAGCTGGCGCTTTAGCATATGTTATAGCTAGTTCGATTGGTGCCGGTGAAAGAAAACAAACAGAATTGTTAGGTGGTAATAAAGCGTTAGCAGCAAAAAAAATACTAATGAAAGACCAAGAGGATGAACTTTTCGAAAAATCAAATGCACAAAAAGACTATGATGATGCTGTAAAAGAAAAACAAGATATTGTTGCACGAATAATGGAAAAAAGGGGTTACAAAAGATTTAATAAAACTGGTTGGTTTGGTGATAAACTGGAAGGACAATATGTTTTTGAGGATAAAAATGGTAATGAGCCTCCAGAACAGTTGATGGAGGCTGTTAGTAAAGAAGCTAATGTACTGATTGACCAATCGGATGCAATTGCGGCCGCAAAAAAGCAAACAGCAACACCTGCGGCCGCAGCACCTGTTCCACAACCAACTAATACTGCAACACCCGCAAACACAGCACCACAATCAAAATCTGGAATACAAGTAGAAAGAACTTCTCCTGTTACTCCTATAAGTGCTGGTGGTACTGCAACTCAATCTTTTCCATTAACAACACCTACTCCCGTGCCAACGAGTCAGAAACTTAATAGTGTCATCAATGAAAATGTGTCATTGAATTTGGATGCAAATGTTGCTACGTCACAACAAAGTTTAGTTAACAATGTTGTTGCAAATAAACGAAAGAATCCAACCAGAGAAACACCAATGCCTTCTGTGAGAAATCAGGATGATACATTCCAACGTATGATTGTTGGTTCAACTAGAGTCGTATAAACAAAAAACCCCGCACTAGGCGGGGTTCTAAACTTACTTTGATAAGGAGTATAGTTTAATCTTCGGCAAGTTTTGAGAAATATGCCATATCGTCATCATCTTCAGTGACTTCCGGTGCGCGAGACACAACAGGTTTAGCTGCTGGATTGTCTCTGATTACACGGTTATCTTCCTTGATCTGTTCAACAGTGGTCTTTGGTGCAATAACTGCACCATTCAAACCAAGAACTTTATCCAAACGACCTTTTAGGTCATCATATGATTTAAATTCTTTGTCGCCAACCAAGTCTGACAGAGAATGTTCCATCTTCCAGATTGCTTCCAGTTCGTCATCATCACTATTCAATGGTGATGCAGATTCAAATTCAGACTTATCATAGTTCTGATAACCCTCAACTTTACGAATCTTCAGTTTGAAGTTAGCACCTTTCCACATATCAAATGGATTGATTGCTTCTTCATCAGCGAACTGTGGATTCATTGCTTCGTTAATCTTGTCAAAAATCTTTTTACCAAATTTGAACAAGAATACTTTGCCTTCATTCTCTGGATGCTTAGGATCAGAAACGATGTACACGTTAGCAATGTAATTAAGTTTACGTTTTTGCTTACGGACGATTTCTTTATTTGCTTCGATGCCAGAATTCCACAATGTTGAATTGTGTTCACATACTGGACATTGTTGGTTCTTGGTAGTCAGACAGTTATCAATCAACCATCCACCTGGACCTTGGAAACCATGTGAGAAGATTTTAACCCAAGGCAGACCATCGTCACCATCAGCACCAGGTGCAGGGAGGAATCGGATTGTTGCCATGCCATTGCCAGACTTATCTACTTCGGGACGCCAGAATTTTTCTTTGCTGTCGTTGCCATCGGAAGAACTGTTTAGTGCTTCGATTGCTTTGGTGAGTTTGTCTAGATTACCTGAAGATGTTTTGAGTTTTGAAAAATCAATTGCCATAATTTGTTGCCTTTCGTATTAACGGAATATAAAACGGATTATTTCACATATTGCATAATCAACTACTAGTATAACACAAGCATTCACCTGTGTCAACATATTTAGGCGTACTCTGCCAGACATTCTTTTAATATACCTTTAAATTTGTTCTTATCATAGTGTAAGAACGGCAGGTACTTTTCACACTTCTTCTTAAATGCAGGCCAGATAATCGTATCATTGATTTTCTTATTCCACATAGGAAAGAAGTTCATAATATCATTCATTATCACCAGTGTTTCTATGGCAATAGTTCCTTGCATTACCTCATTCAATAGAAGTGGATGTTGTCCATCATTCACAACCAACATCTCATTAGGTGAATTGATATTGTTTAATACACCAAGAACGTCCTGTTCGAATCTATATGATAGACTCTGACTACGCTTCTGCCACTTCTTGAGGTTTTCTTCACCTTCAACACTGGAGATATCACCGATCCAACTTACATCTTTCTCCAAAAAGTTTGCAATATAGAAGTCTTTTAAATTCTCTAGATTATATTTGCGTGACAATTTGTAGAAAGTGTACTTGTCTTTCCTGTTTGCAAAGGTGTCTTTAGAAACATTAGTCTTACCATGGTATTTCACATAATCATAATCACCAGTAAAGTGCAATTTTAAACTGTGGAATAAACAAAAAGCTTCAAACCCAGTGGTTTCTGTCATATATGTGCCTAAATAATTGTATGTCGCCGGACTGCAATCCGCACATACTCTAACATTTTAGGAGAATGCCAGCATGTCTATTTATTCAATTTACAAATGTGTCAATAAAATCAATAACAAAGTATATATTGGTTTTGATTCTAAATGGCCAGCAAGAAAAAATTCACACAAAGCCAAATATAAAAAATATAATTTTAAATTTTATCGTGCAATTTGTAAACATGGTTGGGAAAATTTCGAATGGTACCTTTTATATCAATCAAAAGACCTCGATTATACATTAAATGTTATGGAATCTCATTTTATAACTGAATATAATTCTTTTAAATCTGGATACAATTCAACCACTGGTGGTGAAGGACGCATTGGATTCGCACCATGGAATAAAGGTAAAACAAATTGTTACTCCACAGAACACAACAATAATATTTCATCTCAAGCAAAAAAACGTTATTGTGATAAAACCAACCATCCAATGTATGGCCGAAAACACACAGATGAAAGCCGTAAAGTCATGTCAAAATCTGCCAGAAGTCGAGATTCTAATTATTTGCATAAAAAAATAATAACTCCTGATGGTACATTCAATTCATGTGGTGAAGCTGCTTCTTATTACAATAAAAGTGCATCTTGGATAAGCAAACAACTAAAACAAAATTCAGATTTTAAAACATCAGTCTAGATTTCTTCTTCAACAGGTTCAGTTCTTGTGATTCTTCTTCGATCTTACATTTCAATGAAGAAGAAATCAACGTTGATGCCACATCAAGTTCCATACCTGTCTGTTCACAATGATGAAGTATTGCATCCAATCGAGTACACTTTAATTGACTGGTTATTTCTTCAATCGTATCACTAAATTCACTAATCTCATTCTTTGTAGGCATTATGATTTTCACATTATAGTTTAAATTTGTTATATAAATAGGTGTAGGTCACGGTACTGTAATACCCACCTACTCTATGTCAAATCATAACACAAGGACACAGCTATGTCAAGTACAAATATTTTCTGTACATATTTAACTATATATTCAGGTAATAAATTACCTATGTTTTATATAGGTTCTTCTACTGTAAAAAAAGTTGTTTCTGGATATCACGGATCAGTTAGTTCAAAAATTTATAAAGGTTGGTATTGTCAAGTTTTGGAATAAAATAAATGATTTCCTATTTTTACAATGAATTTTAATTTCCACTTTGGATCAACGGATGTATTGTGATAAAATAATGCATTTGATTTCTGTATCGTATGGTGTATATTGGATTCTGTAAAGGCTTTTTTTGCCACCATCTGAGATTCTTCCCAAGAATATATATTTTTGACATATTTTTTTGTTCCCACCCAAGAAAATTGATATATATTTCCTGTTTTTTGATAAACAACAGAACATATACTTGATGGAAACAGTTTAGATTTTGTCCTGTTTATTACCACAGCAGCAACAGCTAACTTACCTTCATAAGATTCATTACCAGCTTCATAATATATTGTTTCAGATAAACAATTGATCTCTTGCTGAATGGCCATTGAAACTTGTTTGGTTGTAGGTAGTGGTTGCTCTTGTGAATGTAGTGGTATTAATGTGACCAATAATGCAATGGCCAAAGCTTTGGATAAGATTATTCTCATCATACTTCTCCTTGTTGATTGGAGACTAACGAAAATACGTTAGACTCTTTTTCTCCAATTACGAATTAGATTTCTTCGTGATCTTTATTTCTGGTGATGGAGTGGTTTGAGAAACAAATTGATTGAGAGCTTCTGCTTTCTTTACAATTTCTTCTTCTGTGGGATATGGTGGCAATGTAGGATGTGGAGGTGATGTTGCACCTGCAATTTTTGCAGATTCCACTTGAGTTTGCCAGACTTCTTGAATTACATCTTTTTTTGTGTTGAAGTCATCGACCAATAATTCTTTGGCCATCTTCAACAATTCCATCCTTATCTGGAACGGAGACATGGGTTGTGACATTTTAAATCCTAACTGTGTATGTGTGTGATTGAGTTTTTAGTGAGAACTCTAACTCATAATATTATTTATGTATCAACGATTTGCGATATAAAGTGTAATTTCGAAACCAAAACGTAGATCAATTGCTGCTGGTGTAGTCCAATTCATATAATTCTCCTGTGTTGTTATGTCGAAATGACATAACTCATATTATATATCAAAATAACTTTAAAAGTCAATGCAGAAAATCATGATTCTTGCAAGGTGATTTGATTATAAGGACACCTTGCGAAACCTCAGCTAGTAGTTTTTAGGCTACTTGGCGGAACGAGTTATCGTTTGCATTTACTAGTTTTTACTTTTTACGACTCTCTGTGTCGAGTAGCTTAATAATATACTTAAATGTCGGTCGAAACTATTTCCGGCCCATCATAAAAAATCTATGTAACACCAACCAATAAAAATAGTTTATTGGAACAGCTAAGCATAATAATATTTGATACCATTTCAAGTTCATAAATTCCTTATGGTGGACCGGGCCGGTACCGCCCCGGCGTGTCGCCACCCTTTCAATTACTAAGTTGTACTACCATTTTACTAACTTACATTATACTCTATTTATTTTACTTTGTCAAGCATTCTTCCGGTAATATGCAATTGCATCAACCAAACCTTGGATGTGATCTGAAGTTTTCTCAATGAATACCAATGGTTGTTCGTTCTCCACTGCCATGATAACAACCAACTGATGAATGGGAACACCAACCAGTTCCTCATACATCAACGCATATGCTGTAGTCTGCCAAAAGTAATCCAGAATATCTTCACGTTTCTTAATTTTCTTGGAGGTCTTGAAGTCGATAGAAGATAACACACCATCATATTCACCAATACAGTCTACACGACCAGCAAGACCTAATTGCTTAGACCACAATGCAACTTCTTGGTAATGAATGTTGTTAATCTTATCTAGTGTTGGTCGAATACTCTTAAACATCTCCACAGCGTCAGGCATGATGCCCTTAGAGAAACCTGGTTTGTTATTGAGATAGTGTTCACAAATTGTATGAACGTTCGTACCGCGTGATGTGGCCTGTCTGGAGATACGATTGGCTTCTTCTTCACCCACACGTTTACGCCATGCAAGAATACCCTCTTTCTTTTTGGCACCAAGCACAGTGGTAACAGATGGCAACTTAGTGCCATCTTCCAATGTATAATATCTTTTACCATCAGGGAAGGTTTGTGACTTCAGGTCTTGCAAGTCTTTAGGTGGGCAATAATTAAACATAGTATATTCATTTCTTTTATTTTAAGGAGAAGTAGCAACTTTGCCTAACAAACCACCGATGAGTAATTTATTATTCGTCAACACAATCGTGTTAACAGTTGATGTACTCCATGCAGTTGATCTTAATGTTGTTCGATACGTCCATGTAACACCATCCGTACTGGTAGCAACTTTACCTGAGTCACCAACAGCAACAAATAATCTACCCGTCCATGTGATTGACCAAACAGTGCTAACACCCCATCCTGTTGCATTTAAACCGCTCTGATCCGTCCATGTAACACCATCAGGACTGGTAGCAAGATTTCCAGCACCACCACCTATTACAAATATTGATGAATTGTATGTGATTGAATAAACTGCGCCAGTAGTCCATGTGGTCGTTTTTAAACCCCCTTGGTATGTCCATGTAGCACCATCTGTACCCGTTGCAACATTTCCTCCATCACCCACAACAACAAATTTTGTACCGTTCCATGTAATGGCATTACATATAGAATTATTCCATGTGGTTGTTCTTAATTGACCCTGATAAGTCCATGAGATGCCATCGGTACTATTGCCTACTTTACCTCCACCACCAACAACGACAAATTTTGTACCGTTCCAAACAATATCATTACAATTATCTGTGCCATATCCTGTTCCGGACAAACTGGTTCTATTTGTCCATGTAACACCATCAGGACTAGTAGCAACTTTACCTGAATCACCAACAGCACAAAATACAGTACCGTTCCACGCAATGGCATTAAAGATATTTGCTATTCCACCCATTGTTGTGATGAGTCCAGATTGGAAGGTCCATGTAACACCATCATCACTTGTTGCAACATGATTGGTTTCTCCAACAATACAAAATTTGGATCCGTTCCATACACAATCTTTTATGGTATTAGCAAATACTGTTGTGAATTTAGCTAATCCGTCTTGATATGTCCATGTAATACCGTCTGTACTGGTAGCAACTCTAGCCACACCACCAACAGCACAGAATTTGGTGCCATTCCATAAAACAGAATTTACAACATTATCATACCAGAAGGTTGATTTTAGACCAGAACGATATGTCCAAGTCGATCCTGTTGAATTTCCTGTTGCTATTTTGCCATTATCACCACCAACACAAAATATGGTTCCATTCCAGGTAATTGATCTTACAGAATCTACTGATCCCCATCCTGTTCCAGACAAACTGGTTCTATTTGTCCATGTAACTCCATCAGTGCTGGTTGCTATTTTACCGGAAGCACCACCAACACAAAATATGGTTCCATTCCATGTGATAGCAAAAACCGCAGTACCTGAACCCCATCCTGTGGACAATAGTCCATTTTGATTTGTCCATGTAACACCATCAGTACTAGTAGCAATATGTCCAAGTTCTGCACCAACACAAAATACAGTACCGTTCCATGCAATGGCATGCACTGGTTGTGTTGTCCATCCACTGGCTACGGAAGTTAAACCTGATTGATACGTCCATGTAACACCATCAGGACTGGTAGCAACATGTGTGGATGATCCAACAACACAGAATATGTTTCCATTCCATACAATATCATTTACTGTGACGGTACTGCCCCATGATGTTGATCTTAATCCATCTTGATATGTCCATGTAACACCATCAGTACTAGTAGCAACTTTACCTGAATCACCAACAGCACAAAATACAGTACCGTTCCACGCAATGGCATTAACGGCATCCGATGAACCCCATGATGTTGATCTTAATCCATCTTGATATGTCCATGTAACACCATCAGTACTAGTAGCAACTTTACCTGAATCACCAACAGCACAAAATACAGTACCGTAATCAATATCAAGTACTTGTTCAGTTTGTCCCCATATGGTTCCTATTTTCGACAAATCATCTTGGTATGTCCATGTCACACCAGGTTGAGCTGTTCCTATAAACTGTGACAAACCAATTTGCCCAGAACTTGGTATTGGACCATTTGTTCCTGTAGTTCCGGGCAGTACATATAATCCACCGGCATAATATTCGGTTATGTCAATTGGATTGGTTCCTCCAAATTCAGTTTGAATAGAATCTAATGAAACATTTGATGATGTTATTGTCATTTTTAATTTGTTTGTGTTGGAGATACTACTATTTATAGACTCAAACTTTCCTTTGCTTGTAGGTAATCTTTAACGAAACCACTACGCACCACATCTTCAATACCAAATTTAATGTGTGAGATATTTTCTAATTTATCCAGAATACGAATGATATCAGTGAAACCAGATTTCTCTTTCTTGATATTCAGATCGTTTTGGTTGAAGTCGCCACACAACATGAACCTACAATTATCACCCACACGGGTTAATACTGTATCAATTTCATGGAAGGTTGCAGATTGGAATTCATCAAACACAATGATACAATCACTGAATGTTAAACCACGAAGAAAACTGGTTGTTTGAAACTGCACAATCTCTTTGTGCATTAAGAAATGCCATGCATCTCCACGACCAATGATTTCATTCACAATGTTCATGTATGGTTCTTGGTAAATCTTGGCCTTTTCTTCCAATGAACCTGGAACAAAACCTAAATCTCTTGACGGTACCGCAGACCGAATAATGATGATCTTGTTATAATGTGAATTTTCGGTCAATACATCTTTTAGTCCAAGATACATTGCTAAGAATGATTTTCCTGAACCTGCTGAGCCAGATAATACTAGGTGATTACCTTCCTCATATGCATCAAACGTTTTCCCTTGGTTCTCTGTTAGGGGTTTGATTCTTTTTACTGAAAAGTGCTGACTTTGTGCCTGAGCTGCAGCTGTTTTCTTTTTTGCGGTTGCCATTGATACTCCTAGTTAGTAAAGCAGGAAGTTTTTTTGTTTTTACCACTCTCTCGGTGCTTTCGTTTTATGACCAGACATGGTGTTGCCAGGAATGGTTTCCTTCATTCGTTGGATTACTCCAGTCTCGAATGCTGCATGTGGCTGTCCGTGACCCGGAATACTCATTCTCGTGGCATCACCAAGAATAGGTATATTTTCAGCACTAATATGTATAGTTAGGTGTGGATTTTCTGTCTTGAATTCATCGAGTACAGTATAACTCATACGATGTTCTTCAATTTCATCCGTTTTTGAATTTTTGAATTGATATGTTGGCATTATATTTCTTTATGTAATCAAGAAGTGAAAAACTCTCCATGAAGGAGAGTTCTTCTTTATACTTTAATATTAGAAACTATGTGTGTAACTCAAACGCCATGCATCTTTTTCTTCTGCAACATCACCATATGCTTGGCTGTAACGAACTGCAACTGAATCTGTCTTAGTCAATGCATATGCTGCGATAACATGGTAACGTGTGCTTTCAAATGCATTTACAGTATTGAAAGCATTACGATAACGTACACCAACATCTCCACTAAGTTTTCCGACAATCGGAAACTTTACACCAGCATCAACTGCATAGTGACTAAAGTGTTCATCACTAGTCATTTTCTCGCCTAGACGAACACCAAGGTATGGTTTAATACCATAACCAACATCTGCAAAGTTTTGTTTTGCACGAACTTCTAAACCAGTTGAAATCGAACCTTCACCAACACGAGTTTGACTCGATTCCAATTTAACGCTGTAGTCTTGACCTTGTGGTGTTTTCACACCAACGACTAGACCACCCTTGAGTTTGTCTGAATCATCAGCACGTTTAGTTTCTTGTGAGAATTCAAACGTAGTATATCCAGTGTTCTGTGCGAACGCGGAACTTGCCATCATTACTGCTGCTACTGCCAAGATTTTTACAAATTTCATGTGTTTCCTTATTAATAAAGTTCAAGTTAAATTACTGCTAGTTTTTCTAATCCAGTTTGAAACCATTGCGGAACTGGACGAGAATTTGTTTTACCTTTCCATGAGGCAAGGTGTACTTTACTTTGTATATAGTAATTCTTATACGAAGCAATAGAATCATAATGCAATTGACCACGAGGTCCTGCTTTTGGTACTTTTATTTCTGGCGGCATTGCAGGTGTTGGTTCAGTGAAAGGTTTTTGTGGAATATTTTGTGGTATTCTAGCAAGAGACATTTCAAGTTTAGAACAGGCATGGGTTTTACCATAACGATATGTGTACTCATCCATCAATGCCTGAAACAGAGAAAACAACCAGTCATAATTTTTATCTGATTGTCTTACCCAAATTGCAGACGGATGATTAATGTGAGTAGCAGAATAAAGAATGGCATCCCGAGCATCGGAGAGGACGAAGGAAGTTTTTTTCCGACCGGTGCTAGTAAGGCCGATAGTGGAAACGCCATCAAGAACGCGATGAGCAGTGGAAAGGAGTTGAGCATATTCCAGAATCATTTTGATACAATGTTTATCGTTATGCATTTCTGCACATTTAACTGGGTCATTGTCAAGATAAAAGATATTCACGAGAAACTTTCATAATATAAGAGATACAATTATAACATGGCCACAGTTAATTGTCAACTAATCATTCGTAGGAGTCCTATGGAATCTATGGTAACCAACAAAAGGTAGTTAGCAAGCATACCAAAAGACTTCCTAGAGTAAGCAGCCCAGCCATAAAGGCAACAACCAATGATCCAAACAGGGTACATACTAAGAAGGGGAGGATTAGGTACCGTGAGCGCCATAGTGAGACTACAACCAATGCTGATAGCCCAAGCAAGAAGCTCAATAAGAAAACGTAAAGGGTAGGTCCGATAATCATCTTTAATCCAAGAAAATATCCCTGTTAGGAGATCGTTCATAGTTTAGGAATTTCTACCTTTGGTGATTTTGCTTTAGGTTCTGCTTCGGTAGATACTTTAGGAAAACGTTTTGCAATATCTTCAGCAGATACTGGTTGTACAGCAAACTGGATAAATTGACTGTAATCATCAGATACCCGCATCGATGCTTTTGCACCAACACCTGCACTATCAATAGTAAACAATGCACAACCACCAGAAGCAAGTGGTGCAATTTCTACAATGTGTTCCATATTAACAATAACTTTACATTGTTTTTCAATCGAGGTAACTTCAACAAATAAACTCATAACTTCTCCTTATTTTCTATCACAATCAGGTACACGGATCAGATACACTGTGGTATCTGTGTGTGGTTTAACAAAAAAGCATTCATTCTTAATTGACCATGTCAAATGATTTTGTATGCCATCTTTGAAGTCTTTCATTTCAACTTCTGGTTTTTTCACTGCAAACATAGGTACTATTAACAATATAACCAATGCAAACATTGCACCATTAGCCATAATACTTAGGCCATTAGTTTTTGACCATCCAAAAATATTTTTAAGCAAGTATGCCATTAAATAATCTCCATAACAAATAAATTGGGTATGCACTCAATACAACACCGGCACAAAAGAAACCAAATTTGATTGCTTCTACCCTATAATAATCAACTTCTAAACGATAGAAGTCACGCTGTGCTCGCACCATCTCCGGTGCTTCATCTTCACCACCCAACATCACTACCGTCTTTTCGGACTCTTTGAGTAGTTTGGAAGAACTTATAAAGTGTATGAGAGAAATCATTCTTCTACAAAACCTTTATTAACATAATCTGTATGTGGTGTGTATGGGAAAGTTACAGGTACACGAGAATCTTTGCTTGTATATGATGAGGAATAATCTTCACCTGTTTCTTTGTCTTGCCGCCATTCGACAAATACTTTGCCATTGATATCATATGCACCAGTATCATCTTTGAATACATGACTTGCTCGTTTATTTTGGTATAGTGTGCCTTGATTAGAACCAGTCTGTTCTTTAGCAATTTCCATCCATTCGGAATCTTCACCTGTTAGTGGTGTCAATGGTTCATATCTCATAAGTTTAGATAATATACTAATAGCATATGATGCGGAGAATCCAGAATGTCCTTCTTTAGAAAATTCATCAATCATATGAAGGATGTGATTACGCATCGCAGCATCCATTTCCACAGAATCTTCTGTCATTCCAATAATATCCAATTCACGTTCTGCATGATGTTTCAATGTCATAATTAACCTTTAATAATAAGTTGTTCTTCTGCTACAAGAAATTGATTATTGTTCACTGTATCTAGGGCATCAATCAATTCAGTCTGCAATGCTTCAACATCCAATGTGTCATTACTATTCATCATAATTTCTGCGGTGAATATAAGTTTTACTTGTTTAAATTTTGCCATGATTAGTCCCAAAGATTTTGATAATATTTACCGAACAATCTCAAACCATTGTTGATACGGTCTTGATGTTTTTTCATACCTTCATCATCAACTTTATATGTATGATTAGGTCCGTGAGACATGATTTTGTAGTTGGAGTTACTTGGATCATCTAACCATTGAATGTCCATTTCACCTGAACGATACATATCGTCCCAATCATAATCAGGTTGTAATTGTTTGAATGTCCAAATCAATTCTTCAAGAACCCAATCCCAACGATGCATATTGATTTCCCATGAATCTTTTTCATACTGTTCATGATCTTCAAATTTGAATTCCATTTGGTGTGACCAATCTTCATGACCAGTCATTCTAAGAAACTCAGGAACATCTTCTGCATCAACCATTGGTGAACCATGTTTCACCTTTTGAAGTTCTTGTAACATAGGAAGAACGATAAGAGATAATGTGGAATCCATACTCCACACATCATAACCATGAATATCTACTTTAATTTTACGTTTTTTCTTGGATTCAATCCAAACACATAATTTTTGTAACAGAGAATCTTTCTCTTTACCACCCGACAACCAACGACCAAAGTTATGAACTCGGTCATCATTGTCTTTGTCCATCCAGAATAGTATCTTTTCCGCAATCTGATACGGTCCTATCCAAGTTGTATAAGGTCCGATATTTACTTTCATTTGCACACCTTAACACTATCCAATGCTCTTGTCAATGCTTCAATACGAGCATTAATTGTATCAATTTTTGATTCAACACCAGATGTTCCAATTGCACCACCCACAGCACCACCAACTGCTGAACCAAAGAAACCAGCGTTAGCTACCAATCCAATTGAAAGCAAAACACCACCAATAAAACCAATAAGATATTTCATGTATTCTCCAATCGTAACATTTCGTCTATTGTATAATATTTTTTCATGTATGGCGAGACATTTTTTAATACTGTTGCAGGTAAGTCACCTGCCCGAGCAGGTTTAAAGTTTACCTGAATATCACAATTGTTTACAATCATAAAACGATTAACAATATCAAATACGGAATGTCCTAGGCCTGTACCCAGGTTTTCTACCTCAGTGTTCGCAGGAGTTTCAATTGCCAATTTAATTGCGTGACAGATTTCCATTACATGAATATAGTCCCGAATTGCTGTACCATCTTCTGTATCATATTGATGACCAAAAAGATTAAATATACCTGTCTCTTTTGCCTTGATTAGGTTATACATCAGACCATCAACATTTGTTGGTAAGAATCCGTTTGATCCAATTACATTATAGAATCTAAAAATAGTATAGTCAATATCTTTACTGGCACAATACTGTTTAACAATACTTTCTGCGGCCAACTTCGAGATACTATATGGATTAATTGGGTTTTCTGCTGCACCAGTAGATGCAAGAATAAAGTTTTTTGTCTTAATGCAACTCAGTGCATTGATGGTGCCCATGATATTAGTTTCATAATACTCAATAGGTTTTACTACTGATTCACTTACACGAATCAATGCAGCCAAATGAATGACTGCATCGAATTCATTTGGCATATCAGCCAAAGAAAATATATAATCTGGTATCCAATGTCGAATATCCGACTGAAAAAGATTAACATCATCAACAGGTGTAATATCCAAGCCAAACACCTCATACTCATCCTTTAACAGATGGTAGAGGTGTTGACCAATATAACCATTGATACCAGTTATAAATATTTTCTTCATACGTTCTTCATTGCTTCTTCAATTTCATCAAACTCACATTCAGTAGGAGGAAGATTTACGTTACCATCATCTTCATCATAATTAATCTTATTGATGAACTTCATTTTAGATTCATCGTCCCATTTAGAAAGATACTCATTGTCTTTATCAAAAAGATCAAGATATTCAATCCTACTTAATTCACGGGTTGATGTAATCGATTCATCAATATGTTTCTGTGAGAATTCATAAAAGTCAGCATCAGACATAGTGACTTCATCTTCAGCATGACCTTCTTCTTTTGCTTCAACCACATAACGAATACGGAATGTGGAAATAGTTTCAACAAGATATAATTTTTTGGACATTAAATTGACTCGTATTCTTCCTTACCACAACCACATTCAGGACAAGTAAAGTCGTCAGGTAATGTACCCCATGCACCCTCTACTAGATCATCATGTTCATGACCACATACTACACATACATGTGTTTCGCTCATTTTACATTCTCCAATACTTTTGTGTAAGCTTCTGCGTGACGTTGTTCTACTTTCTTCAAAGCATTAAAACGTTTTTCTGCCTTAGCAAGAACTGTTGCAAATTGTTCTGCGTGTTCTTTACTTTCTAAAATTTGATCTGCTGCTTCTTTCGCAGCAAATTCATCACCTTCTGCAATTGCTTCTGATTGCATTGTAGGATACATTGTAGTGAACTCGTGTGTCTCACCTTCAATGGCCATTTCAAGACACTGTTTAACATCTGGTTTACCAATCAGTAATTCCAAATGACCCCACGCATGAAGTAGTTCTTGTTCTGCTGTATGTTCAAAATGTTTTGCAACATCTTCAAATCCTTGTGCTCTTGCCATCTTAGCAAAATATCGGTACTTGGTATGTGCTTGACTCTCACCAGCAAATGCTGCTTCTAAATTCTTAATTGTAACACTCATTTTATCTCCTTAAATTTCAACAAATTTTAACTCAAAATAATCTGCACTCTTTTCATGATTTTTATACCCGCGAGGATTGCAAACGATACGAGTATCACCAACCATATAATCAAAAGGTTCATGTGTATGTCCATGAGTCCAGAGTTTGATATCTGGCCTATCCATAATGAACTCGTCCAATTCAGAACTATATCCACCATTCATCAGGGTTTGTCCTGCATACCTTGGATGTGTGCTGCGACGACTTGGTGCATGGTGAGAACAAACAACAACAGGTTTTTTATCTGTGTTATTTTCCATTACTAGTTTCAAATATTGAAGAAATTGTTTGTGGTCTTCCACCGCATGGTTAGGAGTAAATCTAGCAGGTTCTTCTTTCATTTTAAAACCATCTACGATGTAACCAATACGTTTATCATCAATGATGTATTCACCCGATGCATCTTTTTTATACAGTGGCACTTTACGGTGTGTTATGCCATTTGTTACACAATTAAAGTCATTCATCATACCAGAAATTGCATGAATGGTCATTGGATCTTCTTTGTTCATATCAGTCCACAATGTACCACCAACAAAAATGGTGCCATCAAGTTCTACCGATTCTTTATCCAAGACATACACATTGGTAAATTCTTTAAAGGTTTTCTTGATTGTTTTGTATGTATCCTGAAACTCACCATGATAATGTTCATGATTACCAGCAATCAAAATTACTTTAGGGAACCGATCACTGCAACGTTTTACAAAATCAAAAAATTTCTCTGCACGAAAACGAGCTCGTGTTGGTACCAGTTTTGCAATTTCAATGGAATCTTCAAGACTCACAAGGTCGTTAGCGACAAAAATATCACCACCAAGAATCAGCACATCAGCATTATCTGTATTATGCAAATCAAGGTCACCAAACTCCAAATGCAGCTACAGGTCGGAAGCAATTGCAATACGCAAGCTTCCGACCTTTTTACCTTTCTGAGACATAATACTCTCCATAATATATAAATAGGGATGTGAGTCACGATGCGTCAACATCTACTCACTCTATGTCAAATTATATCACAAGGACACAGCTGTGTCAACTATATATTCAATCTATTCCGCTTACAATGTTGTAACAAAACAACGATACATAGGTTTTGATTCGCATTGGCCAAAAAGAAAAACCGACCACAAACGAGAATCAGAAAAAGAAAACAATATAAAATTCTATAATGCCATAAAAAAATATGGATGGAATAATTTTATATGGGAAGTATTATATCAATCTAAAGAAAAAGACCATACACTAAATGTTATGGAATCTTATTTCATCAGTGAATATGATTCAATTGTTGGTGGTTATAATACAGTTCCAGGTGGAAAAAGGGGTCCAACATTGTGTGGTGAATTAAATGGTATGTTCGGGAAAACACACACGAACGAAGTTAAGAAAAAATTATCAGAAAATGCAATAAAAAAATTCAAAAATAAATCATACGAAGAATTATATGGTAAAGAAAAGTCGGATAAATTAAAATTAATTCGTTCAGAAAAAGCCAAATTAAAAAATAACAGTTTTAAAAATAATTCACGTTTCGATAATTTAGTTTATAGTTTTTTCAATATACAAACTGGTGAATTAATAAAATGCACTCGATGGGTATTTTATAAATGTTACAATATAAACAAAAGTGGTGTTTCTGAAATTATTAACAAAGGAAGGACATATAAAAATTGGTGTATTTTATATTAATTTTCATTTTGTTTTCCTCTGTTCTATTTCTCTTATAAGTCTTACCTGATCGTTAGGTGTCACAAATATTCTTGCTTTGAAATTAACAGCACCTGATAATATATCTATTTGTCGTGTGTATTCAATAAAGTTTGATTTCTTCATTTCATTCACCAACAACATCAACAATTCATCTTTAATCTCATCTTCAGTCTGTTTCTGGCCAGCAATGTGTATGCGATCACTAAATTTATATTCCATGATTGAATATGAAGCAATCAACATTTTACCATTAATAATATGTTCAACAGGATATGGTAAGTCAGCAATTCTACCTCTAGAAGCTGAGGAATAATCGTCTTGTATTACACCATTAACACTCCATGGATTAGTTATGGCCATTACTTCACCTTAGGTTTCGTTTCTTTTTCAACGGGCAATGTATATATTTCACCTGAACTGGTACGGAATACAGTAGCACAAGCACGAATAAAAGCATTCAATGGAAAGAATAGAATGGCCAAAACACTAGTCAAAGTAATACCAAGAACAAATGTGATCTTTGCAAACATTACAAAAATTATTTCAAGCATCAAATTCCAAAAACCACAAACACCAAATGTATTAGGTGCAATAGTTTTGGCTGTTACATCACGGCGGATATGTTGAATCAAATCTGCTTCTAGTACACGGCAATTTGAAACGATAATATCAACCAAACCACGATACAATTCTAACATAATATATCCTTATTTTAAATCATCACGAACATTAGGAACAATCTTATTCAACGGAACCAGTTCTTCTGGATTACGCAACAAATACCAAGTGCCTTCTTTAAAAAGATAATAATATTCCGAACCACTGGCACTGTAATAATCCATAAATTCTGAAACACTATCAAAAGTTTTCGAGGCCGTATTTTCATCACCACGATCTCGTCCATAAAATGTACAGGTATCTTCATGCAATGCTTCTTCGGCAATATATGCAGGAGTACCCCAAGGATATGGATTACTAAAGTGACGCTTGACACCAATATTTGGTCCTAGCACTGAAAGTGAACCGTGATTCATTAGTTCATTGGTCTTATTCTCATCATAATAATTCAACAGGATGTGACCATGGTGTTCAGGATAACCATCCCAGTGACAATATACACCTTCGATCTTACCATCACGAACGATACCAATTGCGGAACGGGTTGCCATACTATCTCCTTTTAACAGTTTATGTGACCATTATATCATGGCCACCGTTAATGGCAACCATTGTTGTTTTACTGCAACATCAATTCAAACTAACCCAAGGTTTACGACCAATGTAATTCATAATCACTATGGCAAACGACCATGCAGCCCATACATAGTCACCTTTTAACAGAGAGGAAAATACTTCACTGATGAAGTAACCAATGAAGAACCAGGAAACTTGTGAATTATTTTCATTCATCCAACTAGCAAATTTTCTAAACATTTTTAATCCTATCAATAATCGATTTTGCTTCAGTAAAATCTTCAACTTCATCTTGAAGATCCATTTCATAGATTTCTATTTCTGATCGTACTGTGTTTGCCAATTCGAGGGCATATTTAATATCGTCATTAGTTGCTTGGTCAATCCATGCAGCAAGAGCAGTTAAATCGGATGTTATTAGAAATCTTGTATTATCTCTCTCTCGTTTATTCAACTGATTCCACCTCTGGTGTAACATCTGCAACAGGTGCTGGTGCTTGTGTAACAACTGGACCAACATAACGACCATTCTTATCAAACTCTGTATGGTTCACCAATTGATATCCAGTAACCTTACGACCTTCTTTAATTACTTTGATGATACCACCATCAAGACGAATGTTATAGATATTAGTGGACAATCGATACAGAACCGATTCTTGGTCTGTGCCAGTAAAACATGATTTGATTTCATCAGGTGAAACCGGTTTGCCTGACAACAGGGTTACGGTGATTTTCTCGTGACGGTTTTGTTTGCCTTTGCGTACTGCATTGCTCATAATATATTTCCTTATCAATTAAAATGGGACTTCTTCGTAATTTGGTGCTACTGTTTTTGCTTGTGGTGCTTCTACTTTGGCATCCACTTTTGAGTACAGGTCCAAGAATGCTAATTTGGTTTCTGTATCAAATCGGTTTACGCACAATTCAATTGCCTTCATGCGATCACCAAAGATTTTAAATGCCTTGGCAATATGCACCAGACGGCGTGTAGAAATAATTTCATCAGTGGCACCTTGGTCAAATGACTGACGAACCACATCTGCCCATTGTACGAGGTTATCCACAAATTCTTTATCGTCAATCAGAGGCGAAAGAATCTTCTTCTCTGTCTTAACATCAGGATATTCTTGTTCAACAGTAATTGGAAAACGTTCAAGGAAGGCATCATCAAGAATCTGTGACAGATAACGACCTTCTTCTGAACCACGACCTTTAGTGTTTGCTGTTGCAATGATAGTGAAACCATTTTTTGGATGTACTAGTTCACCATTCTTTTTGTTATAATAAGGTTTGCCTTCAAGAATGCCTTGCAGACACATCAACTTATTAGAACCACGGTCAACTTCATCAATCAGCAATACTGCACCACGTTTCATTGCAGTAATAACAGGACCATCACGGTTGACCACATTACCATTAACTAGAGTAGGTCCACCAAGCAGATCACTTTCATCAGTCTCAATGGAGATATTAACACGGATACATTCACGACCTAATGCTGCACATGATTGCTCAACCATAAGTGTCTTACCATTACCAGATAGTCCAGTAATGAACACAGGGTAAAAAGCATTTGATTTAATAACATCTATTAGGTCTTTATAAAAACCAAATGGCACATAATCAGGATACTTTTCAGGTATAGATATATCAGATTCATCCTCAAGTTTTGGTTGCTTGAAGGTTAACACTTGAGCAGACAATGCCACTTCCATTTCAGGTTCCTTTTCTTGTATTACACCCTTTTGGATTGTACCAATGTCAGGCAACTTGTATTGCCCACGACCATCACGATATTCGGACTTGGTAACAAACCAGTAAGGAAACGGCACGCCGTTAGTTTCAACAACGTGCTGAATCCCATCACGAGTGAGAACAGAACCAATACCAAAAATAGATTCGGCAGCCTCGATAAAGGCCTTTTGGTTTTTATTATAACTCATTCTATTTCCTATTAGATTTCGTCAGCAGCACGAAAGTCAATGATGTATTCTTGAACCGGTGCAGTAAAGGTTTCTTCCAATGATTCGGAACTAACACCAACTTCACCAACAACCTCATACATACACGCACGACCTTTTGAGTCATCGTAATCGGTAGGAATACTAACCACATCACGAGGATTAATCTTCAGGATCATAATACGGTCACCACCAAAGTGGCGCAGATAACCTTCTGAGCAGAAGTGCAAACCAGAAGAACAGGTTTGGTTCTTATCATCATTAACTTGGTTACGTTCCATTGAAACAATCTTACCAACAGAATTGTCCATTTTACCACTGTAACAATCAAGGTAATCATCACGCACTTTTTTGTACGCAAGGAAACAACCATCAGGAGTAATTGGCAGGTTATTCTTTTCCAAGAAACCATACAATTCTTTTACTGCACGATAAGACGGGTTGTTCATCAGATTTTCCATAAACAGAACCAGTGGTTCAATGGGGAAATCATCTTGCAACATCTGGATCATACGGGTAGCAATTGCGTTATGCAATTCCTCACCTTTCCAGAACAGTTTTTCACCTTGAATAGACACATTGCCTTTGCCATAATTCAGAACCATTTTCTTTGGTTCGATAATGTCTTGAACAGTCTGCCAATCATTTGCTTTGATTGCTTCTTTTACTTTCTCATAGGTAATATGAGTCTTGCTAATAGTATGTGGTTTGTTATTGATAACCACTACAATATTATTACCTTGTATAAGATATGGGAACATTTTAAATGCCTTTCACTTGGTCAACTAAATTAATATAATTTGAAACATCATCACTTGATGCACGATATGTATCCATCACAGCAATCAATGGGTATCGTTCATTCATTTTTGTAAACTCATCATTAAACTCTTTTGCGAGGTCGGTAGTATATACCTTACGTTCTTTCACAAACATTTCTACCAATTGGTGTATTGTACGCCAATTACCGCATCTTGGCAAGTTATTGAATTTCTCCATCAGGATTGCCATAGGACTTTTCGCATCAATCTGTTTAGAGATTACCGAAAAATCAAACATGGAAACGGCATTCTTATCAATAGAATTAAGAGAAGAAGCAACCCGTTCAACATCCTGAAGTTTATCCATCAGAGACAACAGATATTCCTCAAGGTTCTTCCAGTTTGGCAGTCCCTTAACCGTTTCAATATTTGTTTTACGAACACCATAAACATGTATATTCAGTTCAGGCACATCAGATGCATTGAGTAATCGGACAACTTCCTGTGCTGAAAGACTGCTTCGTGTTGTAAACTCAGGAACAAAACCGGACAACGGAATATAGTAATAGGTTTGTGTATCATCCAGTTCACCTAGATTGGGTGCTTCACGCCACACCAATTGATTGGAACTAGAATGATGCCTAGGTCCTCCTCGCTCTTCCATTCGAAGCAATGAAATATTTTTACCTAAAGCTTTACCTGATGATACACGATCCTTTGTATCCAATGTACTAGCAAGAATAATATTTGATTCTGGTGGATTACCAATCGATTCCAAGAATTCTTTAACCTTAATTGGTTTTGTTTTGTCTGCAACCTCAACAACAAAAACATTCTCAGAATATTTGTTATTACTGGTTTTATTTCTCCAATGGTATTTGGCACGTTCTGTTACACCAAGCTTGGTATCATTAATAACCAAACTAACAGACACATCAACAGGCAGATCAATATATTCCTGACGAACACTATAACCATCATTATCAAGCAAACCAAAATTCTTATGGTCAGTCTTAATCATGGAACAGGTAGTTGATCCACGGTGAATATTAAAACCACGCAACTTGACATTAAATTTACTTGCAAGGTCAGAACAAATCAATTCAAAACGATATCGACTGGTTGAATAACCTGTATTGGACAATTCAACCAATTCAAATGCCGTATCTTTTACATACTGAAGCACCGAATTTTTCCACAGATCGGTACGTGCTTTACTATACAGAAAAATGGATCGTTCCCACTTATTGGCAATCTTATTTGCTTCTTCAGCCAAGCGAACAGTCAATTGACCATTCACTGTTTCCAGTTTGCGTTTAATTGATTCAATTGTTTGTGGAATATATGATAGACCTTCGCGTGATGCCTGAAAGTCCAACTCACCAATACCAAAGTACATTACAAGGTTGCAATCCAACAATGAACGAAGATTACCCAATTCAGTATTAGATGCAGGAATATTAATTGGATATGCAATGTTACCCATGACAGCAACAGATGAGGTTCTGCTAAAATCGGTAGCACGAGAATGAACACCAGGAATAATATCCTTGAATTCATACTGCACTTCAGAAAATTCAAAATGGGTTACACCAATAACAGTAGGCTTCAATGCAAAATACTGGTAAACAACCTGTGCTTCTGAAATGAATTTACTAAAATCATATCGTTCATTCACAGAGAATTTAATCTCCACACCATTTTCGTTTACAGTAGATTCTTCACCCATCTTAACAATAGAAGGAACACCCTCATCATTAATAAATGCGGAGTAAATACGCTCTACGCCATCTTGAATGGCAGTAACAGTAAAGTTATCAGTATAAGAGAATGGAGATTTTGAACCAAGACCCAATGCACCAATGAAATCATTGGAATTGGTTTTAGTAGATTCAAAATAAGTGGTGTAAATATTTGTTACCTGATCGTGGTTCAGACCCGTACCAAAGTCCCGCACTGAGAACCATGGTTCTAGTGTGGTTGGCAGGTGAACCGTAAAAGGTGTGTCCATGTTACCTGCAGCAGCATGGCTGTCAACAGCATTACAGGACAATTCTCGAATCACAGCGCGAATCTTATTTGCATAAAGACCACTGGATAGAATGTTAAAAGCCTTCGCAGAATTGCGGATTTTGAATTCGCCAATTTGACCTACATTGGACAGGACTGCTTCGTTTTGCGGGGTGTTATTCAGAATCATAATATAGTCTCCTCATCAATCAATACAAACCATTATACAGGCATTGTGGCAAATGGCAACAGTGTGTTGTTTTCCTACAACACAACCAGTTCATCAGAATCCATGAGGATAACATCACGGTCTGCACCATAAACCACCAGGGGAGTGTCCAGCTGTATTGTATTGGTGACTTTACCGCCATACTTAATGCGGGTGGAGGTGACTGTTCCAGTGAACGGGAATTCACCCAGATACTTACCAGAAACTTTTTTACCTTCGAGATTCCACGACATCCTGTTGTCTCCTTATCAATTCAATAGAGACCATTATACAGGTGTCGTGGCAATTGGCAACTATGGTGTTGCCAGAAAACAACAGTTAAATTTCTTCTTCCACCCATTGTTTGGTTTGGTCGAAACTTTTTTCTTGAATTGTACTTTCATTCCAAGTTTTTCTTGGATTACCGCACATTACACAATTCGAAACCCCACAGGTTGTACCACTTACTTTATGATACTTGTGTGGAATTTCATTGTTAATGTCTTGTGTAAACTTATGAGCCTTTCTTATTTTCATTTGACGATTAATATGGTTTTCTTTTTGGAGTAACCGTTTAGAATGCCGTTCTTTATCTTCTTCTGTGCTCATAAAATCTCCTGTTAAATATTTTTGTTTTTCAACTCCGGATATAGTGTCTCACAAACAACAACTTGCATTTGTGCTTTGCGGTGTTTAACTTGCACTTCTTCAAAATTATGTAGTTCACATCCACGGTCAAGAATTTGGCAATATGCAATCGAATCTTTATATGGTTTACCATTTGCTTTACAATATGTTACATAACAAAAAGCATCAAGCAATTTTTGCATACTCAGTTCAGGTGTATCAACAGTCATTTCAGTCATTTTTTTCCTTTTAAATTATTTACTACATTCGACACTGGCCGCAGCCATCGCACGATCATGCAACTTATCCCATACATCAGGTTCACCATAAAATAAGAATACTAACATCACTATAACTAGAATATCACTCATTATTCATCATCCTTAAATTCATATAGTTCAAAAATGTAATGTCCGCCACGGCGCGATTGTACCCAATTGAGGTGCCACATCATGTCATTTCTTTTCATATACTGGATGATGGTCTCATTGCCACTCCAACCAGCAGTTGAAACGTCATAGCGATACACCTTTTTATCTTTTCGGTATTCATGATTAGTTTCACCTTCACCCCAGCCCCAGGATTTCAGATGCCAGATGCTGTTGATGAAATCAAACCAACCTTTTGGATCAGTCCAGTGCCATGATTCAATGATGTGCATGGCTTCATCAGTAGGATAACCATCATCGTCCAACATATCATGACCAATGAAGGCATCATATATTTTCTTGCTGGCAGCAATATCAGCAGCCAATCTTGCTGCTGATTCTTCTTTGGTTGGTCGAACAAACTTTTTAGTCATTCTTTATTCTCCCCAAATTTTTTAATTCGTTCGTTCATTATACATCACCTTCTTCAACAATACAACAAATAATTGTTTGTGCATTAATATATTCTTGTGCTTCTGATAATGAAACAAATCTAATCGGAAGATATATTTTTGGTACAACATATTTGCTCTCAACCCGCCAAGACTCACCCCACAATAAGTTTTTCTTTAAGAATTCTACAGTATAATATTTACTAACACTACCGTTTCGGTGTTCTTTTATGCGATATTTCATACATCATTACCAAAATATGTACTACGGTTTCTCAGTGATTCTTCCCGTTGTTTAACTGCCTCATTATACTTTTCTTTGGTGCTTTCACTGTAGCCTTTATCTGACATTTGTTCTGCACCATCAGTGATAACTTTGTTTAGATTATTGCCCGATAATTTACCAATACCGAAATGTTGCAGTAAACCAATAGCACAGTCCATTACACCATCATTGTAAGTTAAATCACATGTTTCTGTTATTTCGTTAGAAAGCATTTGACCTTTACATTGTTCATAACATTCTTTGATAATCAACTCAGCAAACTTTTCAATCCTAGTATCAAATTGTGAGTGGTGATTATCCCATCCAGCTTCTTCAGCAAGTTCTTTAATTTGTTCGTTCATATTCACTCCAACAATGTTCGATCTTGAATATCCCAATATTTTTCAACAGACTTTTTTGCAAAATCACCACTGATAAATTGTCCTAGAATTTGATCGACATTATCTGGTTTTACTGATGCAGTGTACACCATCATCGAATTACCAAATTTATGAATTTGTCCTATTATCAGACCATCTTCATCATTGTAATAATAATGTGTTTTGTTTTCAAACTCTTGCCATTTTCTCATTGTGTATTCTTAATATTTGTTTTGCCTTTGCAGAAACCCATGGGTCACGCAAAGGTAAATGGTTGCCGGTTGCACCAGTCCAATCTCTGAATTCAAAATCAAAAAAGTCAATCTTGCATTGCTCTGGATTATTTGTTTGTAATTGTTCTAGTTCATCTGCCCATGCCTGCCATTCGTGGTCAGAAACAATGGATTCATCCATTTCATAGTAGAGGCAAGAATGGATAAGCATTTGTGATCTACGTTGGCGAATCTTTGATTTAAAATCAACAGGTTCTTCAGTCAACAAATTCATTAAGATACTCATTTTATTCCAAAATGTTTTTTAATTAAATCAATTTCAGTGGGTACAGTCAAACGCATAAGATAACCTGGCATCATATTCATGCCTTCTTTTTCGATAAGGTAACAACATTCTAACACAACCAATTCTATTAGTCTATTGATTTCTTTGTTGATGTATTGTACTGAATCGTTCACATAAAAATTACAATCACTTGGATTATACTCGAAACCTGCTTCTATGGCAAGTTTATCAATTCTGGATTTTGTTTGTATCTTAATATTATTCTCTATGGTCTTAATACGTTCTTCTACAGCAGCCCGATACTTTTCTTTGGTGCTCTCAGAGTAACCAGTACCTGCATGGTGATCTGCACCTGATTTAATTTGTTCATTCATACACCAACTCCATCAAATTCACATCTTCAGGAAGTATTTCAATCACTGTGCCTTGGTCAACAGCATGTTTAATAAAATCATTCAACACGCCTGAACCGTAACCACTAATGCCTTGTGATTGTTTATTGCAGTTATACACTGAACCAGAACTACCTGTAAAGAAATAAAAATCATCATCTTCTGTAACAGAAACAATACCGGAATTCATTTTCCATGAATCTGAACCAGTGTAACCACCATACCAAGAAGCGAACACCCGATAGTGTGTCACACCACTAGTGGTCAACTTTATAACTAACCATCTATGTGGATTATATTCACTCATCTTTAATCACCCGTTTCTTTTCTTTTGGATACTTGGAACACCATAGGCATTTTGTTGTTGGTATGCCAGTGCATTGTTCATTCCAATCAAATTTCTTTTGATTACAACCAATGCAAGTAAAGAACTTCATTTCTGGTTCTTCTACTTTTTTAACTCTTTTCTTTTTTGGCTCTGTTGCCATTCTTATTCCAAATGTGAAAGAACATAACCGGTAACTTCGCGGCGTCCTTGCAACCCAGATAGATACACATCATCAGGTGTTTTCATTTCAAACGCATAGTTTGGACTCTGCCACCAACGATCAACAAACTCCTGTGAACCTAACAATGCCATCAACATTTTATTCAATGCAAATTTGTTAGTCATCGCTTTTCCTTTAGCTTGGCTTCAACCCTACGCGCAAACCGTAACAAAGCTATACGCGAGACGGATTCTAAATCTCTACCACTCATTTTAATAACCCAAATTTCTTCATCCGTGAGTTCTACTTTTCTTACATTATTTCTGTACATGTTGAATCCAACTATCAACCCACAGAGAAAAGAAAATCCGATACATACTTCAATTAAACCTTCAACCATGTTTTTTCTCCCATAAAACCTCAAGCAATTGATGATCTTCATCTTGCCAAGACACCATCACCAATTCTCCATTAGCATCTTTAGTAAGTGTTAGGTATCGTTCAGGCTGTGTTAATGCTTCGCGTAATACATGACTAACATCAAAAGCTTTTGTGTACGCTTTACTACCATAAGGTAAATCCAATGCACGAAATTCCGCTTTCAACATTTCCAATGCTTCTAATGCCAACTGGATTGTTTCATTTTTAGTCATTTCTTCACCTCTATACTGCACAGAACTCGTGCTTTGTTATTTTGAACGTAACCTTGTTCTTTGCAATCTTTAATAATATCATCAAATGTTCGCACATCTCCGAAAGTAAAAAATATACCAACCACTGCAAATCCGGTTGCAACTGATATAAACAATCCACCTAGTACGTCATCCATTGTTTCTTTCTTTTAAAATTATTTGAATAAACTTAATCATTTTTTTAAAATTCAGTTCGTAATAATCGCGCAACATTTCTTTTTCTTTTGCCGAACGACCTATCCACACATCACGCAGTTTATATATTTCTTTATCGGTCAGTTCTTGCCAGTCTCGCTTGGGTGGTGCGGTGTAAAGTTTCACGCAAGTTTCACATGCTACGTCGCCAGCATCTTTGTAAAGAAAGAAATCGCTTTCTTCATCTGTGTCACCCTGATGCCAAATACCAAACGGTTCAGGTTCAGTCAATCCTACACATTCTTTCTTTGGTGGTGCGTTGTAAAGTGGTAAATTCTCATGAACTTCCGGATATTGATTCCAATCATCTTCAATTGCACTACCGATACCGTCAGTATATAAATGTTGAGTACCATTTGACCATTCACAAAAATAACCAAACGGCTTTGGCTCAGGCTGCACTAATGATGATTCAAGTATTTTGATTGCTTTTAGCAAGTCACCCCTAGTAGCCTCGACGTTAAAAGACTTCCAAAGCGTTTCAAACGCCATTTGCATTGCTTCGTTTTTAGTCATTTTTTACCCCATATAAATTTCATGGTCAGTCCATCAATGAAGCCACGTTTAAATTCATCTTCTGGTGCAAACCACAGGTAACCAATCGTGAGTCCTTGTATTAGACCAATAAGATAAAATAACACATCAACTCCAATTAGGTAAAATAAAAACAGAACCAGTCGTTGATATATTAACTGGTTCTGATTTTTCATTGGCATCATAGGTTAATCCCAATGCCTTCATCATTTTATGCTTTACTCGCAGATTAGGCAAGCGAAATCTTTCCGTGGGTGTAAACCCAAGGATTGTACCGACTTCAACCACAGCACCAGACCGGCAAATACCTGCATGGCAATGTACCAAAACATTCATTGAATTATCCCGAGCGTGCTGCAGCAGTGTAACCAATTGCTGTGCTTGTTCATCGGAGATTTTGGCACCATCATCAAAATTATCACCATCTTCCGCATCCAGAAATTCGAATTGATGCACCTCTTTAAAATGTTTTTCTGGTTTAGGGAAAATGCTTGCAGGGTCACCAATCTGGATCAACATGGAGTTTATACCCATCTCAGTATGCCAGCCATGGCGCACATCATCTCTGCTTACATTTTCAATCCATCTTGTCATATTAATCCTTTAAACACCTTTGCGTTTATTTCGGCGAGTACGTTTACACAAGAATAAAAAAGGTTTATCTGTTTCGCTTAATTTGCAACCAAATCCCATTACATTAAATGCTTTACGAATTGAACTTGGATTATGTGCAGCAACAACAGCTTCAGTGCCTAAGGTTTTAAAATTGCTACGCACCTGTTCTGCAACTGAACCATGATATAAATCATTAACACTATCAGACAAATATTCAGGTTCTTTTTTGGTCTTGGTTGTCTTAATCGTTTTAACTGTTTTAACCTCTGATTGACCAATGGTCATAGAACCATCAGCATTAATAGTAATTGGTGTGCCTTGTTTCAAGGCTAAGGATGCAATCTCAAGTGCGAAGCTCATAATATATTTTACCTTAAAGTTTAAAATTAATGTTTACCTGATTAACCAACAATCGTGTATTCAGCAAGATTCTTCCAGTTTTTACCTGCACTCTTGCGAATCTTTGTTACCTGAATTAATGTTCTCAAGGACAATTCCTTAACTTCATCTTGCAGGTTCTCAATCAAGACCATAGCATCTACCTTCTGTGCTTCAGTAAATTCAGGCATAAATTCTTTCTGGTCTAACAGAAACCACATACGCTCGATTTTCTGTTTAGTGGTCATTGACAGGTCAACAGCCATTGAACGGGTCAGAATTGCTTGATCTAATTGATTAGAGGACATATTCGAGATAAAAACAACTCGACCTTTAAATTCAAATGACTGTGGCAATTCATCATCTTTAAAATCTGCACGCCATGAGATAATACGGCGTGAATAAGAATCAAGAGCACCTTTTAACAGATTAAGAGATACCGCATCCTTTAATACAGAATCGCAATCATCAAACACAATAACTGAATTGCGGTTCTCATATAAAGTCCTGTACAGACCTTTTGGAGTAGAATAACCCTTAATAGAACGGAAGGTTTTCTTGGTATTAACAGCATCACCAACTTCCATATCCTCGACCAATGAAACATCGGTCAGACCAGAAGCAATTAATGCCTTGGTGACAGTATGGGACTTACCCAGACCACCAGGTCCTGTAACGACCACAGACGCTTGGTCGCCTTTTGCGAGCATCTGAACCATATCAGATACGAACCCGAAACGCTCATTAATAGAGAATCGGGACTCAACCATAGGCACTGGTTCTTTGTTCTTAATAACAGTAACAGGACCATTCTTTTGGTTCTTGGTCATACGGAAACCTGCTTTAGGGACGCCACGGGGCATATATTTCTCCTTGTTTATCGATTCAATACAACCATTATACAGTCTGGATTCCTATTGTCAACCGTGGTGTTGCCAAAAAACAACAGATTATTATTCTTATTTCTTATCTTTTTATTCTTAATTTTATGCAAACATGGTATTAATTTGTTCTTTTAATTGCAACTGTTTATCAGTATGCTCGACCTTTACTGCCTTATTATCTACCACAACCCACATAATGTCATGAGCATATACGGAACCAATCTCCGTTTCAAACCCTTCAATCTCTGCCATACGGGTATTACCACGACCATTATCCATCATGGTGCCTTTCCAACCGTTTGCCATTTGAATACGCATACCTTTTTTAATATCATTTGTTTTCATTGAGTTTCCAATCTAATACAGCGATAACGACTAACATTAATACCCAGTTTACTAGCACCTTCTTTACATAAAGATTCACCTTTAAATGATGCAATAGGTCGCCAATCATAAAATGCACCATTAGGTGAAGCAGAAATCACGGTCCATATAATCAAAGCATATATTGGCATTACAACCAACCCATAACAGCACCAAGCGGTGCAACGAATACACCAATAATACGCAATGCTAATGCACCAGTAATATGACTAAAATCAGCATGAAAAATGGCAACGATATTCAATACCCATCCTATAATGGCACCGAATACTACTGTAAGCAGTAACAGATAAGGTAACAGAGATAATTTAATTTGTTTACGCATTATATAATCCTTATTAGTTTTTATCAACAGGTACAGCAATGACTACGCAATGCTGATTCCGTGGTAATGTCTTTTCACATTCAACAATGGCATTATCATACAGTTTAATCTGTTCACGGGGAAAAATGATTGTAAAGATTAATACAAAAAAAAGCGCAACAATCATACCCATAATAAATGTGCCTGCATCGTCAATATAATTCATTATAAATTACTCCGTAACGATAGGTGCAATTGAAGGGAATGCCTTTGCAAGCCATTTAATGCAACCCTCAGCAGTAGGACGGGCACATGGTTGCTTACCATCAACAATAACCACGAACTTCTGGCGATCTTCACGGAAGAAAATAGTGCCATCAGCAAGTTTAGTTTTAGGGGTTTTAGTTGCTTTAACTTTAGTACCAGTGGACAATGCCACCTTTACTTTAGCCGTTTTAACCTTGGCCACTTTGACCTTTTTAGATTTTTCTTTTACTTCAGTCTCATTAACAATTTCCACATTTTCTTTGAATAGTGGACCAGTGAGAGGACCTGCCCATGGGAAGAAACCAATTGGTGAGGGCACACCGATATTATCCACGGCTTCTTGAAAGGATGCACCAGTCAGCGACCATGTGTCAGTTTCGGCATTATAGTGGCGATAATAGTTGCCTTGTTTGCCACGATTAACCAGGTACATTGAGGTTACTTCAGGTTTATCAGTATTGAATTCCATAATATAGCTCCTAATCAATTTATAATATAATCATCATCAAAACACTACACCGACCATTGTACAGGTCCTGGTGTAGTTGGCAAGCACTATCGCTGGTTAATTATGCGAATTCTGCTGCCTCATTGGTCTTGCTAAGGCGTTCGGACAGTTTAAGGTATTGACGGCGACCAGTAACCGTACCGATGCCCGAAACCAACTCATCCGCGATACGGAGGGCGGTAATAGGTTCATATTTGTTGCCTTGCAGAATAGCAATCATGTAAGCCCAAGCAAAATCTCCACGCATATTATGTCCTTTATTATTAAACAGATTGGTTGTAAGGTTTGGTGCGGATCACTTCAATATCAATATAATCCACAGCATTAGTTTCTTCAAACGCTTCATAATCTTTTTCGATTACATATTCAGACAATTCATAAACAATCTGTTCCACGTCCAGTTTATTGCCTTTTACATTAATTGTAATTTGTACTTGCATTTTTTATTCCTTTATGTTATACTGCATAATCATTTGAAATACAGACTTCATCGCCTTTTGCATCCACGATAATAAAATCCATATTTGATTCATAACCCCATTCAATGGCATCATCAATGCAATCCAATAGAATAGACTTATCACCATTATCACATATGCAACGATACATTATTCCTCCAATAGGTCAGGGTGAAACAACTTTACTTTTTCGATAAACTCATCCTGCGGCAGATTATCCATGTTACTTAAAACGGTCTCATATGCAAATTTTAATATCTCCTCAATTGACATATCATCAATAACACGGGTAGCATACAATTCTTGCAATTCGTCACGCTTGGCATTGGTTAATTTCATAATTTGCTTTCTTTATCGATTCAATACAACCATTATACAGTCTGGGTTCCTAATGGCAACAATCTTTTTCGATGTTGCACAAAAACAACACATTGCAATTATGATATCTGAACCTGATAAACGTGCTGCTTCATCTTGGAATCATAATGGCGGGTTGTGGTCGCTATTCCAGCGTATCCACCCGCCACCATATCATTGTATGCGATACCGACCGCACAATTCACGTTGGTGTCATCTCCGACCATTCCAGACTTCAATGCCTTTTTAGTTGTATAAAAAGAAATACCGTTCACAATCACTCGAATTTTCATATTGTCTCCTAATCAATCAATACAGACCATTATACAGAACAGGTTCCTATTGTCAACCATGTTGTTGCCAAAAAACAACACATTAATTACCAGATAATTTCTCTTGTTTTAAATGTAATACCGCCCTCATATTCCAATTGGTACTTTTCAAGTTCGGTCAAATAATCATCTTTGACGATTTTCCATCCCATAATATTGCTTCTGAAAAATGGATTATCTTCCTCAATTTGATTACGAACACCCATAATGGCTATAGTGACTTCTGTATCATTACCCTTAAAATTGGGAATAAAATAATCAGTGCCACCCTTCATTTTCCAGTGTGGGTTGGTTTCATCCCCATAATTCTCTTGGTCTTGCGTCCAAATATATAATTTCATATTATGCACCTGCCCACGAAATAACACCATATTCATCGGTTAATACATTACCACGCGACTTATTGGTTGCGGGAGCAGAGAAACTTGCTGCCTTCAATATATCACCTTTTTTAAACTTGCCATTATCTTTTAATACAACAAAAGAATGGGTCGAACCCTTATTACTCACCTTGGCATATTTGCTGCCATATTTGACCGATACTCCATCACAGTATTCAATATACATTGACGAACTAATATGTACATTATCACCCCATTTTTTATAATCTGACTTCAGATAATCCAAATAATCATTGATTTTATTTTCCATTATTATTCTCCAGTATAAAGTGAAACAACTTCACCGTCAGACATCATATCCATATAATCAATGCAAAGAGCACCGAATATATCATTAGCCAGAATAGATTGTACCATTTCCTCACGCACCACCGAATTCAATATCATTTTAGGCCTTTAATATAATTAATAAGTTCAATTGCATCTCGCAAATCAGACCATTCTACCGCTTGGTCAATCATTTCCAATTGCATTATAATCATATCATTGTATAATGCTGTGGCAATTCGCCGTTTTCGGTTTAAACTGTTCATTATACTGCCTTATTCAATAAAATCAATCAAATAAGTGTCGAATTCTACTTTAGACACATTAACTTTATTATCAAATTCTCTCATTAACTGGGAAAATATCTTACGGGAATTGGATTCTATACACTCCAGAACCAATGTGCCATTATAGAATTCTGCGCGTTCACCACCGTCCAGATACTTGGACGCGATATCCAGTACTTTAATCTCGAAACCGACTGCACTCATGTTGTCTCCTTGTTCTCTCATTCAATACAACCATTATACAGTGTCGGTTCCTATTGGCAACGGTTAGTGGCAACTATTTGCACGCTTCGCTGTTGTATTTTTACAACACTCAGTCCCATGTGCGGTGGACTTCAGCAATATGCTCCATGCCATCATACTCGCTAATTTCATATGCCACACTGTCTGGAATATTAACCACCTTTAAACTGGCATACTTACCATTGGCGTTAACTCCTAGTTGTTCAACCACTTCAACCAATACTGGATCATTTCGTGGTATATCACGATAAGAGAAACTCATAGCATTTGTTTTCTCATACCGATTAGGTCCAACTGGTTTTAATTGTTCTTCACGCTCAATTTTCTTATACTCCTCAACCGGACACAGATAATAAGTTAACCAACTCTCCGAATCGTCACAATATAATGTTATGCCTTTATTCTTGGCATATAACATAACCGCATCATGAGATAAACCAAAACCACCATAAGACTTATTAATAACAACTTTCATTATTCCTCCAATTCTTTCAGTTTAGCTTTAATGTCCATATAAAACACATGGTATTTGGCAATCCGTGCTGCATCCTTACTGGTAACACCTTTTAAACGGCGAATATCAGTATTATGACGTAAATCTGCCATTTTAACTCGCATTGCATCGGCACTGGCAAATACACGTTCTTTATATTCATCATAGGTTTGACCAGGCATTTTAGTTAATGCAGCAATACCAGTAATAACACGTTCGGTCATACCAGCAGCACGCAAATCTGCCCATGTGGTTGCTGTATCTTCGATTATATCATGGCCTAATGCAATACACATTAGTTCTTCATCATCCGATTTTAAATAGTGCATTACTTTTAATGGATGGAGAATATATGGTGCACCGCCTTTATCAAATTGACCATGGTGTGCATTAGTTGCCATCATTAACATTTTGTCAAGCATTTCGCCTTTTTTCATTTTGGTGTCCTTTCATCGACTTAGGACTCCATTGTACAGTATAGAATCCTATTGGCAAGCATCAATTTTACGATTCCAACCAGTTATAAAATGTTTTCACTTCATCCACTGAATTTGCCCATCGGTCAAACTCGGACATAATACAGGACTTATCAACAAAAAACTCTCCATCAGAATACCAACGGAAACGATATAATCTGTTCTTATACTTTGCCACGCAACCATATTTCATAAAATCACGTTTAAATGTATAACCACGCCGTTTTAATATGCTCTTGAATTCACTAGGAGATAATCCATGTAATTGATGCCGTTTTGGTTTTGGTGCTGTGTATTTGTACCGCATTATAATCCCTTATATGTCATTGCTTGTGCATAGTTGCGCTCACCATTGGTACTAATCGTCATGGATACGCCTCCTTGACACGTCCAACCGTCAACCATTAACTTTATAACCTTATTCTCAAAGGCATTAATGTCCCAGTCTTTTACTATCTTATAATAAAAATTCATAGGTTAGTAACCACTGCGGCAAGGTTTAATACCACCACTGTAAAGGTGAATAATATAGTCCTAAAGTTTGCACCTTCCATCATTTGTTCTACTAATACTGCCGATGCCAGTCCAAAACACACCAGATTAATTGTAAACATAATTATTTCACTCCAAAATGATCTTTAATATCCTCGCCATCAGCCCATGAAACAACTTCACCACTATACTTGGTCATTTCAAGTTTAGAATCAATAAAGTCGGCACATTCCTGTATAATCAACATGGCAAACTTTTCTAGTTCATCTTGTTCAAATTGATATGGGCTACCATTCTCATCAAATGAAAAACGTCCACCCGACTTGAGAAAAAATTCTTTAATCAATTCATTCATAATCACTCCGAATCATCAAAATTAAAATAGTCCTGTAACCTATGCCGCAATTCATTGCTTAGATGCGGAGTATAAGGACCCAATTCCAACCAAATTTCTTCTAATAGTTTTTCTTTTTCTAATTGTTTTTCTATTTGGTTTATTTCTTCTTGTAGTTCTTTAATTCGTTCGTTCATAATGATACCTCACTAATTATTTGACTCCAAAATGATCTTTAATCTGTTCATCAACAAATTCAGCATCACCATAAGTTGATATATTCATCACATGGTGCTTGGCAATGTCAGCACATTCCTGTATAATCAACATGGCGAACTTTTCAGTATCAATAAAATCTTTGACCACAAGTCCTTGTCCACCTGCCCGTTTAGCAAGTTCTTTAATTCGTTCGTTCATTATCCACTCCATTAACTCATTAGTTCTTCCATATGCACCGATTCTATAACCCGATGTAATGTAACCATTTTATAGTCCGATTGTTTCTTTTCACTATAATACTCATAAGCATGAAGGGTATTATCAAAGGACACCACTTTCATACCATCAGCAGGACTGTTATAGGATACTTTATAATAAATCCGTTCAGATACAACCTACATAATCATTACCTCAATATAATAGAGAAAAACAACCTGAATACTCTTTATAGTTCAGTACCTGAAATGCCGTAGGAACACCACGATACATACGCATTACACATACATCACCACGTCCACCTACTGTATTAAATGACATAATCATTCCTCCGTCGTCAATTCAGAATAGAGATAAGAAATATCCCGCTCATTCATCTCCGCAACCAATTGCTCATCTGTCATATTATTATAACCAATAAAACCAGATGCCAGATATTCTCTCAATAGTTCAGGACCATAATCAGAATTCATAATAGTATCAAAATCATTATCAATCAATTCATTAATAACCAGTGTACGATTAAACATAATAATATCCTTTAAAAAGAGTAATTCATTCAAATCACTAACCGTTAGACACCATTATACAGATACCAAGGCAAATGGCAATAATCCAGTGTTGCGTAGATACAACATAGTAATATAATAGAGTAATTAGAAGGGTAATAATCATATCCCTTATAGTTAACCTATTGATTAATAAAAAAAAGTTACCTAAATGCTTACCTGACTACTAAGTTATCCACAGAGAATAACAGTTGTCCACAGAGTTATCCACAGCACGCGAAATATTGCGCGGAGGTGTCGCGGTATATCGTTACCCATGAGGTCTTAGTTTCTGTGTGCGATCCGGTAACCTTGCCGAAACCGCACAGGATTAACCAGGACGCCACGAAATTAATACTCTGAGCCCTCATAAAGCATATTCTCAAACTCATAGAATAACGCTCGGACTTCATCAGTGAAACCAATCTCACACAATAAACTGGCCTCTGCTTGCACCTCAGCGTCACCTAGACCTTTATCATATAATAGTACCTCAAGATCATCCAGCCGCATTGCTATCTCTGCCATTTTACTCATAATATAATACCTTTACTTGAAAGTTTACCTAAAATGTTACCTGAAAGTTTACCTAAAATGTTACCTGAAAGTTTACCTGACTATTATTAATCGTTATAACCTTCAATGACCAGATCATCAGCCAGAGAATTCAAATAACACATAAAGGACTCTTTATATGCAATTGGATCCAATGTTTCCAGTATCTCAGAAGCATTGAATAAACAACCTGCAACCATTACTGGTGAGTCAGCATCCGAATCCAAACAATCACGGAACATATTCTCAGCATCATCCATCGAGATTTTATCTTTAATCATAGTATTATTTCCTTATAATGTGTTGCGATTATTAATTTATTATTAAAAACATTATATTCCAGTATAAACTGTGAGCATTATAATGATTTTAATAATACACTGAGTATTATCAGTTTAAACTGTTATTAATATAATGATTTTAAAAATTGAATCGACATTATATCGTTTATTTCATCAATAATGTCTTTTTCTTCGCCATCATCAATCATATTATCATATTCTGACAAAGCATCATAGATAATATCTAATTGAGATTGTGTAAATTCTAGTGTTATTGTTTTTTTCATAATGTTTTTCTCTTTCGTTTTTTCAGTGTATGATAAGATTATACAGTGTCTGATACTATTGTCAAGCAGTCTGCTGTTGTTTATACGCAACAACCGCACTATTTTTTGCAGGTTTTCTACGTTTTACAGTGCGGGTGGTGGTTACAGTATAGGCAGTGGTTGTCAAAAATTCAATCATGGACTGAGCCACTTGCTCTTTTGAGAAGGTTTTCATATTGTCAATGCTCATGGTGTCTCCTGTTTATCGATTCAATACAACCATTTTACAGGTCTACAGGATATTGGCAAGCGCCGGTAACCATTGTTTTTCGCTGAGTTTATACGGTTTGCTCTCCGTCCAGGAATACTTGGCAAGCACATTGTGACTATCAATTTACTGCGGGCGATAGTCGGAGTCTCCCATATGGTCGCTCCCTACGTCCACCCCAGGTCTTGCCTTTCGAATCAATACAACCATTTTACAGGCACCGCTGCAATTGGCAAGCACTCCGTGACGGTTTTGATCGCTTTGCTCTCCATCCAGGAATCATTAATGCTGCATTCCAACGTATAATAACAGCGCCAGATTAAGCAGGCATACTAGACCACTATAAACAACCAGTTTCATAATTTGACCATTATAATAATATCAACCATTAATGCCACCACTGCCAGAATACCCACCATTAATACCAATGCCTTTTCCATATTACTTCCTTATACTATCAAGATAATCCAGAAAGGATGCTTTTACTATTAGAATAACGACCGATAATGCTATCACGACCAATAATTCTATCATTTTATTTCCTTTTCTTTATTCAATACAACCATTTTACAGGTGGTGCCACTATTGGCAACCAGATTAGGCAAATATTTGCAAAATCATTCTAGCCATCCCTACGATACAGTCCACGCCTGCTTTACAGGTAAACGCGGTGGCATTCAAAACCAATTGGTTAAAATAGGCACCAGTGATAAGGGAGACCAGGACAATAATTGCTGTTTTCATAATTTGCTTTCTTATTTGATTGTATGATAAGGATTCTACAGGTGTCCAGGATATTGGCAAGCTCCTGGGCGCGAAAATCTCCTGGAACCCAGGATGTTGCCAAAAAACAACACAAAAAAGTTTGCCACAAACCATTGCCAATAGGATGGTCTCCTGTAGAATGGCTGTATTGATTAGATAAAGCGAAAGGTAAAAAATGAAAAACGTAGAAAAAGCAAGAGCAGTATCAATTCAGTTAGAAGCAGCCATCCGTAACCGCGTGAATGATATGTCCGATGAAGGACAGGCCGCCTTCGGTTTTGGTTACGCTATGGGTCTGCTGCAGCGGTTGATGGCGCAAAATCCAAAGGTGTTGCAGGAAATGCAAGACCAGGTTGATTTTATGACTGGCAAATAAGCTGTTGCCAATAACCTGGTCTCCTGTAAAATAACACCATACACTAAAGAAACGAAAGCAAAATTATGAAAACCACTTTGAAACTCTCCAAAACTTCCAAGCTGGATGGCATCCTGTCCTGGTCCCTGCAAGCACTGGACACCTGTCCTGGTTCAATCGGTGCCAATGGCAAACTGGTTGACGCTTGCTCTGGCTGCTATGCAACCACTGGCATGTATGCTTTCAAGACCGTCAAGGCTCCCCGTGAATTCAACAAGGAGGACTGGAAGCGTGAAGGTTTTGTTGCTGATATGGTATCATCACTGAAAAAGCAGAAATTCTTCCGCTGGTTCGATTCTGGTGATATGTATTCGGTGGACTTGGCAGAGAAAATGCTTGCTGTTATGGAAGCTACTCCACAGGTAAAACACTGGTTGCCCACTCGCATGGCTAAGTTTCCAAAATTCAATGCCATCATAGCGAAAATGCAAGCGCTTGACAATGTAATGGTTCGCTTCTCTGCTGATTCGGTTGTAGGTGAATTCACCAAAGGCGTCCACGGTTCAGTGATATACCCAATGGGTACCACTCCACCAGCAGGCACTAAGCCATGCGGTGCCTATGAAACCGATGGCAAGTGTAATGGTTGCCGTGCTTGCTATGACAAGACCGTGGAGACCATTGCATATCCGTCCCACGGCCACAAAATGAAAAAGGTTATTATGCTGAAAGCCGCTTGACAATATCCTCCAGACCAGTATAATGGTTTCATCAACTAAAGAAAAGGACAAAAAAATGAAAGTATTCTCGCTGGTAGGTTTCAATGATTATGAGGGTTCGGACCTGTTGGGTGTTTTCGGTTCGGTAAAAGACGTGCTGGCTTATGTGGATGCTGAGTCCGTACGGCTGGCCAAGGAATATGATTTCTCCAAAGAGCGCGCTCTGCTGTTAGGTTTTGACCAGTTAGGTTATGCTGAGTCCGAATTAGGTCAACCAGTGGACGTGCTGGAAGTGGTAGAATATCTGTAAAATAGTGGTTGCCATTATCCTGCCACAGCGTATAATGGTTTCATTGACTAACAAAGTGATAACAAAAGGACACAATAAAATGGCAACATACACTATTAACGTGGCAGTACAAGTAGAAGCGGACTCATATGAGGATGCCACTCAAATGGAAAACAATATCATCACTCGCCTGTATGGTCTGGATGGCGTGGACAGTGTGGTCGGTATTGATACAGAAGAAATGGAAGAGGAGTAACAAAATGACTAAAACCGATATACAATACTCCAGTCGCTCTGATATATTTGCAGCAATACAGGCGGGCACTGTATCGCTAGAGGACTTCGAATATTATATGGACTTGGTGGAAACTCGAATTGCGGCACAGGCTTATTCGGATGCTCGTTCGGAGGAGGACTTGGGCTGGGGTTGAGCAGTGGTTGGTGGTGAGCACTAGCGGGCACTAGCGGATGAGCAGTGTTATGGGGTTATAGGGGGTGCATGGTATAGTGTGTATGAAGTTAATAAAAAGCACCACCTGGTCAAACTCTTTTTCTCCAAAATTTATTTTCTGGAGCTCCCAAGCATCCACTAAATTTTCTATCTTTTCTCTCCTAAATTTTTTTCTCAGGAGCGTCCTCAACGGAATACAATAATTTCTCAATATCTTCAATAGCACTCAAAGCATACCCACACCACTCAATGGGTAGTTCTTGATACAGACGATCCATTCGCATCAGAATGAGTTCTTTAATATCGTCGCTCATACCAACACCCCGAATCGTCCAAATGCATTATTCAACTTTGGCACACCATTCACCATCTCTTTCTCCCATTTAATATCAGTGCGGATTACTACGATCCACTTTGATTTCTTCTCCATAGTTTCTATCATATTCTTAGTACCTTTTGATTGACCATCCCAGAAAGCGATCAATCCATCTGCGTACTCTGCCATCTCTCTGTTCCGTATTGGACCCGCAGCGGCCTTGTGAGTATCCCAATCAGCGGGGAAAACCCGCACAGGAATATTATATTTCTTTGCATATCGTTCACCAAGCGCATCAACCCCAGTGGCACCACCAGATACAACCTCAGTGATTTCTTCCCATGGTGGTATGATGATGTTTAGATGAGCACTGACATAAGACCAATTGGTAAAGTCTCGGGAACCGGCAATGATAGTTTTCATCTCACTTCATTCCATAATTGTACAATAATATCCGGTATTGGATTCATTGAACTAGTTGCAATCTGATAAACAATATCGCGGATATCTCCCCTACTCTTATATGAACCAATAAACAAACCGTGTGGATTGTGGAAACCCCTTAGTGTATCAACAGTGGTCACATAGACATACTTTGGGAACGGTTCTGTAGGAGGATGTTCTTTGTATTTTCTATTAGTGAATTCTTCAAACTCACGCAGGTTACCAGCAATAATAAAAACGGGTATCATTTCACTTTAAGTTGTTGGATTGCATCATAAACATCAGCGGCAGTTCTAACAGCGTTAATACCCTCCAAATTTTCTTTAAAGGCAGCACGAGCCAAAACCCATGCAATCATAAATTCTTCTTTTGTCATTGATTGAGGAGATAGTGGTATAAAGTTCATTTTGGTTGTGTAGAATAATATAAGAAGGCGTAATAGGCACCCAAGAGCATCCAATAACCGATAACAGTTCTGGTTGAAGATCGTTGATATAAACTACCACAGACGGTGTAAGTCATTCCCAACATGAACGAGAAAAGGTTCAGTTGGTATAACGAGATATCAAATAGATGAAAGCTGGACATTATTTTGGTACTTCACAAGTAACTACATCATCAAGATCGGATTTTTCGGGGCGCTCTGGTCGTTCGGAACAATAACTACATCGATTATCTCCACAGACTTCTTCCAACCATAAGAGAGATTCGTCATCATAGTAAGCGTCATATACTGCGGAGTATCGTTTTGTCATATCAACACATTGGTGAACCAAGTCCGGTTGGACAATTTGGTTGTGAACATGAATAACTCATGATACCACTCAATGATAACCCACACTTAGAACAGTTCTTAAATACATCTTGTGTTGGTATGAATGGTGTAGGAAAACTGGGGAAAACCGGAGGAAGATCCATGTCAACTTTGGATAGTTTTTCTCTTACAACCGGCGTAGCAATATTTCCTGTTGAAAGGTGTCCTTGCAACCAAAAACAAAATTCTCTAGGTGTCATTTTAAATCCTTGATATTGGACCAGCGTTTCAACTTGTCTCGTTTTGCATGTCTTGCTTTATTCACGTTACTATCAGATATTATACACTTCTCCATGAGAATGTCAACCATACAGAGGAGGTCTCCTATTTCTTCCTCCAGGTGTTCTCTATTTGTCTTTTGAGTATTTACAGGATTTCTATTATCAAAATCAAATCGAAAAACCTTGGAAATGGCCTGTACCACTTCAGCACATTCCTCTTGTGTAATATGAAGAATTTCCTCTATCTGGTCGTTCATCATCATTCGCTCAGAAAACTCGGACTACCGGTTTGGTTGACAAAATCTTCTGCAATATCTTCGGCGTGTTCCACATTGTGTGCCACACTTTTATTAAAAAACTTATCATCAAGAAATAGTTCCACAGCCCAATATGTACCACCACCAGTTTCAACTCTTGTTACTGTGGCACTACGACCATCATTATAATATTCTGAAATTAACATAAAGACTCCTTAAGCAATTAATCCAATAAAACGATTCAAGACTACTCGGTTTGTTATACGATTACTTGTATATTTCGAAAAAGCATTTACAAGACCACGAGTAGTTGGATTGTCTCTCACATTAAGTGTTGCTTCTTCATCTGTATCTAGTGCATTTGATCTTAGGATATAATACTCATCAAAACCTGCATTGGTTTGAATAGTGTATCGTTCCTTTTTGAACTTATCTTTAATAACTTCCATTTTTTCAACTGGTGTATTTGGAAAGAAATCATATACCTTTTTGTTGAAGTCTCTGCCGGAGATAATATAAAACCCAATGATATTACATTTGGTTCTTGCCTTCAGTAACTTAATCAATGCTGATGTTTGTTCTTTGACAAAGTTACCTCTACCACCTGCGGCACGAGTAACATCCACAACCTCTTGGTGTTTACTGACCGTGTCACGAATCACAACATGTGTTTTACCACCAGCAGTAATATCTGGCGCACAAAGAATACCTGCATATTTGCCGGTTTCATATGGATACATTTTACGGTCATCATAAACATGCACCAATGTACGACCTTCACCATCGGTAAGGAATACAGTGTTGACTACTTGCAGTTTGTTAATCTTCTGGAAGTGTGGAACGATTTCCATTGCAGCAATGATTGCTTCGTTTAATGGAGTACCTTTCAGTTGCATCCATTGAGGAACATAACCATTACGACGGTTTGAACCGATACCTGCCATTTGTACTAATGCTGATGCCGCATAAGTGTATTCAGCGACAGACATTCTACTGGATAGAATATTCATCAAAGAGAAACCCAGCATTTTCAGATCACCAGTTTTTGGTACTGGCGTATAATCGAGCGACATGTCAGCTGCATCTACAATCGAATATACTTCATATGGAATGTTAACCTTCTTGCAAAACATAACCAAATTGATTAGTTGTTTCACAGTGTTACTCAAATGGTCACACATCGAACCAGACCAATCAAGAAACATAACAAGACCATGTGACTTACCACCAGGAACGACAGAAACCTTTTTAAAGATATCTTCACTGAATTGATAAGAGAAAATCTTAGACATATTCAGGTCACCAGTTTTGGCAACAGTGGATCGTTTCATTTGATCTGCATTTTTGCGGAGTTCAAATTCTTTGACAAGGTAAGAAACGACTTTGTTACTTTCTTTTTTCAGACGGAGATATTCATCATGTGATGTATTATGTCCTTCTGTTTTATACCGTTTCCACAAATCTTTGTGGTCATAGATTACTTTGGTGATATCCACTTTTGGTACATTTGCATAACCATATTCACCAGGACGTTCTTCATACAACTGACTTTCATTCTTGTGGAATGCATCATCGGTGTATGAACGAATTTCTTCGGGAACAGGTTCTGGTTCTTCATCATCATCATCATCAGATTGTGGTTCAGGTTCATCTTCAGAATCATTTTCTTCTGGTTCTTCATCTTCACCAACATCACCACTTGGACTCGGTTGAGGTTCATCTTTTTCTTCTTCGTCCTCTTCCTGTTCTTGTTCTTCTTCCTGTTCTTGCTTCTGTTTTTGTTTCTGTTCCTTCTTTTTTTCCTGTTCTTCCTCTTGTTGTTTCTTCATGTACTCACAAATGCGATTAGTAAGGTCAATTACCTCATCATAAGTTTCAGTAGTTTCGACTTCATCAAGTAGTTCACGTTCTTCTTCATTAAATTGAATACGCAGGCCTGCACCACCTTTACAGTGGAGATTAATACGGTCAATGAAATTCATTGCATTACAATCTTTACCTTCAGTTTCAAAGAAATCTTTTTCAATCAGTTCGGTATATGCACGAACGAATGAATTCCTAAGTCCAGGATATCGATTTTTAATTTTACGTTCGATACGGGAATCTTCCACGACATTCAGCACCGACATATTTACTTTGTCAGCTCTTGCCTTCATCATACTTTCCAGAGGTGTGTACAAAGCATGGCCAACCTCATGTCCCATGAATAGGTCATAAAGTTGACTTGAAATGTTTTTATCTAGAACAGGAACAGTAAGCACACGATTTTTAACATCAAAACATGCAGTCGTTACTGGTCGTTGTTCGACGGTAAGATTTTCTGTCGCCATGAGTTTGGCGAGAATGGACTTAGAATCAATTAATTGCATTATATATTGTCTTTTTTTGCGGTTAGAGTAACAAAACCATCTTCAATCTTGTAATTTAGTACAGTTCCTTCTTCCCAACCTAATTCATTCAGCAGTTCTTCGGGTAATTCAATGGAAACGTCGCCGGTTCCATCACCAACTTCTTTAACTTCGCTGTAAAAGTGTTTATTCATAACTTTCTTTGAGTTTTTTATACCAATCTTGATCTTTTTCATGTAAAGACATAGTAACCCACTTTCGGTTAATCAGTTCCAACTCTTTAAGTGAATCGGAACTGTCTTTAAACAGGTCAGGTAAGTTATTTTGCGACATTTTCATTGTTTCGTTAGTCATTTTCCGACACTTTCAGTGGATGCTTGCTTTTCCTTAGATATCCGGCGACATTTTTGTGTTTTGTCACTGGTTTGATCGGTGTTCGACACACCGGACGCTTTAGTTCTACTACAAATTTTGATTTCTTCATTGTTATCTCCTCATTGTTGCGATATCCACTGCTTCCTCATCAGAAAAGATAGGAACAGCGTTTGATTTATGCATAGTACCAATGCCCTTGACCTTAGTTCCTGTATATACAGGCGTAGGTTTTTTAGAACAATCGTGATAATTGCTGTTTAGACTAGGATATTTAACGGTTTCTCGACCTGGAGGGATTGCAATGGAATATACCTTGGGAGCCTTAACTTTCAAGGTCTTTTCGGGATATTTCTTCATTAGTTTATTCCAAGAATCGTCTAATTCCCTCTGTTTTGCATTGGGTTTCTTCTTTTTCTTGGAACTTCTGGAGTTTGTATATATTATCATAGTGTGACCATTATAACATAGTCAGGATAATTGTCAACTCCAGTGTTGTTTTTTTACAACAGTATGGATTTAGCGCATTTTACGGCGACTTTCTTTGACATATGCAGGATCGTAATAATCTACTTCTTCCCTACTATATTTTTTGGACTTTTTCACTTCTTCATTCTCTAACTTACGTTTCTTCTTAGTAACGTACTCGTAATCATAATCATCTTCGTTGTAGTCTCTAATTTTGTGAGACTGACTTCCGTATTTCGACACTTTATAGCTCCTATTTTAATGTCTCAAATGTGATACCTCGGATTTTCATCTCTGGCATATTATGCATATCAATATCAGTAATATAAGTTAATTCCGACATTGGGTAGCAATACTTTACTAACTTCAATAAGTTACAGACGGTGCCATCACCATCACTGAACGCAAATATCTCATCTGCAATTCCTAATCTTTTTACAATCTCTTTTCTATCTTCATAATCGTAAGTGTGACCACCACGACAAAGTTCCAAAAACATATCTGTGTGAAGGCCAACGATTAGCCAATCGCCTTTAGATTTGCAATATTTGAGGAACTTTAAGTCGTTAGGTGTAAAGGGATCAAACTCACCAGAAGTGATAATGATCCGTTCTTTTTTAATCATGGGATAAGATTAGGGAATGCCTCTTTGACGAACTTATAATCTAGACCTTTTACTCCCAAATCTTTTTGGAAGATGCCTAGAATAACTTCTGCTTCACGAGGTTCAATAGATTCCAAAATCTGCAATAGAATTTCTTCTTGGCGACGAGGTGATAGACTTTCTGCTGTTGCATCGCCTTCTACAAACATATACAATCTACGCAATTGTGAATTCAGATTGTCATGTGTGATACCTGGCAACATATCAGTGGGTAACTTATAGTTCTCAGGTAGTTCTTTTACTTTCCATTGATATTTCGGATGAAAGGTGAGTTCCAAAACTTTAACCAATGTTGCAGATAGATTTTTTTCAATCACTGCCATTCGTTCTTTTTTGTTTTTGGCTTCTTCAAAATCATCAAAAATTTCATATACGTTTTTCATTAAAATTCCTCAATAACATCAATTAAATTTTTCATTTTATGTGCAATGAAATAGTCCAGAATCTTTTGTTTTGATACTGGTTTAGTTTCTTCATAACTATTTATAATTCCAGTTTGAATATCAGCTGGAATGTTCCGCAAGTCGATCAATACACTATTGCGTGAATAACCAGTTTTTGCAGTATCGTCATATTCATTGTTATCTTCTTTCATGAACTTCTCCAACTTACCTTTAGTAACAGGTGTTTGGCGCAGATCACGAACGAAACAATCACTAGGAGACATGATGTTTGGAATACCATCACCCTTATCACCTTTGATAATTTTCTCTTTCAGTTCAATCAATGGATTTTCAGACACAAGAAATTTCTTTTGTGCTGGATTATATTGTTTAACTTTGTACTGACTACGACCATTGTATTGTTGTAGTTGTAAAAAGTCACCATCACTGGAAATGATTAGTACATCTTCATGCATGATGTGACGAGGAACCAAAGTACCGATGATATCATCTGCCTCTGCGCCTTCTACATCAATTACCTTGTATGGGAAGTTTTCTTTCAGTTCAACCTTAAACTTGGCCAACATATCAAAGATAAGATGCCAATCCAGGTCAGATTTTTCACGAGATTTTTTGCGACCAGCTTTATAGAAAGGAAAGAACTCCTTACGCCAGTATTTACGGTTGTCAGAACACAACACGACTTCGCCATAGTCTTTACGGAAGTTCTTCAGGTGAGTCCTGATGATGTTTAGGATCATATGGCGAATCAATCCTTCTTCCAACTTAACACCTTTTTGACCTGAGATTTGTGCCATCAGTCCAGAAAGCAATACTTGATTTAGGTCAACGAGAATCATAACAAACTTTCATTTAGTTTCAAAAACACCATAGTATCATGAAAAATCTGTGTTGTCAATTGTTTCTTTCATGGTATTCACTAAATTGATGGAGGTTGTTGTTTTTCGAGCAACCAGACCATAAAAGTCCTGAGGAATCAACATGGCAATATAAGTCCTAGGTTCTACCAGGATTGCATCATAGGAATCAAACCCATATGCATTACCATCTTTAACTTTAAATAACACAATATGGTATTCTAAACCCATCTCACTACCACCAACAGGTTCTCCTGCATCTTTATATGTACATACTTCAAACCTGACTGTATCTTCTTCGTCATCAGGTAAAAACATTAGTGCATCAAACTCTTTCACACTATTCAGAAAACTAAGCATTCAAATCCCTAATGTGTGAATTCCTTACTCTACACATGATCCATGTATTGTAATAATCATCACTCTCTAAAACGTTATTAATAAATTGCTCTTTGGCTTCAAGATAACCACATATGCCTTTTGTTTTGCATAGGTGAATGATTTCTCTTTTAAAGTTATCTTGTCCGTGTAATGCAACATCTTGTTTTAAACTATCACTACTACCGTAATATGTTTTCCAATCAGATGATGCCTTATAACGTTTCTTCTTGCCCTTGACTTGTTTTGTCTTTGACGAGTAAAAGAATTTCTTGCCGATGTATTTTCTATTGTTAGTTAGATTGGTGATAACATATACAAAACCGTAGTTATCACCAATCAACTCATCGACAAACTCTATACCGTTGTGTAACCAGTTTAGTTGTCCCATTTAGTTTGTTCATCATCGTCAAATTCTTCATCATCTTCATCCATTGATTCTTCAGTTAATTCTTCAATGACTTCACCACAAAACGGGCAATGCTCAGGGTAATGTTCAGACACTAGTTCCTCCACATATTGTACAACATAACTAGATTCGCAGCTATTACATTCTGCTGTTATTATTTTTTCGGTCATATATTTCCTTAGTTAGCCCAAACATCACCCCAATCTCCAGACAAAGCACCCTTTGCATAATCGGTTGCTCTATTTTCGAAAAAGTTTGTATGTGTTGGTGCATTAATCATTTCTTCTACCCAAGGCAGAGGATTCTTTTTCACTTTAAAGATGCCTTTTAGACCCAATGATATTAAACGTCTATCAGCAATATAACGAATGTATGACTTCACATCTTCTGATGATAGTTCTTGCATCCCACCCATACTGAATGATAGATCAATAAACTTATCTTCTAACTCTACCATCTTTTCTGCAATGGAATAAATCTTACCCTTCAATTCATCATTCCAAATTTCTTTATTTTCTTCTATATATGTTCTGAACAATTTAATCATCGATTCACAGTGTTGTGTTTCATCAACGATTGACCATGTAACGATTTGACCCATACCCTTCATTTTACCGTGGCGGGGGAAGTTAAGTAACATGATGAATGAACTAAACAGTTGCATACCTTCAGTAAATGCTGAGAATACTGCAATGTTTGCTGCGGTGTTCTCTTTACTATCAGAATTGTTTGAAATGCCTAATACATATTCATGTTTCTCTTTCATCTCTGCATACTCTAAGAACTGATTATATGTAGTCTCAGGTAAACCTAAGGTTTCAATCAGATGTGAATATGCAGCAATGTGTAATGCTTCTCTAGCAGCAAAACCGAGAAGCATCATTCTCACTTCGGGTTGAGGAAAATGAGGAAGATAATTGTTAACGTAACCACCAGCAACATCAATGTCTCCTTGTGTAAAAAATCTAAAGATGTTGGTTAAGAATTGTTTTTCTTCAGTTGTTAATTTCTTCTTCCAATCCTGAACATCTTCTGACATTGGAACTTCAGTATGTAACCAATGTGACTGTTCATGTTTCAACCATGCATTATATGCCCATGGATAGTTGAACGGTTTAAACGAATTTCTTTCTTCTGTTAAATTTAAATTTGTTTTTTTAATCATTTAACCAACTCTCTAATTCTGTTTTTTGCATCATTCCCGTTTTTCTTTTAATTTCACCATTTTCATCCAACATAATCAAAGTGGGAACACCCCTGATACCATATTCGATGGCAACTTCTGATTCACTATCAATATCAATAACTTCAATTAGAGGTTTGTTTTCGATATCCTCTAATTGAAGTGCTAACATTTTGCACGGTGAACACCAAGAAGCTGTAAATCTTAATACTCTTTTCATTTTACCCCTCGCAAGCAATACAGTCATTACCCTGTGCTAATTGTGACATATCAAGTTCTTTAATTACTTGACGCTCGATTTTTTTAGATACTTTATCTGCTTTACCAATCTTTTCTGAACGGCAGTAGTATAAAGTTTTCAAACCTTTTTTCCATGCCATGAAGTGCATAGCATGTACATACTTAATGTGTGCATCTGGTCTAAAGAACAGATTCAATGATTGTGCTTGATCGATGAACACTTGTCTATCAGCAGCAAGTTCAATAACCCATCGTTGGTCAATTTCCATTGATGTTTTAAAGATTGCTTTTTCATCATCAGTCAATATTGCTAGATGTTGTACCGAACCATCGTTCGCAATAATACTTGACCAAATATCAGGCAATTCATCTTCAAGTAGAACTTTGGATTTCAGTAACTTTTCCAACCATTTATTCTTATTGAGAAATGCTCCCGATAAAGTATCTTGACGGTATGCATTAGCACGGTAAGGCTCAATGGAAGGAGAAGTGTTACCCATAATAATTGATGATGAAGCATTGGGAGCAATAGCCATAACGTGGCTAAAACGATGGCCAGTACCAACTGCATCAGGAGCTTCACCACGTTCTGTGCCAAGTTCGATGTTTGCACGATCTAGTCCTTCACGAATCGATTTGAATATACGATTGTTGGTGACTTTAGCCATGACTCCTTCGAAAGCAATCCCATTACGTTGTAAGTAAGCATGAAAGCCGAGAGCGCCAATACCAATGCTTCGCTCACGACTAGCGGAGTATCTAGCTCTCGAAATACTGTCAGGTGCATTATCAATAAAATACTGGAGAACATTATCCAACATTTCTGCCACATCTTTGAGGAATAAAGGTTCATTTTTCCATTCATCATAAGTCTCCAAATTCAAACTAGATAAACAACAAACTGCTGTTCTTTGTTCATTAGTCGGTAATATAATTTCAGAACACAGATTTGATTGATGAACTTTTAATCCATGGTCTTTTAAGTGTTGTGGTAAGAAACGATTGCTTGTATCAATAAAGTGTACATACGGTTCACCCGTCATCATACGCAATTCGAGAATCATTTGCCACAAATGTTTTGCAGAAACAACTTCACGCACCTCTTGTGATTTTGGATCAATTAATTGCCAATCATCACTTGCATCAGGATTTACCATACAGTTTTCAATGATCTGCATGAAGTCATCGGTGATGTTAATGCCGTGGTGTAAATTCAAACACCGAACATTAGGGTCTCCGGTTGGCTTACGCATCTCTAAGAAAGGAATAATATCAGGATGGCTAATGTCGAGATAAGCAGCATAACTACCACGACGAGTTCTCCCTTGTCGATAAGCCAACGACGAAGCATCATACATTTTGAGGTGGGGTAAAACACCAGTAGACTTATCATCAGCAGAACGAATGCCAAATCCAATACCAACCCCACCGCCAAACATACTAAGCCAATTAGTTTCGGATAAATTATCAACTAATCCCTCGGCGGTATCTTCAATATAGTTGAGAAAGCATGAAATAGGTAAACCACGCTTAGCACGACCGAAACTAAGAATAGGAGTGCTGTAACTAAGCCAATGTTTACTTGAATACTCATAAAGTCTTTGTGCATGTTGCGGGTTACTACCAAAAGCATGAGAAACATAAGCAAAACGTTCTTGCGGTGATGTTTCATCATCTTTCATGTATGATTCTTTTAATCGTTTGATTCCCAATTCATCAAATAGTTTATCCCTATCTAAATCTATTTTGATACCTAAATGTTCCATAGTTAAAATTGCCTTATTATTTTTATTTTGTAAATTGTTCTAATTGTGGCGGAGTCCAACCTTCTGGTTTAAGGACTTTGCCATCTGCTCTTTTGTTTACTTTACCTGTTTCTGGATTAATTTTTGCTAGATTTGAACGAGCAACTTCATTCCATGCACCATTCACATCCCAACCTTTCATGTAACAATAACCTAGAATCACCCAGATCATGTCCATGCAAGCATCCAATTCTTCTACTTCATCACTTACTGCTTCTGCTTCCCAAAATTCAGTATATTCTTCTTTAATTAATTTCTGATACAAATAAGCATTGTCATCATTACGTTCTTGGTCACATGCTTCAATAAAAGTCTTTACATCATTATACATTCACAAACTCCTTAATCATAGGGAAAACAGTTTCAATTTCTCTGGCACAAGCAATGGCAACATCTTGATGTTCTTTCTGTGTACCATTTGCCGACCTGAGTTGTATATAGTGAACCCAAGAACGCAAGGTTCCATTCATATACAATCGAGATACAGTCATACCTTCTGGTAATACTGCTCGAGCTTGTTCTTTTGCAATACCAAGACTAAGCGCACCAGCATAGATTTCTTCAACTTGCATAGACAAGTCAAATTGTGCTTTTCTCCACCACTTTTGTAAATCATCATCTTCAGTAGTTACACTATTTTGACGATTCTTCAAATCTTGTAGTCTTGCTTCTTTGTATTCCCAACCAAGGTCAGCAACTGCATAACGCTGACTAAACTCTTGGAAAGAGAACGAGCGATGTCTTAGAATCTGACGAGCAATATCTCGCGTTGTGGTGATCTCCAGACAGATGTTAACCATCTCCAGAGGCGACCAGTGTTGATTCTTGATAAGATACCTAACTAATTTTTCCGCAGTCTCTGCGTTGTCCTGGTTGGCAGGATTAGACACTCGTGCAGCAAATGCAACCTGTTCTAAAAGGTTCTTGCCGTCTGCTCCTTGTGTGTATGATATAAGTTTCACGTCCATTTCTTTTTCTCCATTAAATTATCAGTTTTTTTCCAATTAACAAATTCCATCTTTGCTCTCAAATTCACAAAGGAATTCTTACTTATTATATCTTGAATTTCATCTGGTGCAAAACCTTCCAGAATCATATCATTAATATCTTTACTCTCAATCATTTCTGGCCAAATAACCACATTGAAATGATCTTCTATTGCTTTTTCCATCTGCCTACAAATATCTTTATTTCGTGGTTCATTATCGAACACCAATGTCACATTGGATTTATCATAGAGTTTGGTGACAGCTTGCAGATTTGAATCGGCAGTGGCCACCGCATTGTCTAGAAATAGTGAGTCAATTGGACCTTCAACCACATAGATCATGCGTTCTGGATCGATCCTGTTGACACCAAACACTTTATTGTTATCATCATCAAGTTTAACTGTGACGTAACGCAATTTGGATTCACCAAGTGATCTACCTTGAAATGCGATAAGGTTCTTATCTACATCATAGAAAGGTAATACCAATCGAGGATCATCTTCCTTCAAACCTTCTTTTTCAATCTGCAAATCTTCAACAAACTTTTTAAAGTCTTGTGCGAAATATAAATCGTTATAATGATTCTCTGGAATCTTACGAGATTTCACATAGACTTTTGCATAATGATCTTCTGGTAAAGATTCAATAGTCGGAATGTTAAAACCTTTTTTAAACTTTGGTGCAGGTGCCTTAAATTCATCAAATGTTGGTTTGATATAATTATCTTTTGGACCTACTTCTCCGTTCTTATATCGTTCAAGTGCATATTCTTTCAACAAAGATGGATCAACCTGTTCTAAGAAATTATAGAAAGAGGTTGATGCACCACAATTGTGGCACCGATAGAAATAATTGTTACTCTTTTTATAGATGTAACCGCGTGCTTTGTTTTTGTGTTTTTCAGAATCGCCGCAAAGAGGACACCTGAAGTTATACAGGTCCTCTTTTTTCTGCGCGAATTTTGGAAGCTTAGGGGAAACTCTCAGTAAGAAAGTTCGATCAATAAAAATGCTCATAATATAATATAATAAAAAAGGTTAATTCAGTAGTTTTGTCAGTATGTCAAGTTTGATGTTGGAAAGTAACCATAAGATTACAACTATTCCACCTGCAGCAGTCCATTTCCATTGCAGGATCTTTTGTAGTTCACCATCTTCTTTTTTATTATGTTCTGAAATTTGATTGCGTAAGCTTTTAATTTCTTCCATAATACGACGTTCGGTAAGTTCAATCTTATCACCTAGGTTTCTGTCGACCGTAGTAATCCTAGAATGAAGTTCCTTAATGTCATTAACCGTATCTTTTTTTCTTGTTTCCATGTCGGTATAAATCTGTTCGACCATACGGTCGTGGTTATCGACTAGTTTTTCAATTACTTTGTCCATTTTATCACACAATTGTGTCAGTGTCAACACTTGTTGTTTTAAAACACCAACATCTACTTTTATTGCAATACAATCTTGATCCGGTTGAATGTTTGCCATATCACTTCTCCGTACTCAATTTCTTGTGTACTTTGATCTTTTTGCAAACATTCACTTGTTTACCGTTTTTGGTCTCTTTATGGCACACTTCTTTAATTTCTGCTGCCTGTACAATCCCAATAGAAGCAATTAATAATAGATGAGCAATTAATAATGATCTTTTCATTATGCTTCCTTTTAGATAACTGGTTGATACGCAGGAGGTGGTGCAGGTTTGCCACCATATCCTATCGAAATTGTTGTTGTTGGTTGTTGTACTGGCGGAGCATAATACGAGGATTGTGTATTTTGTTGCACAGTAGAATTATTATTTATTGGTGCAGGTGGAACATATACCGAACCTACATTGCCATTATTTGCACCACCAAGTTTCTCTTGTGTTCTACCAAATGCAGCAATACCAAGAACGGCGCCCATTGCAATGTGGAATAGACCAGCACCTTGCAGTGTAATTGGTTGCCACTGTATATTTACTTGTCCGTGGCCAATTGATTGTATTACACTCCATAATACAGGAAAGATCACAAAGTCACAAGTACAGACCAACATGTACATCCAACCCATCATTGGTCGCCACTTGGAGTTCATCCAATCTTCTTTTTTTAATTCACTTTCACTCATGACTTTTTGTTCTTCTGCCATATTACTTGCCCTTTATTGCTTGCTGAACTTGTTCATTTAATACTGCAATATGTTGTTTGTTTTCATTAATCATGTCACGATTCGTTTGAATTTCTTTTTCCAAATCTTGTCTGAGTTTTTCGCGAGCAAGTTCGGCACCTGTATTTGATGCTTGTTTATTATCACTTGTAACAACTAAAGAGATTTTACTATTCAGAATAGTTACTTCATGTGAAAGATTACTAAGTGCGTTCATCAAATATACTACACAACTAAACAAAAGCGGTAATATCGCAAATGTTATCTTCTCTACTAGGGCACCTTTTGCGGATTCTTCAGCCATATTATACTCCTAACACATTTAGTGCATGTTGATAGTTTGCTTTGCGTTCTTCTAGGCCTAATGTACCACCATTGATTACTTTGGTCATCTTTAAGATATCACCAGTGTCTGCAAATTTGTTTAAGTTATTGTTTTCCCAGAACCAACATGCAGATTGTGCCGCACCTTCAAATGTTGCAAGATATTCTGGAACATCATTGACATCCATTTCTAAACTATCAGCAAATGCCTGATAATTACTTTTGCCGGTTAATTGAATCAGTCCACGACCACAATATCGGTAACCGTCACCAGATTCTTCTGATCCGTTGCCCATACGATTAGCATAAATGCGATTTGCAATCTTTTCTTGTTGGTGTGCGTATTGTTGTGCTAGTTCATCGGTTGGAAAATACTTTGAAAAAATCTTACGCAGACTTTCCCATTTATAGTTTAAATTTTCTTTGATGATAGCAAACTCAGCCGACTCATGAGCACATTGTGCTATAAAAGCAGCGATACGTTGTGGTGTATTGATCTCATAATCCTGGAATAATTGTTCCAGAACATGATGCCAATGGTCAACGTGTTGATTTTTAGGTAATAGTTGTTTTAATTGTTGTAATGTCAATTGCATTAATTATCCTCATATATCTTCTTCTGTCTTTGATACCAGTCATTCCAGGCATCATTCTTATCTGAGCAGTCATGATATAGAGTATAATTATTAGAAACGGATTTGGCGACTTCACTCAATTTTGCGCCTTCTTCCAACTTACCTAGCGCAGGGCATTTTTGTGTCAATAGTTCTGGTGCTTCTGGGAATTTAAGACTTGATGGAAAGATTGATGAGCAACCAGAAAGAATTAAACAAATTAGTAGATATCTCATTTTGGTGCCTCCGCTGCATCATTTAGTGCTTTGACGAATTCAACGGGTATTACACATTTATCGTCATACTTAACCACTTCTTTGTCGATGTATTTGATTACATCTTCACCATGTTCTTTAACAATCTTAGTTCTATTAACAATCTTAGTTACAATCTGTACATTTTCTTGTGCTGACTTTGCAGCATCTTCAGCATTCTTAACTTTTATTTCTTCTACTTTTAATTTCCATTCATTATTGTCGGATATTGCACCTGACATAAATGAACCAATCAATACTAATATGATTGAAACAATTTGAATTGGTAAAGTATAACTCGACACGAATGGAATAAACTTTAATGCAAATGCTGATAGTAAACCAATTACGCCAGCAAAGAATATTGCATAGAAAACCCAATCAGGAAGAAATGTAAGTATCCACATGATTACATCTTTGGTGATTTGCGTGACACGACAGGCATCATTACTGGTGTCTTTTTCTTCTTTAAATTGACACCAGGTTCACCACCTTTACCACCACTGCCCGCAATAGAACCACCACCTACGACATTAGTAGGTGCAGCTGCAACAGCACCTCCACCCATGCCATCTTCTTTTACATATTGCTTAAATGTTTTCATTAACAATTCCACTTTCTCAATGACTTGTTGATTCTTGAATCTGGATCATTTGCAGTTTTTGCAGAGGTTAATCGCTTTTTCATGCCAGACATTCTTGCACAGAAACTCTTACGTCGTTTTGCTGATTTTGAATCTGGATTTAATTTTGAAGGTTTTGTTGTGACCGCAGTTTTCAATTCTGAACCTGGATGTTCTCTACGATAAGAATCAACACCTTTCTGATTCAATCCACCAGATTCTCGTTTGCCTTCTTTACGTTGCCATGCAGCAACTTCTTCTATTTGAGTTTCTTCGGGTACGCAATTTGGAACTTGTTTGCCGTTCTTTTCTTTCATACCAACAGATTTATAACCAGGCCAGCAATGTTCGGCCACAAATGATTTAAAAGTAAGCAATTGCATTTCCTCTTTTTTTGTTTTATTACCCCAATTTTTTGCACCAACTTTACGGCAACGAACCAAAGCTCCAGATGCATATGCACTTGGCCAGACAGAGTATCGAGACTTCACTTTTGTTGTACAAGCATCTTCAAATACAGTTTCCTCAGTAGCAACATTTATTGCTTTACCTTTTCTGTCTGCATTTGGATCTTGTTCTCGTTTTCTTCTTGCTGCAGCATTTTCTTCTTTGTCACTCATAGATGATGCCATTTTGGAACTTCCACACTTTGGCTTTGTTGTTTGACCTGGTTGTTTTGCACAAGACTTGCCTGCATATTTGCCACCTAATTGTACCCATCCAGGTTTTCCATCGGAAGATTTGCTTTTGGTGAACCAATCATGTAGAGAAGAATCTCCTGATTTATTTTCGGCGAAAAACTCTTTGAATGTTTTCATATTTTGCTCAATATCTCTGCGATATGTAAATCGATGGGAATTTCAGATGAAATTATATTCTTACCACGGATGCCATAAACAAAATCTGGCATGATATTCAAATAACCCAAAAAGGTTTTTAGTATATCATAGTCACGTTCATCTATCTTATAGAATAGTATTCTTGCAGTAACTTCTGTACCAAAAACATTATTCAATAAGATGATATGGTTGATGATTAGTCGTTCTTTTAAAGATTTTGAAGTCTTGTATCTACGAAACAATCTTTTTAAATACTTTGTTCTCTTTATATCACCTTCAAATTCTGACATAATACAGTGAGGTGAAGTATAGCATTTAACTGCATACATTGTAAAGTTTTCTTCATTCAAATCATCAAACATAGTTTATGCTTATAAAAAATGGGAGGGACTTGCGTCCACTCCCACTAATTGGTTACTTTAAAGTACAGTTAATGTTGCGTTTGCAGAAGTTGCAGTTACACCTTCATCAGCAGCAGTAACAACTACACGATACACATAGGTATTTGCATCAACAGCATATGGATATACAGTCAATGCAGCAGAAGTACCGCCAGTGTATGTTGTATTCGACGGTGTAGCATTTGCGACGTTAGTCCAACCTAATGAACCTGTTGCAGTATCTACTTGCCATTGATATGTCAATGTTGCAGCAGTGTTACCTTTTAATGTAACTGATGAGTTGAATACGGCAGTATTAGCATTTGCAGTATTAGCGCGAACTGTTTGATTTGATGGTCCACCAAATGTGATAGACACGTTTGCGTATGTTTGACCATCACCATCAGTATTCATTGTGTTCATTGCAACAAGAACTTCTTCTTGTACGCGACCAGCACGACCACCAGAACCAACAGTTCTTAATACCCAACCAGTGTGAGCACCATGATTTACTGCGGATTCTTGTGCATCAACACCAAATACGCCAATTGTTTCACCAGTGATGAAAGCATCAGCAGTGGTATTAGCGAATAATAAAGTGGTATTTGTACTATCTGGTTTTCTTTTTACTTGCATCGCAGCCCACAATGGTGTGTTCGCTGCATTATCGTTATTGCCCCAAGATGACATTTTTATTTCTCCTTTTAACCGAGGGTTATAGTTCTATTTATCTGTTACTTATTTTCGTCTTTTGGTGCGCCTGGTTTACTAGGACGCTTCATTTCAGGGTCAATCTCTAAAGTATCTCTACCTTGTCCTGTTAATGTTTTACCGCCTTTAACAATAATCGCAGCTTTATCTGGATTATCACCTTGGCCTTTTGAGTCATTCACTTTCACATTAGGTTTCTTACCATAAGTTGCAACCGATTTATCTTCTTTCTCATGATCGTAGATTTCTTCAGTAACTTTGGTTTTTTCTTTTTGTGACATTGTTAGATGTAACATCTTTTTTGCTTTTTGCAAACTTCCAACAAGCTGATGTTTTTGAGTATCTTTGTTGTGAATACCATACATATTTCCACCATGTCCACTGGAACCAGAATCTGCATTATAAATTTCATACTGCGTTGGTGCATCTTTCCAATATACAGCGTGCTGGCCATTGGCAATTTTCTTTGTGGTAATCGATTCATCCAAAACAACATCAATATTTTCAGTTACACCTTTGTTCTTGTATATTGATTTAATGATACGAGCAGACTTTGATCTTTCTGATTTCATTGAAGTGTCATCAGTATTATTTGCACCGTCAAAAACTGTTTGAGTTGCAGCTTTTGGGTCCTGATAAACATCTTCATTAGCATACAAATGAGCATACTTCTTTTCGTGTGCTTCACGTTCTGCTTTCTGTTTTGCCAATAAATCAGTAAGTCGTTTTGCACCAGCATGAGGATCGTAACCAGACTTCTTTAACCCAGCATTGAACTTTTCTCTGGGTGTAGATACTTCATCAATCTTTTTCAGTTGTTTCAGTCTCCACTTCTCTGCTGCCATCTGAGCAAACTTCTCCCAGTCTTTTTGGGTTTTGATATTGCATGAACAATCTTCCTCAATTTCAAATGATTCACGAATTTGAGTAATATATTTGTAATCATCCATAGTCAATACACCGCGTTTACGCAGATTAATTAACTTCTCCACCATCTTATGTAGATTGATATCAGTCTTGATATGTTCTCTTGTCAATTCCAACACGCGAATCAACAATGGAATATCAAAGGTAATTGTATCCTTCTTATCCAACACATGCATTGATTCCAACATATGGTCTTGTTTCCACTTTAGGAATTCACCCGATTTAGAATGTGACACCTTAGTATCTTTGCTAACAAACTCAGGATTAATACCTCTTGACATAAGAAACTTGTTCAAAGCAGCATCTTCAGCAATATTTGCTTTAGTCGACCAAGGATCTTTCGGGTCGGTGCCAAAAGTGACCTTTGCAGGCACACCTTTGACAATATCTTTTAATATTTTTGCTTTATTGCTCATTTTGTGCCTTATTCAGAAGTTCCGGTTTTACCCATCATTTCAGTCTTGATGCGTTTCATTGTTGATTTGGCCAAATCTTTTGCATTTTGCAATGGTTTAGAATCATCAGTCACAAATGGTTCATCAACTTGACTTGTTGGTCCGCGACCTTCACCCAATGGTTTAACATTTTGTGAATCTGTGTGCATTGAACTAACTTTAATTCCAGATGCAGATAAAGCCTTTTCATGACGTTGCATTGCAATATGTTTAGCATGTGTACCAGAATTTGCTTTGTTGATTTTGTATTCTGCTTTACCAGTTTCACCATCTTTTGTTTTATGGTGTACAGTTACACTATAAGATTGTGGATTGGTAGTATCAAATGCTTCATCCATATCAACTTCTTCATTGCGTTGCTTTGCATAGTATGCTGCTAAAGCCATTTTCTGACGTTCTTTTGTTGATTTGCCAGCAAACTTTGGATTGTCACTATGGACAAAATCATGAATCCAGTCTGCTGGCGGTGCTTTTTTTGATAAAGATTCTTCCAATTCTTTTCTCTTTTGAGCAAAAGTTTTCATACCTTTTTGTGCAGAATCTTTTGCACGAGAAGCAGCAGTATGAACAGCACCAGACTTGTCTTTCACATCACCTTTGGTTTTGGTAGAAGGACCGTCCCATGGTGGATTTCCATCTTCCTTCAAACGTCCACCAGCTTCTGCTGATTTTAACATTGCAGCACGATCAGCATAACTTCCACGTTTAACATCTTTCGCAGCAGTCTTTTCACCTGGAGTAGGATTCTTAACGTGTTTTAATGGATCGAATGCAGATTCATCAACTTCTTCACCATACATTTTTTTTGTTCTTTGAACATCATTTGAATAGGTTTTGATTACATTTGGATTTTTCTTGATGTGTTTATCCAATGATTTACCGCTATTGTTATCTTTTGTTTTTTTAACATCATTTGAATACTTTTTCGTCAATCTGTCACCAGATTTTTTCATAAGTTTATCAAACATTTTGTCATATTCATCTTTAGCTTCATCGACAGATTCAAATTCTTCTTTTTGTGTTAATTTATCTAATTTATCAAAACGGTCAAAATGCTTCTTAGAGGTTTTGTAGTCGCCTTTCATATTAGCATCTTGTGATTTAGCAATTTCTTGGCCAGCACGACTTTTTGCATCTTTACCAGTAACCAAACGCTTGATATCTTTTACTACACCTTCCTCGGCTAGCTTACCAGCAGCTTCGTCAACTTCTTCTTCTTTATACAGTTTGGTATCTGTTCTGCGATTCTTGTGAGCACCACTCATACGAGTAAATGGTTTCTTTTCGTCATCATCTTCTGGTTCTACATCAGGTGCTTGACGACCACCACCGTAACGTGTACCTTGTTTGATACCTGCACCACCACTTGGTTGTGGCGCATTTGCTTTTTTTCGAGCATCAGCAACAGTAGGGAATGCTTCATCTAGTTCACGTTCAGCAACTTTTTCCATGATTCTAGAAAACATAGACATTGCTGATTGTGTACTATCTTCTTCTTTGGTTAATCTATCAGTAGCTTTACCGATGTTACCACTACGTTTACTAAACTTATTACCAACCTTAATGGCATCATCTGTTTCACCTTTTTCTGCGTGTGAACCAAATTTAATACCTTGAGCCATATTATTAACAGAAGCTTTCTTTATATAAGCACCTAAAGTTTTTTTAGACAATTCATCCAATTGTTCAAATTCTTCAGCAGTCATGGTAATTTCAAGTTCTTCACCACGAAGTTTTTTAAAATCTTCTGCATCGATCTTATCTTTATCACCAGCAAGAGCAGCAATTTTCTTCTGCTTTGCTGATAATTCTTTTGCTTCTTGTTGTAAAATATCTCTAACAGCATCAGCGACTGCTGCAACCTTTTTATTAATCATAGTTTTCTCCGTATTAACGATTCTTTTTTTTCTTTATTAGTAATCCACCATTTTTAACATCTTGTGGTGTAACTAAAGGTTCTTTATTCGAAGCACCATTTAAGACACCACCAACACCCATGTCGTTTGCACCTGGATCATCGATGGCTTCTTTAATTCTGTTTCTGAAAGACTTGAAGTTTGTTTCTTCTCGGTACGTCACATCACCCATACCTGACATAGGATATACTGTTCCTTGGGTGCGGGTGTCATATTCTGGTCCAATTCCTGGAGCTTTAATGGCACCTGATGGACTATTTAACCATTTCGAATTCTTTATTTTTTCTTTGTCTTTGCTGAACTTGGTTTCTTTGGGTTCGGGATAGACTTTGATGGTGGGTTCTTTGGCTGACCCTTTGGCTTCGGTGTAGGTTTTGAAGGTGTAACCGCCTCTTTTTTTGTTGGCGTCCCACTTGATGTTGTCTGCGTTGGGGTCGGTTGCTTGATTGTCTGGGGTGAAATCGTCTGGACCGTCTGCTTTTGGACTTCTACCGGCGGTGATGGTAACACCTCTGGTTTTTTGAATAGACTTAGAATCTTGGTTACTAGTTTTGTTAACATTTTTGTTTTCCTTATAGAGAGATTTAATTGAACCGTTGATATTCAGTTTACCTTGGTTCTCCAACCATGAGAATGCTACATCATTGTATGATTTTCCATCAATGAACGCATTAACTTGTTGGTATGTTTCCGTCATTATCTCGTCATCGACGAATGACGCACTGTTGTCAAAATAGATGAAATCTTCAAACTTCTTGGAGAAAGTTGTTTTGTTTCTTTGTGATTGCAACCATTTATCATGGCGAACCGACTCAGAAACCATTTTAGTCAGTTTTTCATTTCTCTCTTTACTTGCTTGTTCATTGGTGTCCACAAAAACCATCAGTGTGGAGTAACCAAGTTCTTCTAATTCTTCTTTGATGTACAAGATGCGTTCATTATCGTTTGCAGGACCATTGATGATTAATGGTGTACGGTTACGAATTGCTTCTCTACGATAATCACTAGTCTTTTCTGATAACTTCTGTTTATCTGCCAAGTATTCAAATGCTTGTACTGAATTCAATTCAACAGCACGTTGTTCTGCAATCGCTTCACGGATAACAACATCTTTACCTGAACCAGGTCCACCAGTAACAAAAATTGCTTTGAAGATACCGTGATATGCAGATTCGTGCAGTCCCATACCTGTACGGGTATCATGCATCAATTCTTTTGCGTGTGTGTCTGAAACATGAGATGGAACACCTTGTTTAAAAGATTTCACATCTTTGTTCTTAGCATGTTCACGCATCTTAGTGCCGGACATACCTTCAGTACCTTCTGCATCAGGATCACGTTCGCCAGCAGAATGTACAGTAACTTTCTTGAAATTATACAATGCACCTTCGTGTGTACCATTATACTTGTGTAACTTCTCCTTCATTTCTTTTACACGATCAGAACCAACTACCATATGAAGGTGAGTTACACCTTTCTTGTGTAGTTCTGCGGCATGATGCAAGAATGTTGGATGTTCTTTGGTAGACGCTTGGAAGTTTGTACCTGGCGAATAACGTTTCAGGTGTTTAACCTTCTGTTCAGCAGATAATGGATTCTTTTTAGCATCTTGTGAATGTGATGTGACAACAGTATGAGTTGCATTGTGCTTCTTTGCAATCTCTTTTACTTTGTCAATTAATTTAAGATGACCGGTTGTAGGCGGATTCATTCGACCAAAAGTCATCACATGGTGATGCTCTGGTGCTTTTGTTTCTTCTACTAATTCTAAAAACGATTTCATTTGACGGTAGTTGTAGTTTTAACGTGGCCAGTATCTGGATTGTGTTCAATGTGATGAGCATGTAATTCAACATTCGGATGTTCATGCTTTAATTTTAAGAAGTGATGCAAGTTATCCTTAGAATCATCATACAAGTGAACCTTTTTGTAACCATGTTTTTTAATCAAATCACTAATTACTTTATGTTTTGCTTCTCCTGGACTAGGAGCATTCAAGTTACCAGCACGGCGAACATGAACTTTATCAGCATCAATACCATGTTTATGTAGTGTATCTTTAAAATGATGTTTATTATCCATATCTGCACGAGCAGTTACGATATTAACATCTTGTTTATTCTTATGTATCGCCTTTAATTTGTTAATCATTTTGTGAATAGGATGTGCAGATTTCTTGAACACCTTAGAAGAACGAAACTCACTAAAGTCATACTTATGACCTGGCTCTAATTTGTGTGAATTGAATTCTTGATTCGTCAATGATTTAACGTGCTTACCTTCTTTGTCTTTTACATGAACCTTTACTTTTGAATTGTCGTGGTGAAACAACACCTCATCCATGTCAAATGCATGAAGTGTTTTTGGTTTCTGTTCTTCAACTAAAAAGTCCTTAAAGGATATCATTTTCTAACTTTTAATAGATTCTGTTTTGCAAATTCAGCACGATTGACCAACTTAGTAGGTTCTTCTTTTCCACCTTCTGGTTTGTGATTAACTACAAAACCTTCTGGCTTTGATTTCTTACCTTCAATGTGGTGTTGATATCTACCTTCATGTGTCTCTAAAGAATTGACCAATGCATTTTTTGCCTGATGTAGGTGATGATGCATTGCAAAAAGATTACCATAGTGTGCTTTATGTTTCTCAACGTGTGCAAGTTCAGATTCGCCTTGTTTAGTCTTTTCTGCTTTTGATTTTTCTGTTTTGACTTTAGATGCCATCTTATCATGTTGAGATTTCAGATGTTTCTTAAATCCTTCAACACTAGGAACTTCATCGTGTCTTACAGTATGGTTAATGTATGTCGATAGATGGCCAGTCTCACCTGAGTGTTTTGGATGAACCGCATCATACATTTTATGACCATGTGTGTCATGAATCTCTTTGGCAGCAGTCATGTGCTTCTGGAAGGTCTTTTCATTTTGTTCACTGTGTTTAACTTTACTGGTATCATGTTCTGCACCATGTAAGTGAACGTCTGGATGTTCTTTGAACTTGCTCATATCAGGATGAGCAGAAGCGTGCATCTTGTCAATATCCGAACCGTGATATTGTTGATGAACAACCACACCAACTTTAGATTTCTTGATCTTTTCTGCTTCTGGACCGTGAGCAGTATAAGTGATGGTGTTTGGAGTAAACGAAACCTTACTTGATTTCGCTTCAACCATATAACCTTCATGTAAGGTCTTGGTATCTGCATGGTGCATCAGGTCACCTTGGTAAACACCAGTTTTTGGTGTTACTTTAGGTAGATGTTTCAGAGCATGTTTTAGTGTATGTGCAAGACCTGGTGCATGACCGTGGTTCTTGTCAATATCCGCTTCGGTGTGATTGATCTTTGGATTCTTGTTGAATGCTGACTTCGTTGCAACAAAGAATTTACCAGTTTTGGGGTGGTGACCAAAGACAATTGATGGAGAACCATCATATTTCATCGTTAGATTGCTGCTCTGGTGACCAGCCTTAATATGTGCATGAGCCTGATGTAGAGCACCAAATGCGTGTTCGAAACCCGCATGGCCATGCATTAGTGGACGATCTTCAGCGTGATGAATATGTTTCAGCTGACTAGATTCTTCAGTTTCTTCTTTTAAGAAGGAGATAAATGATTTCATTGGAATACCTTTAAGAAATGCAACACACTATGGTTGCCTTGTTAGGTTATTTATACAATATTATAACTCATCTGGCCAAAAATGGCAAGAAAATAGAATTGTTGGGATCGATATATAGTTGTCAATAATATTCGATTTCGCCATTTCCCGCAAGCCATCCATGACAATGTATCATTACAAATTCAACCAGGTTGTCTTTGGGAATGTTTACAAAGTGTGCATGTTCGGTATCCAAGGTATCCAAAACCTGCATATTTTTCTGTATAACCTGCAAATATGTGTCGATCAAAGACGGACAAAATGAAAACATCCTGGTAATAAACAGGTGGTCTGCGCCATGTTGAACATTTGACATCCATGTTGGAAGGCGATCTTTGAATACAAATTTACCAAAAAGGTTGTCATATTCAGTAATATCAAAGGTATCATCCAACTCAGACCTTGCAGAAAACTTGAAAATTCTTTTGACTGTGTTTAATAGGTTACTGATATCTTTGTTATTCTTCAATGTCTGTAATGTGAAAAACAACATGGCATTTTCTGCATGACTTTTCATGCCCGTCTTTGAAAAATGGGCACAATTTGGTTCTGATGACAAATTCAGAAAAATATTGGAGTTTTCAGTCAGCAACTTCTTCTCATCATGGGTTAGTGTTGATACCGAACAATCAACCAACAATATGATCGCATCAGGAACTTTATTTCGTATAGATTTCAGTGATGTGATTGTTTGTTCAAACCTTTCATCATGGTCAAAAACACCAATTACTGGTTTGACAGCAGAAGTTACTATGAACAGGTTTTTATCTGGAATTATAGGTAATTGCATAATGTATCCGAATTTCTAACTATGTTGATTGCTTCTGCTCTTGGGAATGGGTTTGCATTATTAAAGTCATTAATTACGATCCTACGAGCGTTCTTCAAATCCATTATCAGACTACAATTAATGAATCCTAAATCGTCCAGTATCTTCCTGGTGACTTTTATATGGTATGATTGTCGTGCAGTTGTAAAGATGATCTGAGCACCTTTATTATATAATTCCAAAAGACGTTCAACATTCTTGGTTAACACAACTGGTGGTGACGAATAATCATTTTTACCAACACGAGATTGTGCCTCAATGATTGTACCATCAATATCACAGAAGATTACTGGCTTATCATTATACTCAAACCAATCTTGTGCGGTACCAACATCGGTATAATCAGTCACAACTTTTTCAGTAAAGATTGAACCTGAATTGATGCATCGACCAATAACATCCGAAACAAAGATTTCATTCTGTTGTGAAATTTGTTGATATGTCTCTTTGTATAGTGCTGCACTGGAGAATTTGTAACCACCAACACAGAATGTATCCGAAACAACTCGTTTCTCAACAATATCGGTAATGATATCTTGTTCGTTCGAAACCACAAAACTTTTAGAAGATAATTTCTTCAAGACTTCGTGTTGATATATTTTCGAAACACAAACATAATTTCCTGTATCAATATCATGATTGAAGAAACTATCACAATCTTTAATGAGAATTGGTGATGTATGTAAACCAGTTTTCATCAGAATCTGGTACACAGTATCAGCAGGACCTTTGGTTGGTTGATCTAAGACAACAATATTAATATCATGACCAAATTCATGTTTCAGGAATTCTGACGCATTGTATTTCTCATCATGTTCTTTCAGAATACCAATGTTGACTTTAATGCCCAGATACAAATATGGTTTAATGGCATTCGCTAACATCAATTCATGTTTGTAATCATACAGCAGATATTTTGGTTTCATATCCGGAAATCTGGTCGACAATCCGGCTGCAGGTACAATTATTTCCATAATCTTTTAATCTCTTTCATTATAAATTCATGTTCTGGATCACCTTTTACTGTATGCTTATAGACACGCAACAACATCAGTATTAGAAGGTAATCATTGTTTGCTAATGGGAACTTTTCTAGTATTCTATCCTGAAGATTCTTTAACTTGACATCCAGTTTGACATCATCATTTCTGATAAACCATTTACACTCCAAATCTTGTCTCATCTTGGCTATATCAAATATGTATGAATCATATTCAATCGATACAGCATCAATCATGTAGAATTGTTTGTTACCAGACATGATGTTTTCTAGTGTCATATCACCATGATATGTGGATTGAGGTAGATATTCTGGTAATCTTGCTATTAATTCTTCTTTTTTGAATGGAAAACCTTCTGTTCCATCAATCCATGAAATCTTGCTGTCATATATATCGGTGTAGTATTTTGATGTTGAAGAAACACCAAAACTGCTTAAGGTGTTAATTATAAACCGGCTTAATTGGTTTATATTATTATGGATCAAGTAGTTCTTCATATCCATTCCATGGATGTATTCCATAGAAACATAATCTTCATCATAGTAATACAATTTAGGAACAGGATAACCTTTATCATGAAGGTCTTTTAACCTCTCTATGTTCCGTTCTATATTACCAATCTTCTTAACGTAAAGTGTGTCCATATCTTCCATGAGATACACTTTACTTCCAGAATGTCCTTTAAATTCCTTTACTACTTTGTCCATTGTTCGTAATCATCTCTAATCAGAGAATGCCAAGTTCCATTATGTTTACCTGGTGGGAATGGATTGTTCATATTGACATAAACAAGATTTTCTCCACAAAGATTTCTATGACGTAGATTTGCCTGCATTAAATCTTCACCAATGAACTGAGCTCCTTCATTATAATAATCATCTAAGAAAATATATGTTGACATATACGATAACATATTCTCCCAACTACTAAATGCAAATTGGTCATTACCAAAATCTCTTTCTGGTACCATTCTGCAATTAGGAATGTATAACTTGGTGTTATCTAGTTCTTCAAACGGAATCTTTACATTCAGTGCATAATCAGGTCGTGAACGAATGATCCAATCATACTCCTTGCCAATCATCTGACTACATTCAAACATCGAATAGAACATATTGAATGTAGACTGTGGAGGGTATTTGGATGCGTTTGGAGTATTGGTGTATTTCTCATTAGCATCATTGACAAGTGGTGTTTCAAATTGACAGGCTCTAGGTCTGTACAATTCAATCATCTTCTCACTCTCTGGGAATTTCCAAGAATGAATATACACATCCACATCATAATGATCCAACAGGTTACGTTTATAGTATTCGTAACCTTTTTCAAATGATCTGGCTTGGCCAGAAAAACATAATGCAATTTTCATCGTTGTATTTGTACAGGCAAATCTAATAGTGTGTAAGGAACATCATTCATGACTAAGTTATTTAATAACATCATATGAGGACAATATCGATCTTCTTTATGTATTCTGATATTTTCTTCACCATAGTTTTTCACATCGCGCAACCAGTTCTCAAACTCTGGTTCAAACGGTGTGGAATGTAGTTGTTCATAATTATCATACAAAAAGTAATCTGGTGCAAATTCAAACGGCATGATTGCAAAAATATCAGAGATGATATTATATGCCTGTTCCGTTGGTGACAACAATACAGGAATATTTGCATGAAACTCAAATGGGGTAATTGCTATATCATATCTGCAATATACCAACACATCATATTCTTCTTTGATTAAATCAAATGCCTTTTTTCTACTATAATGCATCGAAGCATTACCTGCAAGACGGTCTTGATTAGGACCTTTTGGATTATTGAATCTAATGTGTTGGTCGATGCCATCAAAGATGTCACAATATGGTTCCATTGGTTCTTGCAACATTTGTTTCGGTTTTAACCTATCACGAATCGCATGGAATTGTCTTTTATTTTCGGTTGAATTTTTATCTGCCCACACATGGCAATAAACATCCAAATCATTCAACTCAATGAATTTTTGGATGTTTTGCCATGTCTTATCGAAAGTTCTATATTCACCCGACAACACTATGCACTTTTTCATTTTACCCAGTACCAAACGTCACATTCAGTTTTAAGAATCTCTTTACCGACACTTGCAGCAAATTCATCAGCAGCCCGACGAACACCTTCAATGGCATTGTAATCGTGTCCTGCAAAGATACCACCAGGTTTCACTTTAGAGTAATAGTTTGCACAATCTTTGGTCAACTGTTCGTAAGTATGTAAACCATCAATAAAGATAAAGTCGTAATGTTCATCTGCAATTTCTTTTGCAGCATCATCTGAATATTCACGGAACAAATTGAATCGTGTACCGAATGGTTTTACTCGTTGCATGAAATTATCATAAACAACTTGTCGTTCGTTTAGGTTGTTACCGTTCCAATCGACATAATTTTCGTATGGATCAACACCATCAAGCATTAAAGTCTGATGTGTTTTCAATAGAAATTCTGTGGTGTCACCAACATCACATCCAATTTCAATTCCTCTTGAATTAGGAATGTCTTTGATTAGTTCTGCAAGACCATAACCTGAACATTTGAATTGTCCTGGTATGATACCAAATGCCTGTGTTTCGGTGTTAAATTTAATCACATCACTCATTATGCTGTCCTATATGTAAAAAAGTTATTTGGATCGTCTTGTTCGTATTTCTCTTGTATGAATTTCTTCCATTCTGGTACACGATCATATTGGTGTACGATACAGAATGGTGTTTCTTTACTTGTCCATACAATACCTTCTTTGAAACTTGGTTCTGCTTCAGTTAAGAATGGTCGGAATTGTTCAATTTTTGATGGATCAACTGTCGTACCTGCCTGACAAGCCCAACCATCTGATTGTTCTGCAAAGTAAATTACATCTTTGTATGGTCTGGTCTGTATCAATACATTAAAGACCGCTTGGTCAACGATAGGAATAGGCCTGTTGGTCGCATTGCTGAATATGTTGAACACTAAGTCTTTTACATATTCAGAATGACCACCGATCACTCCAACGTTATAAATCTTATTTTCTTTGAATATGTTATGTACATATGGACCATAAGTTTGCAAAAGATTCTCATTGCCCCAAGGTTCATCTTTATACAACATACTTTCAGAACCAACAACCAAACGACACATTGAACCTGGTGTCATTATCTTATCCATCCAATTAAATGGATTGGTTTGAAAATAAACATCCTTTACATCAGTGGTAACAACATATTTGTATTGTCTGTGTGAATCTCTTAGGTAGTCATAGATTGCAAGAAAACGTGCAACATGAACTGGCACACCTGGAAGATTAGGCATTTCAATTAGAAGAAAATTCTGTTCGATAAGTTTCGATCTAGTTTCTTCTGACATATTACCGACAAACAACACCTTATCGGTGTATTCATCGCAAACTTTACCAATAGATTCTGCCCAAGGCTTGAGTTGATTGTAGTTGTAACCGGTTGCTGCACCGATAATTAAATTGTATTCCATGGGAAAACTCCATTATATTTTTTGTTCATCACTTCATTGCCATTTAGGAAGAAATCACCAGTAACTGATCCGGCATTTCCATCAACTCGATAGTTGACGCTATATTTTTTTGTGCAATCATAGTTAGGAAAATACTTAGAAACGGTTGCTAAGAAAACACGATCTTGTCCCCAACCTCCATGCCATGCAGATGCTAATTGTATCGCAACCGATGTTTTAAGGCAATAACTATTTGTATCTACATGATTAATGC